ACGGCGTTGACGGGCTCGAACGCGGCCGCGATCTTCCCCTGCGTCTCGTTGAGCCAGTCGATGCCGGACTGCAGGGTCTCGAGCTGGCCGCCGTAGGGGCCGTTCAGGGTCTGTCGGCGGCCGAAGTCGACCGCCACCGCCTTGCTCAAGATCGCGATCGCTGACTCGACCGCCGAGGTCGCCGACTCCGAAAGGATCAGCTGCGGTTCAGCGTCGATGAGCGTGAGCGACCCTTCGCTCACGAGCTGGCGCGTCTCGTCGTAGAGCGTCAGCTCGTACTCCCCGTCTAGCCAGAGCCCCGTCACTTCTCCGAGCACGGGAGCGCGCAGAGTGAAGGGACCGCCGGCCAGCAGCATCGCGCGCAGATCCAGCGACGCGGTCTCGTAGTCGGAGACGATCCACTCGCCGTCTTGGATCAGCATGAAGTCGACGCGGATCCGCTGCGGCGCCTGGCCGAGCGTGATCGCGGTCGCGCCGTCGACGTTGGGCGCCTCCTTGATCACGGTGCGCTCGGTGCCCGTGAGCGACGTGGTCTTGATGAAGACCGGCACGTCGTTGATGCTGCCGCGCTCCATGGTCTCCTCGGGCTACGGCATCGCCAAGGTCTCGGCGACCGTGATCGGCAGTGCGAAGGTTGTCGGGATGTGACCGGTCTGCTGGTTTATCGTGAATGTCACTTCATTGACGTCATCCCAAACGAAAACCCCGTAGTCCCAAACGCCCATGAGGTAGCCGATCCGCTGGCCATCGGACTCGACGATCAGGCTGGCCGGGACCGCTTCGCTACCCGTGTCGCCATCTCCGTCGCCCGGATCGCCATCTCCGGTCGTTGAATCTCCGTCTCCGGTTGGGTCTCCATCGCCATCGCCGGTCGTGGTGCCGGTGCCGGATTCGCTCGTGCTGGTCTCGGGTGGAAGGTCTCCGAACGTCGGGTCGACGCCAGTCTCGGTGCTGGTTGCGGTGGCGTCATCTTGCGGGCAACCGGCGAGGATGGTCAGGATGGCGATGTATGCGATTCGTTTCATGGATACCTGCTTGCTGTGGGTGTTGTATCGGACAAGAGCATCAGGTGCCCTTCGCTTTGGTAGTCGCCGCCGCGTTGACCAGGTCGTTGCCAGGGATCGCAGGCGGGATAATGGCCGAGCCGTCTAGGAACGCTGCGAAGTTGGTGAACGCCAGCACGCCTCCGTCATTGGGCGCGAAGTTCTGTGCCGCGTACGTGGCGGCAGCCACAAGGTGGTTCTGCGAGGCCTGTGCCTTCAGCAATACGGCCGCCAGCGCGTCGCCGACGTTGACGACCTGGCCGTCGTCGACAATGACCGTCACGTCCGAAAGCGACCGAGCGGTGATGGTGATCCCGCCGTCGTCGTCGAGGTAGATCACGTGGCCGGCCGCAGTCCACAGGGCCTTGTCGCCGGGCTCTGTCGCGGGACGTCCTGCCACGCTCGACACCAGCGCCGTGAGGTTGTCGCTGTCACCGCCCGGCGCGAACACCAGCGCGTCGCCGCCTACGGCCTGGCCGGCCAGGCCGTAGGGCTCGAACACCTCGGCGTCGTCTCCGTCGACCGTGCACGTCGGCACCGCGCCCGCGCTCCCGCTCGGGTCGGACACCTCACCGAGTTCGATCATCGTCTCGGCGCTGACCCGGTCCCCCGCCTTTCGCTTGTCGATCAGCCTCACCAAACCCTCAAGTTTACGGTCCGTCATCAGCTTCCCTCCGGTGGCTTGAACAACAGCTCGAGCTTTTGCGCGTCGAAGTCGACCACGTCGCTCGCGTCGGTGATCTCCGTGACGACGGCGCTGTGCTGGCGCAGCCATTCCTGGTTGGCCCGATACCGACGTGCACCACCGCCGATCCCGCCGCCGTCGACGGTGAAGTCGTCGAGCACCGCATAGGCGTCGGGCGGCACGAACTCGAGCATGGCCTTGTCGGCGCCGCCGAGATCGCGCGAGAGCGTCACCGACGTGAGTAGCATGGTGTCGGAGAACCCTCGCACTTGATCGTCGAGTGGGTACAACGTGTTCGGCCAGAAGAGAGCGCCGCTGTTGTTCGGGCTCCAGCCGTCGAGTTCGATCGTCACGCGGATGGCCTCGGCCCTGCGCTTGCGGACCTCGTACTCGGCTTGCCGGAGCAGCTCGCCCTCGGTCCGTGCGCCCGCCTCCGCGTCGATGATCAGCGGCGAGTACCTGGCCGACGAGTCGTAGGCTGGCGCGCCGAGTTCCGTGAGGCCGCCCCCGCTCCCCCGCTTCTTGCTCTTGCGGCCGACGATGATCTCCGACTGGATCGCCCGGCCATCGAGCTCGTAGTCCCACGAGATCACGCGCGGGTGTGGTCGCGAGATCGAGATCGGCGACGAGCGCACAGCGTTGCGCGTGATCCTGATCGACGCCTTCGCCTTGCGATCGGGTGTGACCGATGCCGCGCCGCTCACCAGGATGCAGCCCTGGCGCTTGGCGACGCGCTGGATGAACTCCCACGCGCCCTCGTTCTTCTTGATCTTGATCTTGTCGATCGGCACGTCGGCGATCTCGTTGCCCGTCTCGCCGACGTCGACGACCAGGTCAAACGGGCGGACCACACGCTCGATGATCTGCCGGGCAGACAGGTTGCGGAACACCCGGCTCGTCACGCTCTCGCCGTCGCCCACCTTGATCGACGACTTGGTCAAGCGCTGGGCCGACGAGAACCCCGTGATCGACAGCGTGTCCGAGTTGGCATCGCCGTGGCTGCGGTAGTTCAGGACTTCGCCCACGAGCACAATGCGCCCGGCGATCGCCACGGCCATGGAGTCGCCGATCCGGAGATCGGCCAGCGCGATGTCGTCGGCGATCTCGACCTGCACCTGATCCGCGAGCTCGGTCACCGCGAGGCGCAGCGAGAACGACTCCACACGCTGCAGGTTCTTTCCGCCGACCTGCACGACGAGAGACGGCAAGGTCACGAGAGCCCCGCTTCCATGCTCGGGCCGGTCGTCTTGGTGGTGTTGGCCGCCACCATCTGCGTCGCGGCGACGAGCTCTTGCAGCGCCGCGAATGTGCCTGCGTCGCCGAAGACGCCGGTGGTCTCGGTCCCAGGCGTCGTGAAGGCTGCGTCGCCGAGGCCCAGCGTCGAGCCGTATTGTTTATCGAATGCGGCGAGGTCGAGCTCGGCTTGCTTGGCCTGCATATCCAGATCTTCGGTGACGCCGGACGCGACGTTGAGCAGACCCGACCAGCCGCCAAGGCTCTTTTGCAAAAGGTTCGCGTCGTCGTCGACCCCCCCGACTCGTGACTCGGTCGCAGCTGTGCGCGCCGCGTTCGTCACGCTGATCAGCCGGTTGCGCCGCTCCATGAGCAACTCGGCTTCGGTCTTCTGGACCGGTCCCAGCGTCGAGCTCGAGACCGCGGCGATCTGCGCGTCGATCTCCGCCTTTGCCTTCTTGCCGCGAGCTCCCTCCCGCTGTTCTTCCAATGCAGCGATCTTCGTTGCCTTGTCTGCCTCGAACTTGGTCTTCTCGGCACTGGTCGCCTCGCGCGAGAACGTGATGTTTTTCTGCTTCTCCTCGACCGACTTGATCGTTTCCCCGTACTTGGTCAGCGACGACTCGGCCTGATCGAGCACCATATTGAACGCGACTATGGCCAGGCCCGCGCCTGCGAAGATGGCCGGCATCGCGCCGACCATCGACTGCATCCCACCGCCGATCTTGGACGTCAGGCTCATCGCCGTCCCCTGCTTGGTGACTGCCGTGGTCAGCGTCGTCGTCGCGCCAGCGAGTTTCATGTTGCCGAGCTGCGACGCGGCGCTGAGCGTCTGCCACATCGAGTAGGCGCTGATCAATCCTCCGGCCGCCTTTGAAGCGACGACCGTCCCGATCGCTACTTTGGCAAGTGTGGCCGCGAGATTTGGGTTCTCCTTGATCCAGTCACGAAATCCCGTGATGATCGGCATCGTCGTTTCGGACAGATCGAGCAATGCCGGCACGAGTTCGTTGCCCGCCTGGATCTTCAGCAGCTCCCACTGGGCCTCTAGCACCTTGGCCTTCTGCGCGGCGGTGTCGGACATCTTGGCATAGGCGGTCTCTGCCTTCCCCGCCGAGTTCGTCGCGTCACCCAAGACGCTGTGGAAGCCACCGAGATCTTGAACGAGCCCACCGATCGCCGCCTGAGCTTCCGACGACTCGAACAGCCTACCCAGTGTTTGGGCGCTGTACTTTTCGGAGGCCGCGATCTGCAACACCCACTCCTCGAGCCCGCCGGCCGCCTTGATGCCAGCCGCGCTGAAGTCGATCCCGAGCTTCTTGGCCTCTTCACGTGCCATCTTGCTCGGCTTGGAGATGTTGACCAACGCCTGATTGAGCCCCGTAGATGCGGTGGCCGACGACTTCATCTTCAAGGACAGGAAGCTGATCGCGGCCGCGGTCTCTTCCATTGATAGCCCGGCACGAGATGCGCTATTGGCCACCTGTGGGAGCGCTCCCGCCATCTCTGACACCGTCGTCTGGCCGCGTTGCACGGCTGCGAACATGATGTCAGACGCCTTGTCGGATGAAACGCCGAAGTTGGCCACGCTCTTGCTGATCGCAAGAACCGCTTCCTCCTGCGTCGCCACGCCGCCGATCGCCAACTTGTTCGCCGCTGCCAGCTGCGCCTGCGCGTCGGCAGCATCGGACGCGCCGGCCGACACGATCGCGTAGAAGGCTTTGACTTGTTCGGTCGGCAGGCCGCCGAACTCCTCCGCCGCGCCCTTCGTGATCTCCTCAATCTGGTCGATCGAGATGCTGTCGGTCAGCGTGCTGACCTCGACGACCGCCTTCTCGTAATCTTTGAACGCGTCGAAGCTTCCGCGAATGCCCTGCTCGACCCTGCTTCCGAACTGCTCGAACTCGGCGCCGGCGACCGCAAGGTTCTCGGCAAATTCCAGCTTGCCGTACGGCCCCATCTTGGCCTTGCCGGGCTTCGTAGGGTCAGCTCCGAGCGATGTCTGAGCCGCGTTACGAGCTGCCCGGCGCCGGCGCGACGTGATCTCCCGCTGCGTCTCGACCTCTCGCAGCTGCGCGTCCGACAGCGTGTTGAGGTTTTTGGCGGCCCGCTGCGAAGCGCGGACCCGCTGCTGCCCAGCGCGTGCGAGCGCGGACACCTGCCGCTGCGCGTTCCTTGCTTCTTGCTGACTTGCCCGGGCGCGCGAACGCTGTGCGTCCTTCAGCGCCTTGTCGAAGGTCGGCACGCCATCGCGGGATCCTCCGCCGCGTGTTCGAGCGCTTCCGCCTCCACCGCGTGGCGATGGCCTTCCCGCTGCGACAAGCGAGCCGAGCGACCCGCTGCCGAGCCCGCCCATCGCCGTCTTGGCGCGGCCAAGCGAATCAGCGAATCCGTCGGCGAGTTTGGTCCCGCTCGTCAGCCACTTGTGGACGCCCCTGTCCCGCGCCTTGGCCTGGAGGATGACGTTGATCGTGGCCATCTATCGTCGTCGTCGTCCGAGTAGCGCAGCGATGACAGCTGCAAGGGCGTGGGCGTGGGCGTGGGCGGTGCGTGTTCGCTGCTGCTCGGCCGCTAGCGCGAGCTCGGTTAGCTCGGTGAGGGTCAGATCGTCGATGTCTTCTTGTCGCCAACCGGGGAAGACGTGGAAGACAGCCGCGCAGCGATTGCCGTGGTCGGCCGCCGTCCCGCTTTTTTTTTGAGCTGCTCGAATGCCTCCCACGCATGGACGGCATCTTCGGGTCGCAGCGCGAGCATCTGCCCGAGCGAGCGATCACTTGCCTTGGCCAGCGCTACCAGGCGCCCCTTCCACTCGGTCTCCCGCGCGGCGGTCCCCGTGTGCAACCGAGTGTGGCCCGCTCGGATCGGGCCGATCGTCAACGTCCCGACACCAGGCGTGCGGCAACGAACGCGCGCGATTGAGCCGTCGAATTCCGTGAGCAGCGTTTGACTGACTTCGGCCCAGGCAAGCGCTGACACTCCCGCGATGAGCTGTGTGCCGCCGCCCTCGAAGTAGATCGAGCGACAGAGAACCGAGGCATCGTCGCCATTCGCAGCGCTGCACAGCTCGATGGCGCCCTGAACATCGCTCGGTTCCATGCGCCACTCGATGGTGTCGAAGTCGACGCCGATCGTGCGGGCGAGCACCAAGTGCATGAGTCGGTCGTCAAGGTGAGCCACGCACAGATCCGCCGCCGTAAATCCGCGGATCGTGATCTTGGTCGGGCGCTCGTCCTCGGACTCTTGGATCTCGAGTCCGTCCTCCGCCATGCGCGGCGCGATCGGGACCAGGTCGACCTCGTACGGCTCGGTGATGTCGGTGGCTGGCGCGGCGATGGTGCTGAGCGCGTTGGCGATCGCGAACCAACCGCGACCGCCGTCCTCGAGCTGCGAGAGCGGCAACAGCAAGTCGCCGTTCTCGTCGACCGGGCACACCGACCGAAACGCGGCGTAGAGTTGCTCGGCATCGGCCACGATCTCAGCTGCCCTTCTTGGTCTGAAGGACCTGCTTGCCGTTGTACGTGATCGCCACGTCGCCAGACCCGCCCGAGAACGAAGGCGGGTCCGTGTTGAAGCCCGACCGCATCAGCCACTCGTCGCCCGTGTCGGTCTGGATTCGGATGTCGACGTTGACGGCGGTGAAGGTCGAGACGATGTCCGTCCCCGCCTCGACCGCGCAGGTGAGCGAGACCTCGGCGGCCGTGCCTTGGCGCGTCGAGCCGACGACCTCCTGACCTGCCAAGACTGGCGTGTTCGTGAAGCCGCCAAAGTTGATTGACGCGGTCCCGTCCTTGACCAGCACCTTGCGTGTGCCGATCACCACTGCCCGAACATCGCTGATGAGTCGCGTCATGAATTACCCCTGCACGCTGAAGGCGGTCACGACATCGATCGTGCCGGTGTTGATGTAGTTCGTGCCCGGGATTGGCGGGCTGGTATTGATCGTCAGCTCGTCCGCGCCGGAGCGCACGACCTGGAGATTTGTCTCGTAGTATTCGGCGTTGTCCGTCCACGCGCGCGCCTGGAACACCTCGCGGTTGAGCGAGATCATCACCTGGCGAACCCCCTCGGTGTCGATGACCTTGTCCGCCGTGTCCGCGTCGTACTGGACCGCGCCGACGTCGTCGACAAGTGTCTTTCCGATGTACGGAAGGAGCACGGTGAGCTGCAGCTGACGGATCTCGGCGGCGGTCAGCTTGGTCTCGGTGTCCTGAAAGATCTCCGAGGGCTGCCCGAGCCCGTTGAGCTTGTACAGCGTGACCATCCGCTGCACGCGGGGCTTGCCTCCCACGAAGTGGAACGTGGCGATCCCGCTCGAGAGCAGCGTCTGCTGGTCGGCGGGCTGGAGGTACTCGGTCTCGTCGGGCGCAACTAGGCCCGGGATGTCCAGGTTGTAGAGCGTCAGCTTCGGGTTCTCGACGCTGGCCCGTAGACCTGCGACTCGGCCCGCCCACGCCCACGGATTCGCGGGAACGCTTGTGTCGCCGAAGATCGTGATGTGCTTGGTGTCCTCACCGAGGCCGAGCGTCGCCAAGTTGCCGACCGTGTCTCGGTAACCGATGAACGCGTGCCCGTCGATCTGCCGTGACTCCGTCCAGCGATCATCGAGCTCGGTGATCGCAGCTGTGAGGTTGAGCGCCGCCGCGTCCGGCAGCACCCAGTATTTGTAGCGGGTCCCGCTGAGCACGGCGATCGCCGCCGCAAGGTCGGGGTCCCCGGCGCCAGCCGACATAGCGACTGGGGTGACCGTGACCCCGGGGGTGTTCTGCAGCACCTTGAACTGGATCTGGTTGCCGTGCGTCCCGATGCTGCGAGCCGTGAGCGTCTGAACGCCAAGCGCCACACCGCTCGTCACGTGTAGATCGAGGTATTCATTGACCGCTGCGTTGGCCGCAGCTGCGACCGTGCCGAGCGCATCGCCGATCGCTACCGGCACGACGATCGACTGGTCCTCGACCTGCAAGATGATCGGCGTCGCCGTGGTCGCTGCGCCTGTGTAGGTGAGCGTACCCGTCGCTGCTGTGCCGGCCGGGGCCGCCATCAGCACGAGGGTCACGTCCGCGCTGCGGTATGCGCCAAAGACCGCAGCGACTTCTTGGTGAGCCTGCGATCCACGACCCGCGAGGGTCGCCGCCTCGTCTGCCGAGAACACACGCGTCGGTGTGTTGACCGCGAGCGAGCCCGCGGTCGTCTTGATCCCGAACACGAGGATCTTGTTCGCCGTGAACAGCGACCCCGTCCGCAAGTCGCTGATTGTGTAGCGTCCGCCCGGTACCAAAATGGCCATTAGTGTTTGCCGTCCTTCTTGCCGTGCTCTGCGGGTTGCTTGGGTTCTTCGGTCTTGACGGACGCGGCTCGGCGAGGATCGACCTCCTCGACCGAGCCCTCGTTGATGCGGCGTGTCCAGTATGACCCAGACGCGCCGTCCATTGAGACCGTGTCGCCCTCGGACTTCAGCAGCTTCCGCCGCCCCCCAACCACAGTCGGGTAGGGAATCGTGGCCAGCTGCGGCCCGCGCCCGACGTCGACCATCTTCGGCTTGATGAAAATTCGCTTTGGTGCCTTGGCCATCATGTCACCTGGAATTTGACGTCATCCCCATTGGGGTCGCCGTCGTAGGTATCCGTGCCGTCGATCAGGAGCAGCACGCCGTCGCCGGGGCGCTCGCGGCCAGCTGCACCGAGCGAGATCTCTTGCAGCCACTGGATGCCGATCACCGTGTAGGCGGTCTTCTCGTCTTTGGTCAGATACCGCGAGCGGAACTTGACGCTCTTGGCGACGGGCGGCTTGCTGAAGATCTTGGCCGTGTCGGCGTCGCGGAACACGTCGGCGTAGATGAAGCGGAGCGCCTCGCCGATGAAGTCGAGCGCGTCAGTCGTTCGATCGGCGAGCACGCCTCGGACGATGACGTACCACACGAAGGTCGGCGTGCACTGGATCGTCATCCCGTGTCCGGTGCGCTCGGCCTCGCCGTCGATGACGGTGATGATCGAGCGCGGGGCCATGCCGGCCTGCTGCATGATGAACTCTTGCGTCACGGGCCCTATGTGCCCGATCGTCGCGTGCTTGGCGTGGGTGCCCATCCACCTCTGTACCTGCGCGACGACGATGTCGCGAGCTTTCCGCAGATTGCTCTGCGGCCGCGGGTCGGGGAGCACGGGCTCGGTGACCGCCATCACCAGCCCCTTTCAAAGTCGGCCGGGAAGATGCTGTCGAGCGACCTGCCGAGCTCGCGGCTGACCCCAACGTACTCGCGCGCGGGCAGCCGGCCGTCGCGCGACCCCGTTTGGTGGACGGTCGCGTAGGGCAGTGCCGAGCCGAAGCCGAGCATGTCGCCGTTGCGGTCGTACTCGAGCGAGTCGGCGAGGTCTCCGTCCGAGAACAGCAGCTTGTGCTGTGGCCCCCGCGTCTTGGCGTAGTCCGGGGACCAGTCGTCCCAGGGCTTGCCGCTCGGGCTGACCGTGTCGTCCTCGAGTCGCAGGCGCGTGTCTTCCTCGAGCGCTTCGCCGAACAGGACCAGGGCACGCCCCGGCCACCAGGAACCCCAACGCCCCTCGAGCACCTCGAACTCGATCAGTCCGTCGAGCTGGAGATCCATCAGCACCCACACTTCCCGGTGGTCCCGAGATTGCCGATCGGGAAGACCTTGACGATGGGCCCGCGGTTTGCCGGGCGCGGCGCGACGATACCGAGGTCGAGGCGCTTGTTGGCGATGTCGTCGAAGTAGGCATTGACCTCCTCGACTCCGCGACGGATGCGATCCGTCAGCACGCCGTCGTCAGTCAGCGCATCGCGAGCAGCGATCTTGGCAGCCGCGTGGCGAAGGTGCGGCGGGATCGTTGTCGGGAGCGCCAGGTATGCCTGAAGGATCTTCGTGTCGAGCACCGAACTCGCGGTCTCGATCGTCGAGTCGATCCGCAGCAAGATCGTCGTTGGGATGTCGAAGGTCAGCCCGTCGATGTCGAACGCCGTCAGCGGCGTCAACCACAACTGCGAGTCGAAGTGCATGCGGACGTTGTCCTCGGTACCGCCGTACCAACGGACCACATCCACTCGTTCGCAGTAGTTCGGCATGGCCTACTTCTTCGACTTCTTGATCGCGGTCTTCAGCAGCTTGACGACGGGCGGGCGATTCTCGCCGACAACCTCAGCTCCCAGAGCTTGCTGAAGCGCCGCCGCGTCGAGGCCCTTGATGGCGGCCTTGACCTCGTCGAGTTCCAGTCCGGTGAGGTCGAGCCCAGTGGCCGCAGGCGCCTGTCCGTCGAGTCGCGCCAGCACCTGCTCCAGCTTCTGCGTGAGCGTCTCGTTGCGGGCCTCGAGCGCGGCGATGGATCGGGCCTGGTCGAGCTCGCGCTTCGATACTTCCTCGACCTGCCGCGTTCGGTAGTGGCTGCGCAGACCGGGGCGCACGGCGACAACATGCACGTCGTCGCCGTCGACGGGCGTTCCGACCTGGAGGATCGGCGCCATGCGCTTCCCGATCTTGATGTAATCGTTGAACAGGTGGGCGAACGCGCCTCCGCGAGCTCGCATGCCCTTGCCCTTGCCCTTGAACCCACCGGTACCGCGCTCGATGTAGCCGCTCGGCACCTCGTTCCAGCCGGTGTTCAGGCGCACGCGGTCGCCCCCGACCTTCGGAGTCAAGAACAGCGGGCTCTCGCCGTTGTTTCGGATGTACATCATCTCGGTCATGTCGTGTTCCTTGTTCGAAGAGTTGTCGATCAGACCGCAGGCTCAGACACCCCAGCCGGCGCCCTTGCCGTCCAAGAACAGCACGCTCTCGGTGTTGGTCACCTGCACGCCAGCGAAGTACGACCAGATCGCGATCTCGACCATCCACTGGTTGCCAGGCACGAGCACCGGCTGCTGAACCTGAGCGAACACGGGCATGGTGCAGCGGATCAGGTCCGGCGATGGCGTCAGGAACAACGCGCCGGGATGCCCCTTGTCGTCGGCATTGGCCATGCCGGGATCGACGACGATCTCGAGCTGCTCGTTGTTGTCCAGGATGTATTTGCGCAGCGTGCTGTCGGTGCCAGCCCCGAAGTTCTCGGTCTTCAGGTGCCGCGCGATCAGCCGCGGCAGCACCAGCATCTCGGGCTCGGGCTCCTCGGAGTCCTGACCGTAGATCGCGTCGATGCTCTCGTTGAACTCGTCGTAGATCGGCCCGGCGTTGGCCGTGGCCCAGTCGACCGTCGAGACCTTGTGCAAGACCCCGGGGTAGTTGACCACGCCTCGCAGCCCGTGCGCAGCCGAGCCTCGGCGGATCAGCCGGTTGATCGCCTCGTAGTGCTTGCGACGGGTCTTTTGACCCTTGAGCTGCTGCTTGTCGTAGCCGGACTTGGCCGCCTGCGCGATCTCGAAGAACCCGATCTGCAGCTTGTGCTCGATCTTGTGGAACCTCGCGGTCTTGAGCTCGGAGATGATGTCGACGGTTCGCTCCTGCGCTTGATCGAGCGCCGTGAGCCCATCGTCCTGCGTCGAGTCGGTGACGCCGCCCTCTTCCCACTCGAGATGCTTGTCACCAATGCCCGCGCCCGAGTCAGTGATCGTGATAATCGAACCGTCGGCAAACGGCGTCTCGAGTTCGGGCTTCATGAACAGCCCGGCGATCATCGCCGTCGTCGCGCACCGCGACGCCGTGTGCAGCATCGCGTCGTTGTTGGCGAACAACGCCGCGAACTGAGGGGTCTTGCCCCACTGCTTCATGGCCAGGTCGCCCACAGCGTGGGCGACCCCTTCGAAGTGTTGGTCGAGCGCTTCCTGCTTGTGCCAGGGCTGGCGGAAGTCGAGCTTGGGTTCACGTGAAATTCGAGCGTTCATGGTTGGTCCTCGCGCAAGGTCTTTTCGGTCGTCCAGGCCTGGCTCACTTGAGCAGCAGCATCGCGGTCAGCTCACCGTTCACATCGGTGTAGGAGAGGGAGGTCCAGCGGGCGTTGTCGAGCAGCTGGGTGTCGCCGCCGTCGGCCGAGATCCGAAACGCGCCGTTCTCTTCGGTTCCGGTGTCGACCTTGCGGACGTACACCGCATTGTCGAGGGAGGTCACAGCCTCTTCGACCGCGACAGGGATCTCGCCCTGCGTCACCACGTCGACGTTGGCGCCGACCGACCAGTGATCATCCTCGCTCGAATCCCCGGTGCTGCTCTCGAGCTCGGCGTTGATCGCCGTGACGCCGAAGAACAACCGCTCGGCGTCGCCAGTCACCAGCTTGCGCAGATGACCGTCATCGTTGAGCGCGACCATGAGCCCGGGGCGCAGATCATCGTTGGCCGCGGTCACGTCGGTCAGCGTCATGGTGACGCCACCCGGGGCGACGGGCGTCGCCAACGTGAAGGTCTGGTCCAGGTTGCGCGCTTCGAGGTAGAGAGTGGCCCCGTCAGCGGTGCTCTCGGCGACGAAGACCACGACCGCGAGCGAGTCGGCCTTGGCCCCGAGCGCCTCCGCGGTCCCGGCGAAGTCGGAGCCCGCCATCGTCACCGACACCAAGGTGCCGTTGAATAAGAAGGAGTGGACGCCATCGGCATAGGCGCCGGTCAGCGCGACGGACCACTTGGTGGGATGACCGGGCCACACTCGGCTCCGAACATCTCCACGCGCGTGATCTTGGACTTGCCCGCGCATGGCGGGATTGACGGTGGACAAAGACATGATGTGCGGTCCTCTCGGGTCGTGGCGTTTGCCGTGGTTCAGTTCGTGGAGGCGTTTTTGCCGTACACGCTGGTGGTGTCGATCTTGGGGACGAGGCTCGGCAGCGGGTGGCCGTCGTTGCTCGCCCCCGCCTTGCGAGCCGACGCGAGCCGCTTGGTCGTGGAGTAGGCGTGCGACACGAAGGCGTCGAAGGTCGGCGCGGGCTTGTCCTTGTCGGGACCCCACGCGGCGTCGATGTCGACCTTGGCCGCCGCATCGAGATCGAGGATCGCGGCGACGCGCATCGCCGTCATCGAGTCGGGCCGCTTGCCGCTGGCCCACGTCGACACGAGCTGCGGACACAGCGGGGCGATCTCTCGCTCGATCTCTCGCATGTCGGCCTCGGCCTTGTCGGCTTGCAGCGTGGCGACGGTCCGCGAGAGCGCGGAGAGTTCTCCCTGTGCGGCCGCGAGATCGGTCGACAGCTTGGCTGCGTCGCTGTGCACCTTGGCCTGCGACGCTCGGATCCGCGTCGCCGCGTCCTTGCTGACGCGCAGCTTGACGCCGTCCATCTCCATCATCTCGCCGCCGCCGAGGTGCTGGGCGACCAGCTCGGGGTCGAGCGCGAGCGCGACCGCGATCGCCTGCATCGCACCGTCTGCGGCCTCGGGGCTCTCTGCATAGGCGTACGCCTTGATTGCGTCGAGCAACGCCATCGCGGCCTCGGGATCCAACTGGTCGTTCTTCGGCTTGGTCGTCATGTCGTTTTCCTTGCTGGCCTCGAAAACAGAAGCTCCGTCGATCAGCGCGCGGGCCTTGGGGCCTGCACGGGCCTCATCAACGAGGGATTCGTGGTTCACCTCGATGTGGGTCTGTCGGTACGTGAACTGGACCCCCTGCGCATCGACGCCAGGATCTCGCACCGCGACCGTGGTGTAGCCCGTGCTGAGCTGCATCTTGCCGTCCCGCATCTTGCGGATCGTCGAGATGTCGCCGACGCAGATCTGGACCTTGACGAAGCGCAGCCCCTGCTCGTCCGGCGGCTCCAGCGTCGCGCCGGTGCCAAGCATGCCCCTGGCGTACTCGCGCCAGTTGTCGGCCGTCACGAGAACTGGCGGGTGATCGTCGGTGAACGTCGCGAAGTCGAAGCTCTTGAGGCTCTTCTCGACTTCGTCCTCGCTGCGGAACTCGTACCAGGTGCTCTTGCCGTCGCCGTAGAGCTGCGAGCCCGTGCGCGCGGCGTAGCCCGTGACGATCAGCCGGCCGTCGGTCGTGACCTTGTCGGCGAACCCGTCAGCGCGAAGCCGCTCCGCGATCGAGTTGATCTGCGCGGCGTCGGTCTTCGGCCCGAGTTCATCGGCGATGGCGAGAGCTCGGTCGACCGCGATGCGATCTTCGGCACCGAGCGCGAAGTCCATCGTGCAGGTGCGGTAGACACGAGCGCCCGCGTCGGCCTGGACCTGGACCTGGGGGGTGACGACCAGCGAGCCGAGCAGCGCCAGCGCTCCGGCGATCGCCTTGTCGGTCCACCCTCGATCGCGGCGCTTGATCGGAGGCAGGGCCAAAACGCAGCGCAGCGTCTTGTCGAAGCTGTCGAAGCTGGGCTCGTCCGCTGCGCCCGGCTCGTCCGCTGCGCTGGCGCCAGCTCCAGCGCCAGCGTCGGGCTGACCCTCGGGCTGCGACGGCTGAGGGTCCGCGGGTGGAGTGACGGCGGCGGACTCGGTCATCCGTGCCTCACGACGGGCGTCTTGTCGTCGACGGGCCGCTCGTCTTTGGTCGGCTGATCACGCTTGGGCTCGGCCTTCTTGGGCTTCGCATCGCGCTCGCTCGACTTCGGCGGGTTCGTGTCCACGCCAAATTAGTACAGTCGCGCTCGCGCGCTTGTCTTGCGATGGGCGCGAGGCGACATCTCTGCGAGAGATCAACGTTTGTTTTTGCGGCAGCTACACCGCGATCGGGACGTACAGACCAATAGGCGATCCATCGACGAGATCCTGCAATCGAATCGACGCTCGCGCGCTCAGCTTCGTCACGCGGGCAACAAACACGCGGCCCGAGGCCGTGAGCGTGACCAGCCCGCGAGCAGCCACGCTCGCCATTCGCAGCTCGACCTGCGCTCGGGCGTCGGCATCGCTCGCGGCCCGAACCCAGGTCACCAGCTCCTCTGCCGCGCGCACGGGCGTGATCGATGACGATCCGATCACTCCGACCCCAGGGACATCTGCGCCTGCTAGATCGACCGTCACTGGTATCGCAGAACCTCGGGCGCGCAGTCGCAACACGGTATCGCCAGAGCTCGGCCAGACAGCAACAAGTCGCCGGCTCTGTTCCGGGATCTTGTCGAGCACCCGGCGAGCTGCGAATGGATCGCGGATCCCGACGCCGTCGACCTCGAACGCAAGGTCAAACAGAGCGGGCCCATCTAGCACGAGATCGGCATACGCCGAGCCGGTGGCCCGAGACCACCGCTCGATCAACCTCGCAGACGGCAACTTTTCCCCGTGTTCGATCTTCCAGACGTGGCTGTTCCCGACCTCGACCCGCGCGGCGAGCTCGACCTGCGTGAGCCCTGCTCGGACCCGCTCGCGTCGGAGCCGCGCACCGATAGTCACAGCCCGAGCTCCTCCACCGCGACGCCGCGCGCAAGCAAACTCGGCCGCACTTCCTGCCAGACTTTCTCGTGGCCCTTGGCCATCGACGCCTGGCCCTTCGACAGCTCCACGAGCGGCTTGGTCAGCACGATGATGCGATCGCACGGCACGCCATCGGCATTGGCGGCGAGCCACTTTCGCAAGGCCCGAACGACCGCGACGCCCTCGATCACCCATGGGCCCGGGCGGGCGAACCAGTCCGTCGCCACGTGCTCGCTCGCGCCCGACCAATCGAACTGGCCTATCAGATCGTCGGTGTGCAGCACCTCCGACATCGTGCCGGTCAGCGTCGTCTTACCTGTTCGCGGACCACCTATGATGCAGACTCGATCGACCATGAGTGATGGTCGATCGAATCGATGAAGTTTTCAAGCGCCGTGGTTGCCCATCGCCTCACGCGTCGCGCCGACCTCCAGCTCGGGCGCGGCCGGGACCTTGGTTGGCGCCCAAAGTAGGCGCAGGTGCGCTCAGCGAGCTCGACCCGTCAGCCCTGCGCGGACCCGCTTGCGCCGACGACCTGGCCGTCCTCGGTGAGACCCTCGATGCTGATCGGGTCATGGCTCACCGAACCCACGGTGCTCCGCCTTGGTCAACTCCGCATCTGTCATGTTCAGCAGCGCGTGCACGACAGTCAGCAGACGAATCCGGCGCTCGTGCGGCGGACCTGCAATCGCGCCGCTCGCATCAATGCCTGCGTCGCGGATAATCAGATCGTCTCCATCGCGCACGATCTCGTGGCGAACTCCTCGCGGTTCGCCGTCCACATCCCACACATGAGGGATGTCTGCGCGGATCCTTTGGGGCATTCCCGCCGAATCCCGGACGGCCTGGTCTCCGCGCTCGACCGCTTCAGCGGATGGCTTGGCCGCCGGCAAGCCCGGAGCGGGCGCGGGCGGAACCTCGATGCGGGGGCCCCAGTGCAAGCGTGGATAGTCCGAGGCATAGATAGAGATGCCATCCATCCCGTAGTGCATTGAGCCGTCGCGCGACCTCGTGGCCTGCGCGGGTTCCAGCCTGTCGGGCATGCCGTCCTCGCCCGGCTCCCAGGTCCAATACCACCCGGGCTCTGTGGGCCACGCGAGCGACCATGCTGGGTCCCGGAGTTCGTCGGTGACCTGCACGGTCATGTCTTCACCTGGACCCGCACTCGGGCAATCACGCCATCACGCTCGGGGTCCGGCTTGCAGCGCCGCACACAAAGGAATTCGTCGTAGTTCCCGTTCTCCCACCCAGCATCGTCGTCCGACGCGAAGTGCATTGCGATGCGGCCCCGGTCGCCGTCATTGTATCCGCAGACGGTGGTGGCCGACGTGGTCGAGAGAGGATCAGCGCCGTCACGGGTGACCTCCCACATTGCGGCATCGTCATCATCGAACTCAAGGTCGTCTTCGAGCCCCACGTTCGCCTCGCAGCGCTCGCAGGCCGCCTCGAACAGCGCCCGGGCGATGGTCTGCTCGGGGTACTCCTCGGTCAACTGGGCCCCCTGCGCTTTGTGCTTCTCGACCATGTCGGCGCGACGCATGCCGATCCGTCGTAGGGCTGCCCCTCGGTTCGCCAGGTGCGTCAGCTTCGGGGCGATCTTGTCCACGTAGCGTACGAACCTCGCCTCTGGGCTGGCCTGCCTTTCGTACTCGTCCAGCAATCCGATGATGCGCGAGTCGAGACCTATGATCTCGCGGAGGGCATCTGTCGCCTCGGCCTCGGCTCGTGCCTTGGCCGACCGCTCGCGCGCGGTCAGGCCCCACGCCGTATTCGTATCTCCGCACAGGGCTTCGGGCAAGTCGTGCACGAGCGCGAACACGACGGCGGCCATCGGGTCCAGCCCTGCGAGCGGAGCAAGCTCCAGCACCAGAAGCGCGAGCATGACCGTGTGCGTGGTATCGGTCTCGCGGCGTCCGTCCGCGTGTTCGGTGGCTCGCTCTGTTTCGCCGAACCGGAGCGCCACAGAGGCGATCGCCTCTGCCGTGTCCATCATCTCTGCGACCACGTAGCCTGCCGACATCGTAGCCTGCTGTCGCCGGATCGCTGCCTCGTCCTCCGGCGACAGCTTGACCTGAACGTCGACGTGTCCGTGGTCCGGCAAGTCGCGCTTGGACCACTTCGTCGAATGTTCTTCGTCGTAGGTCAGGGTCCCGGTCGGAACTCGGACGGTCGAGGATGCGGCCGCGTTTCCTCGCGCCTTGGCAACGATTCGCTCAGCATCTTCGAGCGCGTGCCGGAACTCGGCTGTCGCCTGCGCCAGCTTGACGATGTCTGCGGCGAGCACGATGCCGGCAGGACCGTTGTACATGCCGTGCTGGTCGATCCACGCGATCTCGTATCCACTGCCCCTTGTATCCACCCACAGGCCCGGCCAGCCGGTTTCGGCGACGTCCCACCGGGTGCCGCTCCCCTCGAGCGGGTATTTCGTGTTCAGGTCGGCATCGATCATCGACCCGATCGACCTGCACGTGGCGGGAGTATTCCCGACGGCGATCGCGGAGCCGTTGGCCGTGGCGCCCACTCGCCCGTCGCCAGCCAGTGGCGGTCGATCGGCTGGTGGCCGCCGGTGCTCTGCATCACCCTCCGCTCCCCGCGTCCGTTGATCTGGTAGCAGGTGATGCCCGTGTCCAGCACCGTCTCCCAGCGCCATCGAGCGAACAGCCGCGCGGCCACGCGCTCCCAGAGCGACGACCTCGCCTCGCAGTTCGGACATGGGGCATCGCTTCGATGCGGCGTGCTCGTCACTCGTGAAGCTGCGGGCACGGGTTTTAGAACCATGACTTGCTTGGCCTTGCGATTTCTTCGGCTGACGCGCGCGGTGTCGCTGGAATAGCGCGCGCCGGCGGCTCGCTGGACAGACCCAGCACGTGTCGCAGCAGTTCCACGTGCGAGGTCGTTCCGGTCTTCGTGAAGATGTTGTGCATGTGCCACTTGACCGTCCGGCGACTCAGCGACAGCTGGTCGGCGATCGCCTCGTTGGTCGTCATGCCGTGGCGCACGACAAGTCCAAGAATCGTGGACTCGCGACCGGTCAGGTTGCTGCGCATCACCGCGCTACCGATCGCCCACGTCAGCTGGTCGGCGTCGGCGTCGCCGTCGAGCTCGCGCGTGACTGCGAAGCCGAGCGCCTCGAGCACGGCAAGTGCTGTGCTCGCGCGAGCGTTGTCCGCAACGCGGATCGTGATCGGCGTCGCATCTCCATTGCCTGCCAGCTCCATCGTCGTGTCTACCCCAGCGGCGGCACTGCTATTCCGTAGTCGGATCATTGGACCACTTTGTTGCCCCAGTCGGGTTCGTCGATGTGGCGCGGGCTCACGATCGTCGGACCGAAGAACTGGGTCGCGCTCGCCGTCGCCTTGTCCAGGCTGCTGAACACGCCGCGCAGCACCCAGTTGTTTCCGTCGAACTCCTCGACCGCGACAACGATTAGCGGGTCCGCCTCGACCTCGGACCAGAACAACGCCAACCGCTCGCTGTGCGCGGGCTCCTCGAGTTCGAACGCTGGCGCGATGACCTGCATGCTCACCGTGTACGCCTCCCGTCCGCGATGCCCTTGGCCATCCGCCACAGCTCTTGGCGCGTCCCGGTGGGCTCGTAGCGCACGAGCTTCTCGAACTCCGTCAGCCTCGCCTGGGTCTTGGTCACCGCGACGCCGACCGGCTCGAGCGCTGTCTCAGCCCCGAACACGAGCGCCAGCCGAGCAAGGCCCAGCATCGCGTCGCCGATCTCCTCGACCACGCGGGACCGCAGTTCAGGCCTCAGCTTCGCATCGCCGATCGCGTCCTCGAGTTCGAGCAACTCGGACCGCACCCGGCGGAGGAGCGACTTGGCTTTGTCTTCGATTGGCCACAACGTGTCGATCCTGGTGTTGATGCTGGCGAGCGCCTTCGACAGCGAGCGCTCGTCGTTGAGCGCCGCGGTCTCGGCGAGGGTGGCGATCACCCGCACGTACTCGACGAGCCCGTCCTCGGTGTCCGGCTCGTCCGCGACCTCGAACAGCTCGGCCAGGTGGCGCAGCTTGCCGGTCACGCGTCGGCGCAGAACCCCGCTCATCGTGAACCTCGATGGGTTGGTCATATACGCGTAGAACCGGGGTGCAGGGCGGGTATTCCTGCTATCCAAGATTCGCGGAAGCCGACATCGTACGGCGATGACGGTCTGTTGGCGTTCGGTTGTCGAGGTCTCGCTCTGGATCAGACGATCGTGGCGCCGCCCTTGCTGATCACGACCCACGCGTCGTTAGCCGCATTGCGCTTGGCGATGGGGGCCTCATCGGTGGCGTCGATCTCCAGGGTTCCACCTTGGACGGGGAGCGTGTACTTGCCTCCACCCGCGACCGCGCTCGCAAAGAACTGGACCGGCTGTCCCGCGTAGAGCCCAGCGCCGTCGGCGATTACGACTGTGCCTGCGCCCGAGACCTGCAGCACCACCGCGCTCGTGGTCCCGAGCAGCTCGACCGCGGCATCTGCCTCGGGCTCGAGCAGGATGCCGACGACCTGGGCTTGCGCGACCGGGATCGAGCCCAGCGTCACCTTGGCTGCTGCTCCGGCCGCAGCCGAGTCGTTGATCAGCAAGGTGTCGGCCGCGATCGGCGTGCCCTTGGCAGCAAGCCCATCGACCAATCCGACCGCGGCGAACAGCTGCTGCAGCGTCGACTTCTTCGCTGCGCCGGCCGCCTCCGAATCGTTGATGGGCAAGGTGTCGGCCGCAACCGGTGCGGTCTTCGCCGTCAATCCGTCGATAAGGCCGAGTGCGGCGAACAGCTGTTGCAGCGTCGACTTCTTGGCCGCACCGGCGGCTGCTGAGTCGTTGATCGCTAGCGTGTCGGCGGCGAGCGGATCCGTCTTCGCGGTGAGCCCATCGATCAATCCAATCGCGGCAAACAGCTGCTGGAGCGTCGACTTTTTGATCGCGCCTGCCGCCGCCGAATCCTCGACCGCGATCAAGTCGGCGCCGACCGGTGCAGTCTTGGCTGTGAGTGCGGCGACCCAGCCGACCATGTTCATGATGGCCCCGAGTAGGATGCGCTTCTTCACGCCAGCGGCCGCAGCGTCCTCGATCACCCCGATGTCGAGGAGTGTCGGCGCTGCCTTGGCTGCAATGCCGCCGATCTCGTTCGCGACGTCTACATGAATCGCGGTCGCGTCGGCGCCGTCCTGGGCCGGAAGGTCGGAGATCAAGATCTTCTTGACTTGCCCCTCGTCCTCCGAGTCCGCGATCTGTAGCAGGTCGGCGCCCGCGGGCGTGGTCTTCAATTCCATGTCGGAAAAGGTTCGTTCGTCCTCGATGATTGCCATTGCGCCGTAACGCTAGGCCGGGTCCTGCGCCATCGTCAATGTCCTTGTGAATGTCGCGCCAACAGCCCCGGTAGCGGTCGTCGGGGACAGCACGCCCACACCGAGCACGGGGCTCAGTGGGCTAGCGAACGCTCGATCACCTGGAACTCGCGCTCGGCTCGGGTTCAACGACTGGGACGCGCTTCGCCCGTGAGACATCAACGAAACGGAGACCATCTTGGACCACGACGGGCGCGCGCATGTAGCCGAACTCGGAGACCCACTCCACGTAGGCAACACCCCTCGGTAGATCATCTGGCTCGACGAGCACTTCGTTTTCCCTTTGCAAGATCGCCGTCTTGACTCGTCGCGCCAGTCCGGTCATGCCCACCCCCTCTTGCGCTTGCGAGCCGCCCGGCGCTTCCGGTTTGCCCGCTGCGTGCGTCGATAACGGAAATGGGCGAACACGTCCCAGTGCTTGACGACGAGGGCCTCGAACGGCGAGATCACGGGCTCGGGCTCATGGTCGATTCCCGTGACGAGCAAGCGCCAACCATCGTCGAACACCCAGAAAGTCTCGATGTCGGTGAGCGTTGGGCAGCCCACGAGCCAGCCCGTGATCTCGTCCCAGAGCGGATCGACGGCTTCGCGCGGGCCGACGCGTGGAGCCCCAACTCGACCCCAAGACGCGACTTCCAGAACGTAGCTACCGCAGCGCACGTCGTCATAGCTACGGACAGGCCAGAGGTTATTCGGCGGGGCGAGCTGGCTCCGGCAGATCACTCGCCCGTCCCTCACCGTCTCCAGCGATCCGTCGGGCATGAGCGCGACGTAGTCGACGCGGATGTCTTGCTGGTGCACGGCGTAGCCGGCAGACAACGTGGCCCGCCCGCGCGAAGCTGTTGCTGCGTCCTCCGCCGACAGCTCGACCTGAACTTCGACGTGTCCGTGGTCCGGCACGGTGGGTCCTGCCTCGGACAGCTCGTCGTAGGTCAGGGTCCCAGTTGGCAGCCGGATGGTGGTCATGGGTACCAGCCGCGCGTTTCTCGACGACGGATCTGCTCGCGCAGTTGCTCCATTCGCTGCTCCTTGAGGTCGGGCCCTTTGTCCGCCATGTGCCGCAGCGCTTCGGCGTCGACCTCGTACGAGATCGGCATGGCTACCAGAGCCGGCGACGCGGTGTTGGGCAGCTCCTCACGAGCCGCGTAGTCGCGCACGGTCTCGAACTTGGCTGCGGGACCCTGTGGCCCGTGCCAGGTGATCCCGATCATCTTGAGCTTGTCGACGTACTGAGCTTCGCTCAGCTGTGAGAGCAAGCCGTCCTCACGCATGCACATGTAGCGGGCAGCGGCGGTCTCGTAGTCTTGTTGGGTTGGCATGGTCGTGGTGTTGCCGTCGTGGGCGATACGTTCACTGGCCCCGCCTCAACCCCATCGCCTCGCGTCTATTCCTCGGTGTCCGCAGTCACCGCTCGCCGCGGATGTTGAGCTGCATGTGCTCGACGCCGATCGGTGCTGCCCGCGGCGCCAGCTCGACGCCGCGGCTCACGGCCGACTTCAGCTCGCGAATGTTGCCCGGCCACGGGTAGAGCAGCATCGTGGCGATCGCTGCGTCGGTGAACGCTGGCTCAGCTGCTTCGTAGCCGCGCTCGCTCGTGTACTTCGCGTAGATCCGGCGAGCGATCTCGATGACGTCGGACTCGCGATCGCGCAGCGGCGGGATCTCGATCTCGACCTCGGCGAGCCGGTAGTACAGATCCGGCCGCAGCCAGTCGGCGGGCAGCGAGGTCGCGGACACGATCCGGGCTTTGTGCTCGCTTGCCAGGATGCGGAGCATCGCCGACTGGCTCTCCCGCGGGGTGTCGCCGATCTCGTCCAAGAACAGCGTGCCCCCGGCGGCGGCGGCCAAGGCCTTGCGCAGCTGCTTGGCCGCTTCGCGCGGATCCTCGGCGAGCTCGGCCGCGTTGATAGCGACGAACGGGCCGTCGCCGACATGCAGCCCGCGGGCGATCGCCTCCTTGCCCGTGCCCGTCTCGCCCAACAGCAGCACCGAGAGCCGGCTGTCGCGGATGCGCTCGAGCACAGCGTAGATCTCGCGCATCGCGTCGGACTCGCCCCACGACTCGCCGAACGTCGTGGACTCGGACAGGCCGATGTCGTCGAGCCGCTCGTCTGCCGCGGTCTCGAGCTCGGTTGTGGTTTTGCCCATCAACGCGGCCTGCACCTGCGACAGGTAGAACTTCCACCGGCCCACGATCACGCGCCCCGGCACCTTGCCGGCCTTAGCCATCTTGATCAGCGTCGCCGGCGAGATGTTGAAGGGCTTGGCCGCCTGCGCAGCAGAGACCATGTCCTCGCCTTCGGGGTTGTCGAGCCCGCTCTCGACGGCCTTCTTGCGAGCCAGCTCCTCGCGGGTGGACTTGGCCTCGTAGTAGGCGTCGATGTCTGGATAGTCCTCGCGCAGCGTCGGGTCGCCCATAATCACGTCGTGCGGCACGCCAGATTTCGCGGCATCCAACGCGCGAGCCTCCGCGTTTGCCTGTCGCTGCTCGGCCTTTTCCTTGCCGTTCGTTTGCTGGATATCGCCCAGCACCACGATGAATTGCGCCGGCACGATGATGGTCTCGCCCGCGAGTTTGGCCTTGTACTGCTGGGCCGCGAGCGAGATCTCGGTCCCTCGGGTGATCGCCGGCACGATGAGCTGCTCCGCCCACCCGCCGACAAGATCATAGTAGGCGTCGAGCGGAGCGGAGTTCGTGCCGAGGTTGCCCTCGGCTTCCATTAGCAGCAGCTCTTTCGGCACACCCGAGCTCGCGGCCGCGCGCAGGGCCTTGCGTTCGACCAGCTTGTCCAGGCCAGCGATGTTGCGCGAGACGTCGCCGAGCTCGTCCTCCCTGTCGATCACGAGCAGGCCGTGTGCGCTCAGCCCTTGCAGGGCCTGCTCGATCCGCAGCGCCACCGCCACGCCCTCGGCGCTGTCCGGGTTCGCTGCTGCGAGCGCCCAGCCCCGGAGCTTCAGGTGCAGGATCGACAGCGTGCGGATGATCGCACTGACGTCGCACTCGACCTTGGTCCACTCGTTGAAGGCCGCGTAGATGCCCTCCATCCAGCTCGGTGGCCAACCGCTGAACGACGGCATGACGACGCCGTCGGGCGTGTCGGTGACGACCATGATCGTGAGCCGCGAGCGGTGGATGACGCGCCGCTCCCCCACGCGCTGTGTCTCGAACCACTCGGCCGTTTTCCAGTTGTGGCCCTGTTGCGGTCGCAGGCTGTACGCCGTGTGGACGCGGACGCCTTTGTACGCGCGGACGTTCTTCAGCTCGAGACCCTCGCCATCGCGATCGCTGTCGTCGACGACGTGCTCGATGATCCCAGCGCCGAAGACGAACGCCCAGGTCGCGGCCAGACGGCAAGCGATCTTGAACTTCAGATCGTCGAGTGCCGAGATGGTCGGCGCCCAGTCGAAGTCCCGAACATCGACGTTCGTGTACTTGTGGCCAGGCTTGGTCATCAGCATCGCGAACCGGCCGATCATCTGCCGCGCGACGCCGTTGCTGATGTACCAGGCGTAGGCAGCCTCGCCGAACATCCAACCTGGCAGCCCGAACGACGCCTCGCCACGCAGGATCGCAGCGATCTCCCCGACCTTCGACGTGCCGTCGGTTCGCGCGAACTTGCCCGACGTGTCGCGGCGCGGTGGCTTGCTTGCCGTCGAGCTCGACCGCTTCGCAGCAGCTGCCCGCTTTGGGGGCGAGCCCTTCGCAGCCGACCGCTTCGCACCGACATCCGCTCGTCCCCTGGCTGCTGCTTTTTTACTCATGATCGCCTCGGTGGAAACAGTGACCTTTTTGATCGTCGGACGTCGGACATCTGCACCACTTGCCCGTCAGTATCAATGGAGTGCTCAAAGTGGGCAAGCGCGTATGCCCCGTCTGCGTGCCGCTGCTGACCGCGATCGGTCCTGCGCTGCGGGGCGAAGATGCCGTTGCCCTTGCGCTTGATCGAGGTCAGGTCGTCGGCGAGGTCCCGGCCGTGCTGCGGCAGAGCGAGCGCACCCTGCTCGAGTCGCGAGCGGACGCGGGTGAAGGCGGCGTCCGGGAGCCGCATGGTGACCACCATCTTGCCGCGGGTCATGTCCTTCGCCCGCTCGGCGATCTGCGACCCGTTGCCGTTGCCGTCGCCCGAGCCCGAGCGCAGGCGAGAGAGCAACGGCCAGCAGTAGTCGGCGATCTGCGACTGGACCGAGAACGGGACGCGCTCGCACTCGATGATGAGCCGGAGCGCGCGGCGGTTGAGCGAGTCGTTGGTGCCGATGATCTTGCAGCTGATGTCGCCGGTGCGGCCGTAGTCGTCGCCGACGTGGACGTCGAGACCGAGAGCGTTGACCCGCATCAGGATCGGTGCGAGGTGGGCGTCGAGCCAGCCGCGCACCAGCTGCTCGCGCTCCTCTGGCGTAGCGATGTCCTGGGTCTGCTCGGTGGGAAGCGGCCAAGGCTTGCTGTCGGACTCGACGAGATCGCCGTTGATCCACATGCGGGGCTGCTCGCCGCCGCAGATCTCGACGATCGGGCAGTCGGTGGGCGAGAGGATCTGCGCGGCGATGACGAGCGGCCGCCCGATCATCTGGTTGCTCGCGCCCGCCACGATGCCGAGGAACTCTTCATCGAAGACGTCTTGGTTTCGGTGCCGCAGCATCGCTACCCACTCGTCCTCGCGCTCTTGCGTCCACTTGATCTGCGGCCGGCTGAGCCGGCAGATCCGGCGGTAAAGACCCTGGCGCAGCGCCTCGTCGAAATAGACGGTGTGCAGGCTGGCGATCGGCTTGCCGTCCGCGATGCTGGCCCTGACCCGCTGCACGTATTTGTAGAACTCGCTGTCGTTCCCGTGGTGCGTGCTGATGATCGCCCTGCGACCGCCCCACACATCGATCGCGCTGGTCGCCTTCAGCCACGCTTGGAGATCGTGGTGAGCCGCCTCGTCGTCGACCGCAAGGCAGCGCTTCTTGCCCCGCATCCGAGCCGGCCTTGACGGCAGCGCGTAGATGACCCCGCCGCTCGGGAACCGGATGCGGCGCGTCTGGATCGCAACGGGGTCATCTTCTTCGATCCAATCGAACTCCTCGATCTCTGGGTGCGCACGGATGACGGGCTCGAGCCGCTCGATCCAGATGGCGCACTCGTTGATGAAAGTCCGTGCGTCGTCTTGGCTGGTCGTCATGTAGTAGACGTCGAGCCCCCCGTCGCTCTTGCGCGTCGACGCCTCTTGCACTGATTCGAGCGCGATGGTCCAGCTCGCCCCCTCCTGTCGGCCCTTCTCCCAGACCTTGATCGGGGACTTGTCAGCGATCCAGGACGCCTGATACGGCAGCAGCACGAACTCGTCGGCGTCGTTGCTGCGTCCTCCGTCCACAGCCGCACGATAGCTGCTGCGTGAGCTCGCTGTCGATCTCCTGCGGCCGAACACGAAAGACGGCGGCCCTTTGCCGCAGGGCCGCCGTCCAGTACACCGGTGACTGCTCTACGATGCGTGTGGTGCCCAGATATGCTCGATGATGATCGGCATCCCGATCATGCGCTCGTGCACAGTCCGGCGACGCCTCCCGCCCCCGAGATCCTGCGGATTACCCTCGCCGACGAGCTGGCCGACCCATGGAGCCGCGCTGGCGATGTCCTCGGGGAGTTCGACCGTCACGCTGATCGCGGCCGGAAACTCGTCCCAGACCTTCTTGTTCAGCGTGCCCTCGAACTCCCACGCGACGGATTCTTCGTCGACGCCGACATCGAGCGGATGGTCACCAGCGATCGGATGCAGCGGCGACCAGACATCCCACTCGAGCTCGGCAGCTTGCAGCTCGAGCGCGAGCGCGGCAGCATCGTCGTAGGAGCTGGTGCGCTCCATGGTCTCCAGCGCGAGGACCGTGTGGCCGTAGTTGTTGGTCGGCCACAGCTCGCGAGCGCGGGCGCTGTGCAGGTCGTAGAGCCGATCGATCTGACCGAGTCGGCCGACGATCACAGCCCAGGTGTCGAGGCAGATCGGGTAGTCGCCGCCGCCACCAGTCCACGGCCCCCAGCCCCAGTTGAGGTTGATCGTGGGATCGCCGTCAACCAGATAGGGGTCGAGCACGTTGTTGCCGGTCGCGGTGCCCCACGGGTTGGCCTCGTGCACGATCGCGATGGTCCCGTGCCATGGGCTCGGAGCCCACCCAAGGAGGTATCGGGTGGGCCCGATCTCGCGGCCGTGCTGGGCGGCGACGACGAGTGTCACGGGGCCAGGCTCGCCGCTGTCGTAGACGGCCAGGAAGCCGCCGGTGGGCAGCGGCACGAAGTCTGGGTTGGTCGCAGGCTGGTCGCAGGCGTCGTCGCCATCACCGTCGCCGTCCCCGTCGCCGGTCGACTCGCCATCGCCGTCGCCGTCGCCGTCCCCATCGCCATCTCCATCGCCATCTCCATCGCCATCTCCATCGCCATCTCCATCGCCGTCGCCGTCGCCATCTCCATCGCCGTCGCCGTCCCCGGTGTCGCCCGGGTCTCCATCACCGTCCCCATCGCCGGTCGTGTCGCTCGCGGCCTCCGTCGAGGTGTCGCTCGTGGAGTCGTCCGCCCCTGGCTCGACGCAGCCGCCCAGTAAAAGAAAAATTGCTGTCGTTTTGATGTGTTGCTTCATGTTTCTTCCCGCCCCGAACGGGCGGTCCTTGGCCAGGAAATACCACAGCGACGGCAGCTCATTCCCGAACATGATACCGTGCGCGCATGCAGGTCATCCTCACCCCTACCGCCGTAGCAGACAAGTTTGGGGCCGGGCTCAACGGGTTCGCAGGCTCGGTCCCTGGACCGCCGACGCAGTTGAGCGAGCAGTGGTTCGACTCCGTCCAGATGGAGATCGTCAACGTGATCCTCGGGCAGGGGATCGCGCTGGACGGGTTGGTGTTTGATCAGCTGAAGCAGGCGATCGACGACTACTCGTTCGTGGACCCGACCATCTCGGGCTCGCTGACGATCGACGGCGGGGCGACCTTGTTCGTGGCGAACACAGCTCTCCTTCGTGTGCAGTCGGGTGCCGCTGTGGTGCTGGAGAACGGCTCGACGTTCGCGGTTGAGGGCAACGTCACGTTGATCGCCAGCAACAACACGTGGGTGTGGGGCAGCAGCAACGCGAATGACTGGACGATCAACGGCAACGTGACGTTGGGGACAGGTGGGGGCAACGCTGTCGTTACGATCGGCGCTGATGCATCGGACACTTTGAACGTTCCCGCACAGTCCGTGTTCAACGAGTTGGCAACGTTCGGGCCTGTCGACGCTGTAGACCTGAACGCTATCGGCGACGTCAATCTAGGTACGGGTGTGGGCGATAAAACGGTAACGATCGGTGTTTCAGCAGCCGATATACTCGCGCTGAATGCCAGTGTTGATTTCGCTGTAGCAACACCTGCAACGACCAATGGACGCCTGGTCTACAACAACCGGCGGTTCAGTGTTGGGAGCGGCGCGACAGCACGACGTATCCATTCTCCACAAACGGTGTACGTGGTTTCAGACACAACAAACGCTTCGCTGGCGTCAATCTCGGGCGCAAATCTCGTGATTACAATAACTCCCGACGAGTGGGTTTATGTGCGAATCTCCGCTATCCAAGAGTCGGACACGGCTGTCGAGGATGTCAAGCTGCTGATCGCAGGGGCTAATGGAGTTGACAGTATTGCTATCCTCAACGGCGGCGACGGAGATCAGGCGCAGTTGGTTTTGCCGACCGTGGTAACGGCAGCCGACCGGGCACCCACCGGTTTCACAGTTCGGTGGAAACCGTCGAACGACGTAGCCGTCCCGGCGAATAACGTTTGGACAATCATCGCGCAGCACGGAATCACGGGAGGCGCGGCCACCAATGTAACCTCCAGGAACGTGTTCCTGGAGGTTTGGTACGAGTAGCCCTGTTGCGTCTACGGATTCCAGTCGATGCCGCACATGCCGTTGCCGGCATCGACCATGTTCTCGTCCGTGACGGTGCACGCAGGCCAAACGGGGAGCGCGAAATTGCCGTCAATGCGATAACACTCGACGACACCGTTGGCGTCGATGTCATTGCACACGTCGACGTCCGGATCAGCATCACACGGCCAGACGATTGCGGGGTCAATAGGCGGACTATCGCCGAGCAGTGCAACCGGTAACGCTGGCGACCAGGCTTCAGTTCCTGACCAAAGCCCGAGGCAGCCGACGTCAAGGCAATCCAGGTCGGCGATATTCCTGCGGCCGTCGGTCCCACAATCTCCGTTAGGGCAAGGACCTAGAGGCATTTTGCACGGCGATTCGCCGTCCCCGTCCCCGTCCCCGTCGCCATCCCCGGTCTCCCCCATGCACTCGGGCAGCGCCGCCTCAGGCCACGCGTCCACCCAACACGTCGGCCACACAAGATTCGCCTGGTTACCGTCGAACGCGGGGCACGATCCACCAGGCGTGTTGAAGCAAGTCACCGAACTCCACGGGTGCATCCCGATGTCGCCCGCCTCGCCACCGCAAATGTCATCTGCCCACGCCGTGACCGTCCCCATCACCCCGCTACAGGAGGGTTCCGCCTCCGTCCACCATTGCCCGTCGCCGACGTAGCATGTCGTGCGCTGCACCGAAGGCAGCCACACGCAACGGTAGCTCGGCATGAATGAACTCGGCGCGTCCCCGGCCTGGCACGATTCCTCTGACCACTCGTAGACCTCGACAGCAGCGCCAGCGCTGGCGATCAGAACGTCGAGTTCGCAATCCGCGACCACAAACGCCCAGGCGTCGTCGGCTCCCATCGGGCGGCCCAGACAGGGCGTCTGACCCGGGCCGGCTTCGATGCAGCGGATCTCCGCCCACCATCCGTCTCCGTCCCCGGTCTCGGAGACGTCCCCGGTATCGCCGGTGTCGCCCGTCTCGCCGTCGAGAGCAACGCCACCCGGGAAACAGCCGAGGACCGAGGTAAACGCGATTGTGGTGAATGCGTATTTGGTGATCATGGGTAGTTCCTTGGGCTTGCTAGAGAAACGCAGAATTGCAGCGTAGCCCAGGCGGACGGGCTATTCCGTGAAAGCGCAGTCACAGGACCGAGCACGCTGGCATCGTGTAGACCTCGGCCCCGTCGAGCGTCTGCATGCAGGCTCGGTTCGCCTCGCCACACGTCACCGGGCCGAGCAGCGCCTGAGCAGCCTCGAGACTCGGGTCGCAGTTCCGAATGAAGGGCAACAACAACAGGCCCTCTCCAGTCGGCGCGCACGAGATCGGGATCACGATGTCCAACGCGTCGACGTGCTCGCCGAAGCACTGGAGATCGTTCGGCCCCGTGAAGCACTCGACGGACGACCACGACAGCAGCGGATCGCACTCGGGCGGAACCTCTGCCGGGACGAAGTCCTCAAACCACGCCGGGGTGCCGTAGTAGGCGGGGTGCACGACCGTGAGCAAGCCGGGGCCATCGGCATCCATGAAGCACCCGCCGAAGTCGTCGACCTCAGGGAACGTGATGTTCCCGGGTCCGAAGTCGACGTCCACCGGGACACAGGTACCGTCGACACACATGAGCAGCGCGAGGCATTCGCCGCCGGGCGGGACGACTCCGTTGCCGTCCAAGTCACGCAGCGAGCACGCGCAGCCTAAACTTCCTGGTTCGCACGCAGGCCCCTCGCAGGCGGGTTCACCGTCAACGGACGGACACCACTCGCTCTGACCGCTGCACTGATCGGGGTTGTCGGCCGGCCAGCAGACGGGCTCATTCTCGCCAAAGACCTCGCAGCAAAACCCGGGAGACTCGCCCCCCGTCTCGGAGTCGGACTCGGACTCCGACTCGCCGGTCTCATCGGGCGGAAGGTCGGGGTCCGCGACGGACGTCTCCGAACCGCTGCCGGTGCCCGAGCTCGCGTCTGTGCTGGACCCAACGACCCCGTCAGGCCCGCAGCCCAGCGCGAGACCAAGGATGAATGTGGTCGACATTAGTGGTCGTGTGGTCATCGAGTGCCGCTCATACCACCGTCGCGGCACTCGATTCCACCCGTGTCTGCTGGTCGGCGCGCAGACGGGGCCCCGCTTCGTTTTGGCGCGCGCGGGGTTCGACTCGACCAAGACGGACCTCAACTTGGGGCGCACCTGGGTAAATGTTGCTGTCCCGCATCGCTGAATCGACAGCGTCGCCGGACCCGACCGAAGAGCGGGGCAGCTACTTCTGTTGCAAGAATGTTGGCCCCGACGCTTCCGGCGATGACTGCACACTCATACTCCAGGAGCGTGTCGCCTTGTGCGGAAACGTGCTGTACTGTGCCGGATCGTACACGAACGCCGAGGGAGATGTGACCTGCCACTGATGCACGAAGCCAGACGCGCCGCTGTGCTCGCGTTGGGCAGCGGCAGCAGCTCGGCGGGTGCATCGGCGATCGCGACTTGATAGCGCAGCCGGCTGAGGTCGCGAAGAAGGTGTGCACCCGACCGCGCACCGGCAAAGGTCGGGCAGCGCGGAGATCGCTCACCAAACACCCACCTAGAGGCGGTGTTTGCGTTCGGGGTTCGGGGTTCCCGCGGGATCTCGCCCCTCGGCAACCGTCACAACGCGCCCGCGAGGGTGTCTCCGCTACCGTAATTCCTTCTCCAGCCGTTGCTGCCACATCGGACCTCGCCACGCCCGAACAGCTCCCGGCCGGCCGAAACTCCCGCTGACGACGCGCCTGTCGTTACCGACACAAAACTACTAGACAACCAAAACAAACGCGCACGACCGATTTGGTGGTGCGCGTTTGCAAGCGGGGACGGTGTTTCATGGGGCGTCCTCTTGCCTCTCTCCTTTCGTCGCCCGTCCTGGAGTCTCTCCAGGCACCATGCCGTCCTTGCTCAGGCGGGGATACCGTCGCCGATGCCGCGCATTCCCCGGGTGACACAAAGGACTCGCGCCGAGGTCAGCGCCCGTGCTAGCGTTGCGCACCCAAAGAAAAGAGGCCCGCAGCGTGACTTGCGGACCTCTTGGGGTGAACACCGGACCAGCAAAAGGACCCCGGCGAACCCATGCAGAATACTCCAAAATCGCCCACAGGCGCAACGTCAATCGCCCTCCCGCTCACTTTTGCCGAGCTCCTCGACCTCGACCTGGACGAGCAAGCCCGCGCAGTAGCAGCGTGCACGTCGTTGAAGTTCGAGGATGCCCGCGACATCCTGCGCGTTCGGACCCTGTACATGCCGGATCGGCCATGGACCGAGCTTCTCGCCCACGGCGAAGAGGCATGGGAGTTCATGGGCGCGCTGTTCGGAGACGACCTGTGAAGGTGCGCGCGGCGGCCTCCGAGGCAGAGCCAAGGCCAAGGCGCCCGCGTCGAGCCTCAGCTCCAGCGCTGCAGCACCCCACCTTTCTCCGCCGCCTCGCGCTCCTCGAACTGCCCCGAGGCCCCGGCCGCGCCCACGCCCCGATCATCTTCTTGTTCCTGGCCTCGCACCTGCGCCGGTCCGGCAGCACCGTCGTCTGGCCAAGCAACGACCGGATCGCCCGCTGCACCGGCCTGTCCCTCCGCGCCGTCGAGCGCGGGATCGCCTACCTCCGCGCGATCAAGAAGATCACCGTCTCCCACGCCCTGCGCCCCGCATCCCGGGCCATGCCTCGCCGCAAGGTCGGGCGGATCATCGAGCTCCACCTGACCGACGAAGGCGGCCCCAACCCGATCGTCCGCTTCCCGTCCCCGCGGACCATGGCCTGGGTCTGGCGCAGCTGCCGAGCTGTTCGAAGTCGACCCGCTGCGCTCGTGGCCGTCGCCGTCGCCGAGCTCGTCATCGCCGCCGCAGAGCTGGGTGACGATCTCACCGAGGCCGCCTTCGTCGGTGCTCCTATCGAGATGATCCGCTCGCTCGTCGGCGCTCCACACGGCGGCGCCTTCAATCGCCGTCTCGATGACCTCGAGCGCGCAGGGGTTCTCGATCGCGCAGGCTCGCACTGGCGCTCGGGCGCGATCGTCCAGCTCCCGCCCCGCCCCGCCGCGCGCCCGCTCCCGACTCCGCTTCCGCAGCTCCTGCCCGCTCCGATGCAGCGCGTCGGGCATTTTCCCGCTGCGAACGACGGGCCGACGATCGAGGAGATCGACAAGATCAACGCCGAGGTCGCGGCGGCCCTGCGCTGGCGGGGCGGCTCCGAAGCTCGACCAGCTCGCGGATCTGCGTCGGGGGCGACGTCGGCGTGAGCACCGACCGGGATTGGCTCGACAAGCCTGCGCAGGTGCTGTTCGAGCGGCTGCGTGCGCATCGCCTCGAGGTCGCCAAAGCCGAAGGTGTGCCGCCCTACGTGGTCGCTACCGATCGGTCCTTGCGAGAGGTCGCGCTGCTGCGGCCCCGGGATCTTGCGGGGCTGCGGCTTGCCTACGGGATCGGCCCGGCCAAGGTCGAGCGCTACGGCGAAGGACTGCTCGACGTCATCCGCGAGCACGGTGGCGACGGCGACGGCGATGGCGATGGCGATGGCGATGGCGACGGTGATGGCGATGGCGATCCCGGTCGCCCGCTCGAGGGGAAGGCGATCGACATCCTGATCCGCCTTGCCTCCGAGCGGGCTGTCCGCGAACTCGATCCGAGGGAAGCCGAGCTCCTGATGCTCACCGAAACATGGCTGCGCTCGGAGACCGACGGCATGGCGCCCCCGTGGCTGACTGATCGGCGTCTTCACGGGTTGGAGGCAGCTGCCCTTCGATGGCGGGACAGTGAGCGGTTTTGAGCTACGGCACGAAAATCGTGAGGCGACGGCTTGACGGATAAACCGGGTGGGTTTATCTTCTGTTCATGACCGCCTCCGCCACCACCCAGATCACCGCCTCCCCCGCCAAGCTCCGTGACGGCTCTTGGGGCGCCCGATGCCCAGGCCGCGCTCCCGCGGTGGGCTCGACAATCACCATCCGCACGGCGGGCGGCAAGAGCTGGGACGCCCAGGTCACCAAGGTGGTCGTGCAGTTCGACGACGCGGCGCTCGTCTCGACCGCGAGCGCGCCGAAGACCTCCGCTCCGGCCCGCTCGACCACGCCCCGCTACTCGACCTACCGCCGCACCGGTTGCGGGTACCCCGGGTGCAACGGTCGCAACTTCTGCGACGAGTGCAGCGACTGACCCCGACCCGCCGTCGCGAGCACGACTGATTTTCTCCCTACAAGGAACACGACCATGAACACGACCACCGCCGCCGAAACCAGCACAACGCAAACCATAACCTTCGCAACGGCCGTCCCGACTGAGATCGCCGACACGCTCGATCTCGGACACGTTGAGGAAAACAAGCCACGGCCCAACTACATCGGCTATTGGCGCTCATCCGAAATCGGCGGCGGCTCGCCCCATCACCGCATGCTCGAGCAGGCCCGTGTCGGGGCCGGCGGCAAGTCGAGCTTCACAATCAATGGGATTCCGGCGGCGGAGTACTACGCGGGAGTGATCGACCGATACGAGCAAGAGTGCGCCGCGTGGGACACCTTGCCCTGGCCCGGGGACTACATCGATCCGTCCATGCCCGAGCATGAGCGCGAGCGCGTCGCGGTCCTGCTCGACGCTGCGCCGATCGTAGCAGGCTACTGTGGGTCCAGCAGCGACCGCCTCGGAGGAGACGACCCGCGCTCGACCGGATCGCAGGAGCGTGCGCTGGCTGGCTGGTGCTGGCCGTCGGGGCTGAGCTACTACGTTCGCACGTACGGGCTGCGGCTCGACCCCGTGTTCATTGAGGCGATCAGCCGATGAACGCGGGATCTGCTCGGATTCGGATCGCCTCCAACATCACCCGGCTCGTGATCGAGTGGGCTGCTGCTCGCGAAGCCCAGCTTCCCGTCGCCGAGGCCCAGCTTGCTGAGCTCGCCGGCCTCGGGACCGATCGCCTGACGCCGTCGCAGCGAGCCACGATGCTACGCAAGATTGCGCGCGGTCTTGCGGCTCCGAGGCTCGAGACGCTTGACCGGCTCGCCGCAGCACTCGAGGTCGACGTGCAGCGGTTCCTTGATCCGGTGCAGTAGCCCGGTCGCAAGCGCCTGACGCCCGGCGTGCTGATCAGCTCCCGCCGGGCGATGGGTCAGCTACTCGAAGCACTCGACGGCCGGGAGCCCGTCAGGCGTGGTCGTGGTCCGACCCCAATCGCACTGGCCGATGATGTCGTTGGTCGCAGGACACTCGGCCGCCGTCGCCACGCCCACGCACCCGCCAGTCTGCAGATCACAGCACACCCACAGCGGCTCGCCGCCGCACTGGCCAACGCCAGCGGCACACGGCGAGCAGTGGTCGGGGTGGCGCTCGCAGTAGGGACGCGGATCGCATGTGGTCGAGGTTGCTGATCGCTGCTCGTCCGCACGGTCGAGCGCGAGCAGGGTCAGCCCCGAGCTCGCGCCGGCTGTGGCCGCGAGCGTAACGAAGAGCGCGAGGGCGATCTGCCACCTGCGCGCGGGCTTGTTGGTGGGCGGGATCGTGGGGGTCGTAGTCGGCGTCATGGTGGCGGGGACGGTCGCGCGTCTTTGGGCAACTCGCAAGCGTCCGCGAGCACGGCGAAATAGTCGATCGCTGTGCGGGCGTCATGCACCGCCCGTGCGCACAACTGCTCTGTCTCCGCAGACACCTGGCAACGCTTGTCCGTCGCCGTCGTCACCGGCTCGACCACGACCGTCGGCGGCTCGACGGGGACCGGTGCAGGCGCGCTGACCATCGTGAGGCCCACCCCCCCGCCAGCACCGGCGAGAGCGACCGCAAGGTTTTTCAGCGCTCGCGAGCCCATACGCCGGATCGCCCGGCGCACGGCCTCCTCCTCGGGCCACTCGTCGCCGTCGTCGGGCGGCCGGGCCTGCACTCGGCCTTGCACGGTCGACAGGCTCGCGCGCGTGTCGGGGTCACCTGCCACTCGATGACTGTACTCTCAATCAAGCGCCAGATTCGCCAGCCCCGGTAATGGGCTGCGCGGCGTGGCAACGAGGCCCCTCGCTCTGGGCTGGGCCGCGGCCCGGGTCGAGATCTCGCCGCGCGCTTGCTCACGATCCCAGGCGAAGCGCAACGAGCTCGGCTTCCACCACGCTCGCGTCGCAGTTGGCCGCCACCGACTTCGCCAGCGCATAGGCCCGCGCCAGCCACGATCCGCCCGCGGGCCACGAGCTGCTCGCCGCAAGCATGGTGGCCCGCTCCACGAGCAGCCTGCGCGCAACAGCCAGCCGATCCCGTAGTGGCTGGACCATCACCGCGTCGAGTTCGGCATCGCGATCGACGTACGCCTGCAGCGACGTGTGGCCCTGGTCCAATGTCAGCTCGTCGAGCGCGGCCCACTTCTTCCGCGCTGCCGCGGCGACCTCGGCCTCGAGCTCATCCATCCACAGCGCCACGGCCAACAGTTGTTCGATCTTCATACGGACTCCTCGAGCGCCTCAACTCGCGCGTGACCCAGCGTCGCGCGAGCCGCCGCAAGGTCACTTGCGGGGACGGTGATCGTCTGGCCAAGCGCAAACGCCCGGTCGAACATCGTATTTCCCGGCGGCCAGATGGCCTTCGGCGCAAAACGTACCGCGTACTGGATCACCAGTCCCTGGAACCTGACGATCCCCTCTTGGTGCGGCTGCAGGAGCTCGGCGTCGAGGTCAGCGTAGCGCGCTGCGTAGCGCGGCCCGTCGCCAGCCCCACGAGGAAATTCCTGCAGCAAGATCGTTGACCTGCGCTTGAGCGCGGCCCTGCGCTCCACGTCGTACTCGGCGAAGATCTCGCACGCGGCTCGCAGCAGAGCCTTGCGCCGCGTGGGCGTGTTCTTGATCGGCGGCGAGGCGGGCGCAGCGAGGTCCGCATCGCACCGGAGGTGATCGTCGAGGTCGCCAAGCAGCTGAGCATCCAGGCGCTGCCGCTCCTCCAGCTCGAGCTCGATGCGGCGGCGGGTCGGCAAGACCAACTCCAGCTCGCGTAGCGCGGTGTCGTCGTAGTTGACGACGCGTCGCCACGAGCGCCTGGACCGAGGCGAACTCGGGACCCTGCGAATCTGGGCCGGTGGCAGCTTGGCCATGAACTCGGCCACGAGATTGTCGCAGCGCTCGCGGTCGCTCTCCTCGATCGTGAGGATCCTGTCCGTCTCCGCGTCGATCTCGGCCTCGGTGATCTTCAGCGTCCGCGCGAGCTGGTCAATCGCGACGATCCGACGATCCGCGGTGTCGACCGGCGCACGCATGATGTAGTGCACCCCTTCGTCGACCTCGTAGATCGGCTGGCCGCTCGCCATCCTGCGCACGAGCCAAAGGTGCTCGACGAACACCAGCCGCGCGGCAAGCCGGTCGGGCTCACGCTCGTCTTCCGCCGCGAGCTTCAGGGCCTCGAGCTCGGCGATCTTCGCCTCGCCGAATCGGAGCAGCGCCACCGACCTCGCGTGGAGCGTCAGCAAGCGGCGGCGCGCGTCGTCGAGGTCAGCGATCTTCACTTGGCCGCACCCGCATCTCGATACGAGGGTTCAGCTTGTCGATGAACTTCCGCGCCCGGACTTCGACGACGCGAGCGTCATCGTCGAGCACGCCGGCTTTCTCGAGCGCGTCGAGAGTCAGCTTCAGCGGAGCGTCCACGTCCCCCAACGCGAGATCCACAGTCCTCGGCAACGCTCGGCGACGTGGCCAATAGCTGTCGATCTCCACCGTGACCTGGCCGGCTCGGCTGACCGCTTCCACTGCGGCCGGCTGTGCCAGCGCGCTCGCCCAGACGATATCCGCCGCCGCGACCTTGGAAGCTCGGACCGTTCCAACGTCAACGATCCGAGCTTGGTTCTTGATGACGATCGCCTTCTTGGCGTTGTTGATCGCCAGTAATCCCGGGTTCCCGACGATGACGATCGTGAGTATGTGGTTCTCGTTTTCGTTCATGGCGAGCCCTCGGAGATCTTCTGGGCAGCGATGCGAGCCCAGTCCCAAGCCGTGCGCGAGGCCTGTCGCTGCCACGCGCGGTTCGATAGCGACCAAATGAACCCGTAGCCGCGCATCAGCTGCGACCGAGCCTTGCGTCCGGCGGGGCCAGGATCCGGCGAGTACAGGCGCATCCGATTGGCCTCCGCGTCCCACTCGATCCGGCACTCGCCGATCTCGACGTCGTCAGGGGTGGTCGCCACGGCTGCGCGTTCGAGCTCGGTGATCCGGGCCTTGATCCGCCGGATGTTTGCGCCGAGGTTGGTGAGCACGTAGGCGTCAGCGATCGGCTTGCCTGCCTTCTTCGCGGCTCGGTTGTGGGCCTTGATCCGCTCGCGCTTGGCTTCGTGCTCAGCGAGGCTCTCGCGCAGCTTCATGATCGCGTCGGGGTCGTCGCTGCTCACCGCCCGGCTCGACTCGCTCGCGTCAGCCAGGCGCTCGAGGTGCTCGGCGTCCTTGCGCTGATCGATGCTGCGGCGCATGAGCCCGTGGCTCTTTTCCAGGTCCCGGCGGTGCCGCTTCTCGCTGTGGTGCCCGATCTTGATCGGCTCGCCGCCGTAGGGGAGCATGTTGCGCGAGCGCTCCTGATCCGCGTCGGCCTGGGCGGTGAGCTTCGAGGCTCGCTCGCGGCGACGGTCGTTCTTGCCGTCGCGCTTGTCGGCGAACGCTTGACGCCTGCGCTCACACTCGGCGCACGGCGACCGCTCGACGAACCGGGTGGCATCGTCTTCGTCAAAAACCAGGTCGACCTCGGCGCCCGGGACCCAGTACGGGCACCCCTCGGGCGCGACGTCGATGAGCTCGCCGGCCTCATTGCGCCCTCCGAGCGGCGAGTGCTCGTCCTCGAGCCACCTGGACATGTGATCGGCTGGGTCGCCAAGCAAGACCGACCAGCGGTCGTAGTAGCCGCGGCCGCGGCAGAGCGGGCATGCCTTCACGCTGCACCTCGGGTGTATTCGGCCATCGGCTTTCGTTCAGACATCGCTGTTCTCTCCCTGTTGCTCGGGCGCTACCACCAGCCGCAGGCCCTCGTGCGTTTGCGGTGGCGTGGTCAGGGCCCGCTCGCATTCGTGGCGGAGCAGCTCAACCCACAACCCCACATACAGCGGAGCCCAGCCGCGCGTGAAGATGCTGGCGCGCTGGGCCTCGTCGATCAGGTCGAGCGCCGCGTGACCGGACGCGCAGCCGTACTCGCTCTCGACGACCACCGGGCCGTGCGAGTACCGGCTCAGCTCGATCGTCGACTCGCTCGCCACCGAGCGCGGCTTGGGCGGGATCACCACTTCGACGACGAACTTATCCGGGCCTTCGAGCCTGGGCACGACACGACGCGAGATGCACAGATCGATCGCCTTGATGGCGACACCCAGCGCTCGGCATTCAAGGGCGATTTGCGACGCGCCAAACGTGTCAAGATCGGCGACCCGCTCGGCCCACCGATCATCGACACGCTTGTGTTGCGTGCGCCATTGATCGGCTGCGTCTCGCAGGCGCTGAATATCTGGGGGCATTGACCCCGCCAACAGGGTCGGGTTAGCGGTATTCCCGGCGGTAGCGATCACCAATCCACAGCTGCCGGAGCGTCGCGCCTGCGCCGTCCCATCACCGGGATCCGCTCACGCATGGGCCGCTCGACGGGCGGAGCTGCAGCCACGGCTACGCGTGCTGGCTTCGGTGCTGGTGCGGGCGTCGGCGCGACAGGTAGGACATGCCGCTCCCAGCAGATCGCCGCGCACGTAGGCGAGCCGCTGCGCGACAAGAACGCGGGCCCGTTGCACCGTCGGCACCGGTGCAGCTCGGCCGTCTGTGCGGACTCGACCCGATTCATCAGGCGCCCGATGATCGCGGTGATCGTGCCCACCCGGTGCACCGCGCGGTCCTTGGCGAGCCCGCGATCTTGCGGCTTGCCCTCGTAGACCAGCGCGACCCGGATCGCATCCTCGCCGACCGCCCGGACCTGGTCCTGGACGATCGTGGTGTAGACCATGACGGTGACGTTCGGCTCGCGCGCGCGGACGTAGACCGCCTCGCGGTAGCCGCTGCGCTTGGTGAACCCGAGCTGCTCGAGCTTGACGATGATGGCCGCCGCGAGCTCGCGGCGCTGGGTTGGGTTGGTCGGTTCGTACGCCATCAGTGCTCCCCTCGATCGCGTTTGGGCGCCGGGATCTCGATGATCTCGGCCTTGGCCCTCGTATAGGCCACGTACGCGAGATTTTCTTCTTGCTCGATCTGCCACTCCTGGGTCGCGCGGCTCGACATCAGGCGGTCGTGCTCGAGGATCACAACGCGATCGGCCTCGAGCCCCTTCGCCCGGTGCACCGTAGACAGCGTGACCGCGGCTTCCTTGGTTGCGAAGATGCGCTCGACCGCGGCGATCAGGGCGTCCTTGGACGTGGCCCCGCTGCTGCGGTGGATGATCCGCACGCACTCGATCCGATCTCCGAGCGCGTCGACGGCCGCGTCCGCAGCCTGCTCGTCGCGTGCACGCGCCCGCAGCTTGGCCGTTTCGGCCTCCTCGTGCGCGGTCAGTCGGTCGCCGAAGGATGCCTGCCACGCGTCCCCGGCCAGACGCTTGCTCGCGCGCTTGATGACCTTGACCAGCCCCTGGCCCATGTCTGCGCGGCCCCGCACCATCGCGCTCGTCCCCGCCGCGATCAACTCGAAGCACAGCCCAATCAGCGGGGCCGTCCGACGGCAGATCACCAGGTCTCCGCTTGCCGCGATGTCGACGTAGTCGATGCGGTCGAGCGTGCGGACCGTGCCAACAGGCGCGCCGGGCCGTGCTTCGATGTCGGGTCGCCACTCGCGAGCGCGGGCGAGGTGCGAGGTCGGGCAGCGAAAGCAGATCGGCAGCGGAAGCACTTCCGCGCGCGTCTCTCGGATGATCGCGTCGAAGCTCTCAGCGTCAGCTCCGGCGAAACCATTGATGGCCTGCCGGCGGTCCCCGATCCACATCATCCGGCCGCCCCGGCGCACGCTGGCGATCAGAAGCCGGCGCGCCGCCGTCGAGATGTCCTGGCACTCGTCGACGAGCACGAGGTCGTATTGCTTGGGGCGCAACGCTAGCACATTGGGCAACCAGAGCATGTCGGTGAAGTCGACCCGCCACTTGCCCGAGCTCGGCACGGTGCAGCCGCGACGAAGCGCGTTGCGGACCGCGACCACGACGAGCGGCCACATCACCGCGTCCACGTCCACGTCGTAGCGATTCGCAAGCACGTCGAGGCCGCTCTCGTAGCGATCGCTGTCGAAGTCGAGCATGAACAGCCGCGCGAGCTTGGTCAGCTCGACGCACTCGGCCACGGGGAAGCCATCGTCTGTGATCGACGCGATCTGGTCCGCGCTCACCGGCTCTCCGCAGAGCGTCAGCACTTGGCCCCGGTCGCGTCGCTCTTCGAGAGCCAGAGCCGCAGCCTCGAACATCTGCGGGTACTTCAGCTCCTTCGTGTCGACGTCGATCTCGACCGCGCCGTTCAGCCCGATTCGCGCGAAGCAGAAGAAACGCAAGCACGCGAGACCATGCCCGTGGGCTGTCGTGGCCTTCGCCCGCGTCCCCTCGAGCCGAGACGCCAGCACGTCAGCGATCTCGCGATTGAACGCCACCGCGAGAACGTCGACATCTACCAAGCGGATAGCGTCCACGGAGGTGGTCGTCTTGCCCGAGCCAGCGCATGCGTCGACGACCACGTTGCCGGTCCCCTTCGTGGCCCAGTCGAAGATCGCAGCCTGGTAGACCGACGGGGCGTAGCTCAGGCCAAGGAGTGCCTGGTATTGCACGGGTAGAAGGCGTGCGGCGTTCATGGGTAGGTGCGAGGTGGCCATGCCTGGATTGATATAGTCCCCGCGGGACTATATCGCAACAACTATTTACAAGAACCGTCGACGCTCGCGTTTTCGCAGGCGGAACACCGTGCAGCCGCAAGCAATCCGCGCGTCAGGTCACCATCCTCCCCGGCGACCACCAAGACGCGGGGATCGGCCGCCCGCTCCCAACCGGCTCCCCGAGCTGCAGCCCGAGCGTGTCGATCGCCCACTCGCCAAGCTCGCGCCAGATCGCCGCGTCGCAGTCGTTGCCCCTCGAGCTGTGCCCATGCCGGTGCGGCGAGAGGTAGAGCGGTCGATCATGATGCTCGCGCAGCTGCTCGACGTAGTAGCGGATCAGCGCGCGGCCGGGCTCGACTTGCTCCGCGCTGATCGTCCGGTTGCCGGCGACCTCGATCGACACCGAGCGGCGGTTGAGCTCGTGCGCGGCGTAGAGGTAGGCCGTCAGCTCGTGGCAGAGAACCACCGTCGCATCGTCAGCGACGGCGCCGTGGGTCGGGACCCCAAGCCAGCGATCCGGGTGCAGTCCGTCAACGCCCGCGGTGTGGAGCACGACCTTGTCGATCGAGGACCACTCGCGGACGCCTCGAGACTGGCCGCGCTGTTTGTTCCGCGGATATCCGTAGGGCTTCGCGGGGTAGACCTTCACGCGGTCCCACGCCTGGCCCTTACCGCTGGTCCTGAAGTCGCGCGAGACCGTCGTCGCAGCGTGCAGGCGCGCGAGCGGGTTGCCGTCGTGCCCGAGTTCGGGACCAGCACTCAGGTCGATGCCAGGCAGCGCGCCGGCTTCGACGGCCAGCCGCTCGGCCTCCGTCACGCGTTCTTCGGCCAGCCGCTCAGCGAGGCCAGCGGTCAGCTGCTTGAGTAGTTCTCGGATCACGGCGCGAGTGTATCAGCCGCGGCCGCCGAGCCGAGAAGGTCGAGCCGAGCGACGTCGCCCGGGTGCTCGAACTCGATCCCAGCCTATCACGTAGCGACGTCGGCCTTGATCGGAGCGTGCGGGTGATAGTCGTGGATGGAGATATGCTCAGCCCGGAAGTCGTCGATCTCCTTGATGGCTGGGTCCAGCCACAAGCGAGGGCCCTTGAGGACCGGACGCTCGAGCTGCTCGGCGACGGCGACGAGATGGTTCGTGTAGAGATGCGCGTCCCCAGCGTTGATGACGAGTCGGGCTGGGGTCAGGCCAGCCACGTGCGCGAGCATGTGCGTGAGCAGAGCGTACTGGGCAATGTTGAACGGCCCGCCGAGGAACAGGTCCCACGAGCGGATCTGCATGACGCAGATCAATCCGCCTGCGTTGTCGACGATGAACTGCGCGGCGTAGTGGCACGGTGGCAGCTTCATCTCGTCGATCTGGGCGACGTTCCACGAGCACAGCAGATTGCGCCGATCACCCGGGTTTGTGCGCAGCGTGTGGATGATCCTCGCGATCTGGTCGATCGGCTCGCCGTCACGACCTGGCCACGCCCGCCACTGCTTGCCGTACACGGGACCGAGCTCACCGTCGACGTAGCCCATCTCCGGGCGATAGCTCGCGCGCGCCCACTCATCCCAGATCGTCACCTTGTTGGCGCGCAGATAGTCGATGTTGGTGTCGCCGCGCAGCATCCACAGCAGCTCGTGCTTGACGCTGTGGAAGTGCACGCGCTTGGTGGTCCAGAGCGGAAAGTACTGCGGGTGCAGGCGCAGGCTGAGATGCGCGCCGTAGACCGCCTTGGTGTCGATCCCGGTTCGGTTGGCCCGTCGCTCGCCCGCGAGGTCGACGTAGGAGATGAGTGCGAGGTAGGCGTCTTCGTTATCGACGTGGATGCTGGTCATGATGTCTTCTCGATCTGCTCGATGCGGCGCTGGATGTACCAGGCGGCTTTCTGTAGGTCCCTCAATTCGGCCTCACCCGGTTTCTTCCCGGCGCGCGACAAATACTTGACCGCGTTGCCGACACAGAAGTCGAGGCACCACGCCTCGATCACCTTGATCACCTCGTAGGGGTTCTCGCTGCCCCCGTAGTGGGCTGGATGGTCAACTGCTTCGTTTGGCATGATCTACTAGACATTGGCTTTCGGTCCGGTTATGGAAAGACACGCGCTCGGGCGATGCTTCGTCGCCCACATCGAGCGCGCTTGGTCCGATACGGGAGGGGCAGAGCTGCAAGGCCGAGCCCCTCTCGTATTTGGCTACTCAGTGCACCACGACCGAGTCGCTGGCGTCGAGCTCCTGGAGGCGAACCTCGACAACCTCGACAACCTCTTGCCTCGGCTCCTCTCGCAGCTGCTCGTCGTCGAGGATCCACGCCAGCACCGTCGCATCTCGACAGCCTGGCACGAGCCGGTCCAACGCGTCCATGTCGAGATCGCTCGGGCTGGTGACCAGGACCGCCGCATCGAGGTCGAGCTCGACGGCGGGCGCCTGTTGGTCTTCGCCTTTCTCGACGCGGATGTAGTCCATCAACAACGTCATCCCGAGCACCCGGTCCTTGATTGCTTTGACGACGGGCTTCCTGGGCTTCTTCTGTAGCTCGAGCTTGGCGACGCCCAGCAGCGTCGCTGGCGAGGTTATGCGCTCGATGCGGGTGATCAATGCCTTGCTGGCGAGCGGGCCTCGCCGGTACGATGTATCGGAGCTTCCCCCGACGGTCAGCTCCTTCGCGCGGGTTCGCGTCCGCTTCGGAGCGATCTGGAGGTAGTCGACTGGCCGTTCGTCAGGTGCGAAGTGCGGGAGGTAGATCTGCCCGTGTTTGTCGAAGAGAACCTTGAAGTTGTGCACTTCCACAGAGCTCGCGCCGTGTCGCTCGGCGACCTCGTGAAATCCGCAATGCTCGAAATCCCACGGGCGGCGGCGGAGCTTCGGTCGGCCGAGATCATCCCGCTTGATGCCGCTGTCATCCTGTAACACCATGATCTGCGTCAAGCAGTCGTCGATGACGCCCCTCTGCATCGGCGCGCTGATCTGGCCCCAGCGATCTCCGTTGAGAATCACGCGGACATCCGCGTTCCCTGCCGCGCGATCCTCCGTTGACATGATGCGGATCATCCCGAGGATGGGACGTCCGCGTGATGCGAGCGCTTCCCCGCGGGGTTCATCGTCTTCGTCGCGCGATGCGTGAGCGGAGAGTACGGCAATGTTCACGTCGTGGAGTCGCTCTCGGTGACAGTCGAGCGCGCGGACGTCCTCGAACGCCTCCTCCATTTTGTTGCTTGGGTCTTCGAAGTTGGGCATTTTACCTTTCACGTGGGTGAAACGAGTCGATGGGTGAGCCGGGTCCACCGCCTCGTTGACACGGTCTGGACCGCTCGCTCGATTGCGTCGCGGTGCCCGACCAGAATGCACAGCGTCTTGGCTCGCGTAATCGCTGTGTATAGAAGGTTCCGGTTCAGCATTCGGCTTTCCCGGAGAACTGGCACAATGACGGCGGGGAACTCCCCGCCCTGGCTCTTGTGGATCGTCATTGCGTAGGCGAGCCGCAGGGCTCGTACATCGTATCGCTTGTACAGCTTGTGAGCGCCATCATAATCGACGGTGAGTGTTGATTCGTCAAGTCCGACGACAGTCCCAATATCGCCGTTGAACACGTTGCGATCATAGTCGTTGCGCATCTGCATGACGCGATCGCCTTCGCAAAACCGACGCCCCCCCGCGGCCCAAAACGAGTCTGCGTCGCGCCCTCCGTGGCTCAGTTGGAGCCGCGAGTTGAACGCCTCAGTCCCCGCGGGCCCGTGGTGCGTCGGGCAGAGGATCTGAACCTGATGCACAGGGTCGAGCCCATACGCGACAGGGATCCTCCCTACGGCCAGGTGCACGACCTTGTGATGGGCCTTCTCTGCGTTCGCCGCGGGGACGATGTAGAACTGACCTTCGTTCCCACGCTCGGGGTCATCCGAAACGATCGTCTCGCCGCGGAGCATCCGGTGCGCGTTGCTGGTGATCGACGACCCACTGGCTTGCCGAAAGATCTCCCTGAGCCGAACCACCGCTACGTTGAGCCCGACTTGGGCAGCGTCGATCACATCCGAGAGCACATTCCCGGGCCCAACCGACGGCAGCTGTTCGACGTCGCCCACAAGCAGGATCCGGTGCTCGATCGAGAGGGCAGCGAAGAGAGCGTCGGCGAGCTCGAGGTCGAGCATGGAGACTTCGTCGACGATCACCAGGCTCGCGGGCAGCGGGTTGGATTGGTCGTAGTGGAAGCCCCCGCCGGGCAGCGGTCGAAGCATGCGATGAATCGTGCTCGCTGGCTTCCCCGTGGCCTCGGTGAGCCGCTTGGCAGCTCGGCCCGTGGGTGCGCACAGAGTGACCTCCCCTCGCGCGCGCTCGGCCATCTCCAGCACGGCCGCGATCGCAGTGCTCTTGCCCGTCCCCGGCCCGCCCGTCAGAACCGTGACCCCGGATCGTGCGACCGCAGCAAGCACGTCGTGCTGAGCGGCCGACAGATCGTGCGAGCTCGACGAATCCCACACCGCGCGGACCGGACGCGTCAGTGCGCGGATCTGGCTGGCCACGCGCCGCTCCATCTTGTCCGTGCCAGCGAGGAGCAACAGCCCCGTCTCATAGCGGAGCACCCCGCGCTCTACCAACCGCTCGACGGCTTCGTCGACGACACGACCTCGGACACGTCCGAGCAAATCCGCAGCTGCTCGCTCGAGTTCGGGGCTCGGCATGCCGCAGTGTCCATCAGCGCGCTGGTGCACCAGCGTCTGGATCACGCCCGCCTCGACTCGGTCACCATTCTCGGGGTCGAGCCCCGTCGCGCGGGCGAATTTCTCCGCGAGCTTGAACCCGAATCGCTCCACATAGATCGCCACCTTGAACGGGTGATTGTCGAGCATGTCGAGGCCCTGTTCCCCGAACTTCTCGTGGATCGACTTCGCCAGTCCTGGCGGCGCACCAACAGCGATCAATCGGTTTTTGATCTGCGCAACTGGCCCGCTCTGCCGATGATGATGATCACGGAGTTTCGCAAACGCCTTCTTGCCGAGCCCCGGAATGTGAAGAAGGTCGTCAATGCTGCTGTCCATCACCGCCCAGGTTCGCTCGCCGAATTGCTCGACGATGCGCTCCGCCGTGCGCTCGCCGACGCCCGGGTACGTAATCAGCCTCGCTATGATCTGCTCCTCCGTCGTCGGCGCGCGCAGCTCAAGCGTCTCGAACCTGAACTGGCGGCCGTGTTTCGGGTCCTCGGCCCACCGACCGCGTGCGATGAACTTGGCTCCCTTCTCTACGCCCCCAACGAGTTCGCCCACCATCGTCTCCTCGCGATCCTCGACCGTAGCGAGGATCACAGAGAACCCCGAGTGCGGATCGCGGAATCGAATTCCATTGATCTCCCCTTCGACGACATCGGCTGTCGCTGCTGCGCTGTCTTCGCGAGTGGTCATGGTAGACGACGCCCATGCAACCGGCGCTACCGCCGACCTGTTCCCACTTGACTGATCACCGGAAGCCGACGTTGTTCCGCGTGCGTCACGACCCGCGGAGCCTCCGCATCATTGCGCGCCAGCGGTCGCGGCTGTTCATGAGAATCCCAGTCGAGCGAGCAGCCGCTGCAGGCCGGCCGCGATCACGCTCTCGTCCTCATCCGGCACCTCGAACGGCGTCGAATCCCATCGGTGGCTGCCGGCCGCGAAGCGCTCGCCGACAAGGTACGGCCCGAACTCGCCAAGCTCACCGACGAGCAGCACGGCGCGATCGTGGATCCTCGACTCGGGCGCGAGCGCGGTGCGGCTCTCGTCGTCTTCGTGCGGCCTGCACAGTTCGTCGTCCCACGCGGGATTGTGCGGAGACAGATCTGCCAGCTGTCGATCGTCGCGTTCGCGGCTGCGCAGATCCACGATCACGCGACCGAGCCAGGGGAGTCGGCCGCGATCGTCGAGATCAAGGCTCACGGGGCCAATCGGGTGGTGCCTTGCTGGCTTCATCGCGACTCGACCTTGGTCGGCTGCATGAGGCGAGGGAGATCGTGGAATTCGGCGATCGTGATGTAGCGGTTGCCGACGTAGTACTTGCCGGCCTGTGTCCGATGGGCGCGATAGACCGGGCGTCCGTGGTCATTGTGAACCATCGGCTCGCCCAGCAGGAACATGCGGAAGCCGCCGCGCTCAGCAGCTGGCGGTACCGCGCCGAGCGAGTCGTTGAACGCTTCCTCGGTCGAGGGCAGCCACGCGAACTCGACCGGCTCGATCCTCAGGGCGTCGAGGTAGGCCGTGAGCGAGCGGTACAGCTCGACATCTTGCCCGTCCTGATCATCGTCGACCAGCCCGAGGGCGATCGCACGCTGACCGAGCGCCACCGCGAACGCGTCACGGTCATCGTTCGGCCACCAGTTCTGCGGGCCCGCGTCGCCGCGCAGGTGAGCGACCAGCACCGCGCCGTCGGGTCCGTCGAGAAGCTCAGGCGCGGGGTCGGCTTCGACCGCGGCGGTGCGCGGGTGCATCGGGACCTTGGTCGTGGTGGTCATGGTCGGCAGGACAACCGGTAACCCTGTGGCATTCCCTGCCGCAATTGGCCGCGTTCCAGACCCTCGCCTAGCGATACGCCTTGCGCAGCAGATAGGCCTCGCGAACGCCTGGCGGCAGCGGACTGACGAGCGCGCGCATCATCCGACGCGCACCGTGATACCACAGTCGCGAAGGTCCAGACATGATGACCGCGTCTCCGCCGGAGACGATCGTCTTGTCGGGCTTGAAGTCGCGCTCGAGACCCCCGATCAGAAACTCGCAGTCGGCCCCGACGCTGAGCGTGGTGAGTGCCGCGTCGAGGTCGACCTCCTGAATGTCGACGTGCAGGCCGAGGCTCTCTCCGTCGGCGTAGCGGTTGAGCAGCATCGTGTCGAAGTCGACCGGGCGGAGGCCTGCCTCGGTGAGCGCTCGCAGTCCGAGCTCGCGGGCGAGCGGCGGGATCGGAGGCAGGCCTCCGAGCGTGGTCGGGTGCAGCCGCGTGTAGTGGTAGCCGCGCGCAGGACTGGAGAAGAACAGGCCCGAGCCCGCAGCTGTGACCGAGCAGCGAAACGGCGTGCCGTCCGGCATGCGGGGCACGACGAACGGCGCCATGGCTGCGACGCGCTCGCCTTCGCGTACGAGCTCCTGCTGCTCCGCCCAGTTGAATAGGCCGCGCAGGATGTAGAAGCCTCCGTCACGCCAGCGGCTGGGGTCGGACATCACCATCACCATCACCATCACCGCCCGAGGCCTCGAGCAGCTGTGACCAGTCCCCTACCCTGATCTGGGCGTGAAGATCCCGCAACGCGGCGTCGTGGTCGAGCGTGAAGTCATCGCCTGACTCGATACCGAGAAACGTGAGCAGCCGCTCAGGATGCACATCAAATCGTCCAAACGCCTCGCAAGCGATGGCCCATGGAGCCTGTTCGCCGTGGTCCTTGATGGACTCTGATTGGACGATCGAGATTCCGGTGCCATCAGCCTCGGCGGCGAGCGCCCTGTGTAACTCGGCCAGCTTGCTGTGCCGCGGGAGCAACTTGCACACGCGGGTCAACGCCGTCTTGATCGACATCGCTTGCGGGTGATCGCGCCACGGGATCGACGGATTCCCTTTTTGGTCTAGATTCATCGCTCGCGCACGAGCAAGGTCCGCGTAGGTCAGGTACACGAAGACCGGGCGCGTCGACCCCTTCAGGTAAACATTCGCATACGCGACGACGATGTCGTCAAAGTTGTTGGTCCGCGACTCACCCTCGACATCTGGTTCGTGTTCGATGCGAGCATTGGTCCCGCCGTAGATCTTGTAGACCTCGTCGCGGTAGATAACGTCTGCGAAGACGTTGTCCACCATGTCACTTCGGAACATCAGTGCGAGTACGCCCTGATAGCCTCGCTGGCACTGTACCACATTGGCTCGGAGGTTCTTGTCCCAACGCGGAATGAGGTACGCCTCGCCGAGCGCCGGGTTGATCGAAAGGCCCATCGTGATCGCGTGCCGCAACGACTGCATCAGCGAGTCGCGGTTGGCCTCGAGGAGTTTAGGGCTCAACCCGACCACGTGTGCGACCTCAGCGAGCCAAGACGTGAACGTCTGCGAGTCCTCGGGCACACCAAGCAAGCCGGCGAATGTCTTCCGCTGATCGAAGAGATCGCGTTTCAGCGTCTTGACCAACACTTCGCCGCTTGGCTTCACTGCGTTGGTCTTGTTTGTTGCTAAGAGATTGGGATTTGATGATTTCTTGTTCATTGTCTATCTCACAGTGGCAGGGTTTGGATGCCGTGCCGATGGGCTGGCGTCCAGTCATTACGAGTCAGTCGGTCGAGCGCGTCGAACAACTGCGATTTGTAGATCTCACGCCCGCGCTCGCGTTGCTCGGGGGTCAAGGCATACACGCTCACGCCGTGCTTGCCGTCGCTGTCTGGCTCGCTCGTGACGGCGATCCACATCCACGACACCGACTCGCCAGTCAGTGCCTCGGTCGCGTCGGCGTAGAGAGCGGCTTGCGGTAGGTAGCCGAACTTGCGTACAGATTGGGCAAGTAACCCGGGCGAGTCCATCGCCGTCGACTTCAAGTCTACGTCGTAGAGACCGGGTGAAAGGTCAGTCCCAAATGCATCGACGGCGCTGATGCGCGTCAGCCAATCGACGCGCACCTTGACGAGCAACTCGGTCATCGGCTCACGCCACACGATCGTCTGTTCGGGTAAGCCGATGCTCCCGAGTAGGGCCGACGCAACATCGTGCCGACACACAGCATCGCAGATACCGTTGATCCGGGTGAGATCGTCACAGGTCAGCGGGATCGCGTCCGGGTTCCGCCTCGCGGTGATCTCATACGCAGACTCGGCCCGCTTCCACAGCTCGTACGCGAGGCGCTCGGGAGACCCAGCCGCCGCCCCAGCGCGTGCGTGCGCTGGTTTGGTTGGCTTGGCCAGCCATGTGCTGGCGAACCGATCTCGCTCAAGAATGGCGGCGTGCAGCACAGTCCCGAAGCGCATGTCGTTGGTGGCCTCGTGTTCGACGGTTTCGCCACGCACCCACGCACCTAGTTGCAGCGGTTTGTACGGCAGCAGGCCAAGGGCACTTCGGGTGAGCGCCCTTCGATCTGCGAAGTACTGCCGCTCGGACCAGCTGACAGCGATCGCTTGCCCAGGTTCGATCGCGTCGAAGTCCTCGGCAGCGTGCTCCTGCAGGAGCACGGCTCCCTTCGTTCGCTGCGGATCGGCTACCCCGTGCACGGCCAGAGCAACACCCGCGCCAGACGCCTATTCCCGCCGCAGGACGCTGCTGCGCGTTCTCCCACAGCCGTCTGCGCGCCCATCCGATCACAGTCCTCGCTTGTGCCCATGGCTTCGAGAAGGTCGACGGGATCGTCACCTGCACTTGAGCGCCTCACCGGGCCAAGAACTCAAAACCCCAGCGGCACGTCGTCGAGCTCGTGATAGCCGCCGACCGAGAGCGGCTGATCATCCATGGGGCTCAGCACGCCGAGGCTGATCGGTGGCCCCTGGTGGCGCTGCGAGACTTCGCAGAACGCCTTGGTGCATCCCGCCGCCTTGTGCTTGGCGATCTCTTCGGACCAGCGCCGTTCATCGATCGCTACCCGCAAGTCGGGCATGCAGGCGCTCGCGTGCACGAAGCTCTCGGGCAGCCGCGTCGACTTCCCCGAGCTCGCCGCCGCGGCGGCCTTCCGCCATGCGTACGTCCGGCAGTACTCCGGCCCTCGAGCGTTGTCCGCCCAGCAGCGGGCGCTCTCGAAGTCATCCGCGCTCGTCAGCGACCAGACCAGCCAGCGCAGCCAGTCCGCCGGCGTCGACCAGCTCACCACCTCGCCCTCACGCTTCTCGAGCGTTCCCCAGAACGCCTCCTCCTGGAACAGCTGCCGCCTGGCCACCTCGGCCTCGGCGGTCGTCGTCTTCGTCAGCCCCGCCCACGCGAGCAGCGGATCCTTCGCGGCCGCGGCGTTGTTCTTGCGCTTCGCCACCGAGGCGCCGCGGCGCAGCGCGATCTCGGCGGGGGTGAGCTTCGGCTTGGTCTTCTTCGCGCGCCTGGGCTTCGTCATGATGTCCCGGCTAAGCTGGCCCGCTGCACGCCATAGGTCATCACCGGCTCCCGCTGAGCGCGAGCGCGTCGAGCTCGGCATCAGCCGCGATGCCCCGCTTCAGCGCATCTCGCAGCGCCGCGACGACGGCCTCGGCCGAGATGCCGAGCAGCTTGGCGACGGTGGACACCCGACCGCGGAGCCGACGAAGCTGCTCCACGAGGACCCGCTCGAGTTCGAGCACATCCTCCGGCCGCGCGCGCACGCGAAAGCGCAATCCGAACGCGTCGACGTAAAGCTGGTAGATCGGGGCACGCTCCATCACGAGCTGCAGGTTGGTCCGGATCGGGAGCTCGCCCGGGTAGATGCTGGTGACCATCATGGGTAAGTGGGGTCGCTTGATGCTCATGCGATTGCCCGTCGGAATCGCGGCCGACCAATTTCATTCCCTCAGCCCTCGATGCAGACCTCCAGATCATCGAAGATTGTGCAGACTTGGCTGACTCTCTCGCACGGACAGGGTTCGGCGCAGCAGAACTTGGCCTCGCAGTCGGCTTCCTTGAAGAGCTGCTCAGGCAGACACGCCCGACTTTCGCAGTCCGCCGCCTCTCTGCATGCTGCCATCGTTGGCGGCTCGGGCTCCTCGATGATCGGCTCGTCGTCTCCGAGGCACCCGAACCCAAGCGCGATCACCATCACAACTGCTCTCCAGCGCATCGTCACGCAAGCGTAGCAGCGTTCTGCTCGGCCGAGCCCGAGCAGATTTTTCTCCTCTGCGCCGAGGCTGGCGCCTATCAATTCGGAAGCGAGTCAACAGCGAGTCAACAGCCAACACCAGAAACGACAAAACCCCGGCCAGCGGGGTTTCTGAAGAGCGGGAGACGGGATTCGAACCCGCGACATTCAGCTTGGGAAGCTGTCGCCGGTGCCGGCGCTCGGCGCCGTGGTAGTGATCCTGCACGTGACGCCGCGAACAACACGCTTGATCATCACCGCATGCGGTCGGCGGCAGCGCCGGCCCTTCTTGCAACCAAGCCGGATCGAGTCAACAGCGAGTCAACAGCGAGGTCCTCGCCGATGTCGCTGACCGACGCCAAGGTCCGCGCAACCAAGCCGGGCCCCAGGCAGATCGTGCTCACCGACGACCTCGGGCTCGAGCTGCTCGTCACCCCCGCCGGCGCCAAGCTCTGGCGCTTCCGCTACCGCGGCGGCAAGAAGCAGCGGCGGATCACGATCGGGCGCTACCCCGAGATCGGCCTCGCTGCCGCCCGCGCCGAGGCGGCCCAGCTCCGCGCGCGCGTGTGGGCGGGCGAGGACCCGGGGCGCCGCGAGCCCGAGCCGGCCCCGACAGCGGCGCCCGAGGCCGTCGAGCCCGAGAGCGTCGACGACGTCGTGGATCGGTACATCGTCGAGCACGCCGAGCCCGGGCTCGGCTGGAAGCGCAGCACCGCTCGGACCTACCGCTCGGCGCTCGCCACCTTCACGGCGTGGGCTGGGAGTTCCGGCGTGCTGACGGTCGCCGATGTCACCCCAGCCGCGCTCGCGCGGTTCCGGGCACACGTGGTCTCGATGCCTCGCCGCGCGAAGGCCAAGGGCGGGAGCCGGCGCGACGTGATCAGCACCGGCGAGCAGCGATCCGCGGCGGCGGTCAACTGCGAGATCAGGGCGGTCAAGACGATGCTGCAGGCGCTGCGCCGAGCAGGCACGATGCCCGAGCTCACAAGCGACGCGATCACCGACAACCTTGGCCTGCTCCCGCTTGAGCATGCCAGGCCTGATCCACTCCGCCCCGCGCAGCTCCGCGAGCTCCTGGCCGCGTGCTGGGATCACGACCTCGAGCATGAGCCGATCGGACCGCTGGTCGTGGTCATGTTGCTCGGGGGCCTGCGACTTGGCGAAGCGCTGCGGCTCGCCTGGGATGCGGTCGACCTCGACGAGCTCGTGGTCCGCGTGCGGGCTGGCAAGACCAACCGCGAGCGCGACGTCGACCTCAGCGTGTCGCCGGCCCTGGCTCGCCTGCTTGCCGAGCTGCGCGGCTCGACGCGCTCGGGTCCGGTGTTCGTGCACTCGCAGCAGACCGCCCTCGACGCTCGCCAACGACTGATCAGCCGCTACGGTGCGCCCGCGTTCCTGTGGTCCACCAGGCACTCTCGACCCGGCGATCGCTCAGCCCCAACGCTGCGCAGCACCTGCGGCTGTTACCTCACCAACGCCCCATCGATCTTCGGCGCTGCGTCGATCTACCGGAGCGCCGCGCAGCTCGGGCACTCCGCCGAGGTTGCGCAACAGCACTACCTCGGCACCCTCCGTCGGATCCCGCGCGACGCGACACGCTCGAGGCCGCGATGCAGATCGTCAGCGAGCTCGAGCCACCGAGCCGAGGTCGTCTTCGCATCGTCGGCGCGTGAGCTCAGAACAGGTTCTGCTGCCCGAACTTGAGGATCGGCCCGTACAGCGCGACCGAACCGCGGCGCCGGCCTGCGGCCTGCGGGTCGACTTGGATCTCGTGTGCGATCGCGATCAGCAGGTCGAACTCGTGCAGCCATTCGCCGAACTCCTTCAGCGTCAGCTCGTCCGCGCTGATCACCCGAGACCCGTCCAGCACCACCGCTCGCCGCCGCCGACCGCGACGACGCGGCCGAACTCGTCGTGCTGCAGATCAAAGCCCGCCCAGGCTGCGACGATGATGCCGGACGCGCCCCGGCCCGGCCTCGCCGCGCACGAGCTGCATCAGGTCCTTGTCGTTCGAGATCACGACGACCTCGAGCCCGCGCGCGACCGCGGCTTCGACGTAGGCGGCGACGAGATCATCGGCCTCGGTGTCCGGCTCGCAGATCACTGGCAGCCCCATCGCGCGGGTCAGCTCCTTCACGAGCGGCCACTGGCTGACGAGCTCGGGATCCTGTGGCTTGCGGCCCGACTTGTATTCGGGATAGGCGGCGTGTCGCCAGCCGTCGCCGTCGCCGTCGAACACCGGGACGATGTACCGTAAGCCGTCTTTGTAGAGCCGCCTCAGTACGCGCACCCAGCCGATCACGGCGTTGAGCGGCTGCGGCGGATCACCGCGAAGCGCCATCGTCTGCTCTTGCGGAACAGCGTGATAGAGGGTGTGACACTTGTTGGTCGCATCGAGAATGCAGATGCGCTCACCGTGCTGCGGGCCTCGGTGAAGCGGTGCAGTCTCGTCGATCACTTGCAGCCCTCGCTGCGCAGCATCGTAGCGGCATGGTCCGCTAGAACGCCGTCCCAGTCTTCGATGATGGGCACCGCTACGTCGAAGATCGATGGATTGATCACCTGTAGCCGTACGCCAAAACGAAACGCAGCATTAGGGATGTCGTTTGCGATGATGTAGCGCATGAAGCCAACGCACAACCGCTGCCTCGCGGATGCCACTCCCTCATTGTGGCACCGATGCACGTGCTGCTCGCCGCGGATGTTCGCTCCGACCGTGGCGTCCAGCGTGTCCGGGTCGAAGTAGCTGCCGGCGCGGTCGACTCGGAACGGGCACGACTTGCAGGGCCTCTTGCCATGCAGCACCACGGCGTTGGGTTCGATGGTCATGCATCTCCTCGGGCGGCGGTGTGGGCTTCGCAGGCTTCGACAACGCGAGCGCACATCGCCACGTCCATCTCGCCCATGTGAGCCTCGGGGATGTCGAGCTCGGTGGCGAGCCACGCGTAGGCTTCGCGGCGCTTCATGCCGCCTGACTTCCACAGCGGGTCAAAGGCTGCGTGAGCGCGCTCGCGAGCGCGCTTGGTCTCGGCGTTGGCGGGGACCCCGAGCGGCTTCCCGGTCGCCTTGTGAGCGCCGTGGCTGGCCTCGCAAAGAGGGTATCCAGTGCACCCGTAGAACGGGCCGTAGCGACTCCTCCGTAGCGCCATCGCCCGCCCGCAGTCAGGGCACGGATGGTCGAGGAGTTTGCCGTAGGAGATGGTCATAACGGCGCCGCCTCGTGGCTGGTCCAGCCCGAGTTAGTCTTCGAGCGCCCGGCGGCGAACTCGACCACCTCCGATTCGGTGAATCGCCGGAATCCGATGTCGCGCTCCCACATCCAGAGCCCTGACTCGTTCGGGGCTGTTGCTTTGAGGGTGTCGATCTCCAGCATCTCGGCGATGCTCACCGGAGGCGTGTCGCTGAACGAATCGTCGTCGATGAAGCTCGGCTCGAGCACGCCCATGGAATCCGGCTGTGGCCGGTAGAACACCATCTTGTTGGCTGTTCGTTTCATTCGTGGCTCAACCTGCGCGCCCCCGCGTCATTCCACGGGCTCGCGCAGCCACGGGATCCCTTGCTCCTCGAGCCACTCGTCGGGCTCGGTGCCGGGGCGCAGGTCGTATCCGCGGTCATCGACAGGGTCGATCATGAAGGTCAACGTCGGCTCCCCGCGCTGGTGCTCTCGCGTCCACACGGTCACGCCGTAGGGCTTGTCGTCCATGCCGCCGCTTCGCCCGCGATGCCCGATCGAGCTGGGCACGTTGAAGGCCAGCGCGCCCGGGTAGTCGAGCCACGTCAACCAGCCCGAGCCCGTTTTCAAGTAGCACTGCTGCGTCGTGTACAGGCACACGACCGGAGCGCACTGCAAGCAAAGCGCTGGCATCGAATTCTCGGTGTCGTATTCGGCCCGCGCCGGGTACTCGCCGGCTTCGATCATCGCGTTGGTGAGCTGCTTGCGGATCCTCGCCTCCGCCTTCGTGACGGTCGGCTGCCCTCCTTCTTTCTTGGGTGGCCCCGACGCCTCTGGCCATTCCGGCCGCGTGGCCGCGCGCGCCTGCGAGAACGCAGGATTGCCGACGATGATGTCGAACTCGACGCGGTCGCCGGACCACACCCACACGCCGAGCTCGTCCTGCACCATGCCGAGGGCCTCGTGCCAGTCGCCGATGATGACCCTGTCGGCGTGCCGGACCAGCCACGGGCGCTCGTCGGGCTCGTAGTCCACGGCCGTGATGTGGACCTCGAAGCCCATAATCTCGGCGATCCGCCGAACCTCGGACGCCCAGACGCCAGCGCCAGCGCAGATGTCGAGCACCCTGATCACGCGGGTCTGGTCGCCAAGCTCGATGATCGGGCCCTGCCAGTTCGCCGCGGCCTCGCCGATCCTCGTGCTCACGTCGGCTCGCCCGACAGCTGGCCAAATGCTGGGCTCCTTCGACTGGCCAGCGAAACGCTCGAGCAGCGCCGCGCCGCCCCTGACTTGGACGGACCCCTTGAAGACCCGCTCGAGCAGCGCCCGGCACACGAACCGCGGCGTGAAGTCGGCCTCGCGCTCGCGCAGCCGGGCCACCGCTGCAGCTGACGCGACCTTCGCCAGAGCCGACGCCTCGGCCTCGCGCTGCTCGAGCTCCGGGAACAAGGTCACAGACACATGCACTCCCGCTCGCGCCAGTGCGTGGGCGTGTAGAACACGTGCACGTCGGTGCCGTCGATGAACCAGAGGCGCCCGCTCCGACGCAGGCTCTGCACGTTGCGGACGCCGTCGTCATCATCGATCTTGGTCTCGACGAGAACATCCTCGGGTGCCGTCTCGATCGGTCGCCAGGGCTTCATGGCTTGTTCGGCTCCTTGGTTCCGTTCGTGTTGAGCACGCCGATGCCGCTACCGCCGAGCACAAGGTCGGGCTCGGGCTCGCCGTCGTCTTCGTCCATGCCAGATCGGGCAGGCACGTTTCCGCAACATCCATTGGCCATGCAGCTGTCGCAGAGGTTCTTACTGCAGACGGCGCAGTAGTCGTGCAGGTCGTAGCCTTGCGTTTTGGCGTGGCATTGTTCGCACTTCATGTTGACCACCGGGCCCCCTTCGCGCGCAGTTTGGCGAGGCGCTGGGCTTCACGCTCGGCGTCGCGTTGACGCAGGTTCTCGAGGAACCCGCGCGCGGCCACGGCCTCCGCTGGGGTCGGACGCGTGCACAGCTTGGGATCGGTGGGCGCTTCGTCGAGGTCGGACGCGTAGAGGCGCTCGTCGTAGCCGTCGAGCCCGTCACGATCCGAGTCTCCGTCGTAATCGTCGATCACCGGCCATCTCCGGGAGGAAGAAGCCCGCTCTCGGTGAACGACAGCGAGCGTGAGGCGAGCTCGCGCAGCAGCTGCAGGTGTTTGGCTTGGACGGTTACCTGGTCTTGCACGCGCGGCGAGACCAAAGGGCCGCGCTCGCTATTCCTTATGCACAGTTCCCAACGGCCAGAGCGGTCAGTCGACCCACAGCGACAGGCCCCTCATGTAGTCCGCCAGCTGCCCGATCTTCAGTGTGTTCATGTTCGGCGACTCCAATCGGGCGAGCCCGTCGAGGATGTCGACGACCAGCTTGAGCTGTCGACCGGTCGGCGTGGCGACTGGGATTTCTCCGCGCGCCTCAAGCTGGCGCTCGAGCACGCGGATCCTCAGCTGCATCGCCGCGACAAGGCGGCGCAGATCCTGGAGGGCGACCTCGGGGTCGTGCTCCTCGGACCGGTAGGGAGTCCCGCGCCCCAGCTCGCGAGGAGGGCGAGGGCGCAAGGCGGCAATGAGTTGGGAGATCAACCCCATGTCAGCCACACAAGAAAGCGAGAGGGGCTGGTGAGGTAGGGCGTTGCGGTGATGCTCATGACTGGCTCGTTCTGCGGGATTTGCTCCGCCCTCGTGCGCTGACCGGGGTCGACACGCGAGGGCGAGGCCAAAGCCTCGCGATGATCAGGCGCTGGCGACCTCGCTCCGGCTCACCAGCGTCACGTTGGGAACGAGGCCGGACCCGACCATTGAGCGCGCACCAGTGACGGGGTCGTTCCACCGCCCGGTTTGGAGCGGGAGGTTGGCGTCGAGCCACTCTCGACGCTCGAACAACCCAGCGGGGATGGGGAGCCCGTGCGCCCGAAAGGTTAGACCGTGGTAGTCCTCGGCGAGATCCGGATCCGCGCTTAGCTCAGCGGCAATGATATGCAGTGCGGCGTTGGTCCAAGCGATGGACTCGGCAGAACTCGGAGCCTCGACTGACCGCCAGATGCAGTAGCGCACCAGCCAGTCCCAGTCATCGTCGAGCAGACGGAGCGCCCCCACGACGTGCGTGGGCGCAGGCGTCATCTCATCGACGCCACCGAAAACCCAGGCGATCGCAGCATCCCAAGCCCCGCCATCGCTCGCATGGTGACGGCCTTTGCCGAGGTGCCGCGCCCACGCCATCCGCTGCGTGGCGCCGCCGTAGAGCCCAAGTCGTCCGCCCGAACCGTGCAACTCGACAGCCGCGATAGCGCGGAGGCAATCGACGACGCCCGTGCTCAGCTCAATGCCGCCCTGCAGATCCATGGCATCGACAAAACGGGCCTCGCCCGCGTCTGGACCCGACGAACTCCACGCCTCGGGGTCTACGAGGTCGATCGCCAACTGGGCAAGCGCCCACTCGACGCATCGCACCCGGGAGGCATGCCGCTCCGGGGCTCGAGCTTCGATGCGAAGCGAGCGAGCTGGCTCGGGCCATTCCGAGCCAGGGTCATGATCGGCACGAACGAGCGCAGGGGCGGAGGCGAGGATGGTGAAGGTGGTTTCGGTGGTCATTGTTGGTTTTCTTTCGTGCCCCTCATCCGCGGGGCCGGGCGGTGCCGCGTCATGCGGCTCAACAGCTGTCGTAGTTCGCGGCGGATCGATCCCCCGACGTCGAAAGTATTTTCGCTATTCCTTCGCGCGCCGTCGCAGCTCACGGGCCGCTTTCGATCGCGCGGGGTTCTTCAGGTAGAAGAACTCCGTCTCGACACCCAGCAGCTTCGCCCACCTCGCGACCATCTCTGGACTCGGCCACTTTGGGGATGGGCGGTCGCCCAGGATCCCGCCCTTGGTCGGATGGGTGTACTTTCGCAGTGCGACCTTGCACACCGCAGGGCTGCCTTTGGACATCCCAGCTGCAGCAGCGAAGTCGGCCGGCTCCCAACCGAGGATGGACAGGGCCTTCAGCAGATTGCTGCCTGGCCGAGCGCGCAGTTCGGCCGTTGCTTCACTGACGGCGTCACTCATCGAGCTTGCTCCCGCCGGCTCGGGGAATGAAGTCTCCGTCCGCGTATAAAACACCGTCCGCGTCGATGTGAGTCGGGAACATGCCCTTGGCGACCGCGCGCGGATCGAAGTGCGCGGGCTCGGCCGAGGGCTTGGGCTCGGGCAGAGGGCCAGCGTCAAGGATCGCGGGTCGACCCGGGATCCGGATGACCGCCGATGTGGCGCAGCTTAGCGCCCGCGTGGCGAGCTGCTCAACATTGGAGACGTGGCGGCGGTAGGCTGCCATCTCCTCATCGACGTACGCGAACGCGGCCAGGAACCCGTGCGTGAACGCGGCCTCGCCATCCTGCCGAACCTCGCCACGCTCGAGCGCGAGAGCGAAGGCGCGCTCCGCCATGATCTCGACCTTGCCTTGACTCGTGGTCATGCGCTTGCGCTCCGCTCGGTCATGCGCGTGCTCGCGCGGTTGCCCGGCTCGGTGTCGCCGTCGCGCACGAAGCCGATCTCGCTCGCGTGATCGTGCAGCAGCTTGTGCAAGATCCTGCGGCCTCGGTAGATCCGGCTCATGACCGTGCCGAGCGGGCACTCCATGTAGTCGGCGATCTCCTTGTAAGACAGGCCTTCGAAGTCGGCGAGGGTGATCGCTAGTCGATAATCCGTCGGCAAAGAGTCGAGGGCTTCGAGGACCCGGGCCTGCGTGACCCCGGCGGAGACGGCCTCCTCGGGGCCCGGCGGATGACTGTTCGAGTTGCCGAGCGCGACGGTGTCGCCGATCGCGTTCATCTGCGAAGTCACGTCGCTCTCGAAGCGACGCTTGCGACCCCGGCGGTGATAGCCGGTGATGAACGTGTTGCGCACGATCGTGAACATCCACGCCTTGATGTTGGTGCCCGGCTGAAACGAACTCCAGAACCGGAAGGCCCGCACCAGCGAGTCCTGAACGAGATCCTCGGCTTCCTCCGGGTTTCGGGTCAGGCGCATCGCCGCGCCGTAGAGGTTGTTGTAGAGAGGCAACACAGCCGCCTCGAACTCGCGCCTCGCGGCGGCTGGCATCTCGATGTGGGCGCTCATCAGGGTGCGCTCGATTCTGGTTTAGTCGTTGGATCTTGGGTGTTTGTCACGGGTGTGGTCGATCCTGTCTGGGTCTGCACGATGCGATGCAGCTGGGTCGGCCTGTATCACGGAACGACACCACCACGTCGGAGAGCACGCTCACCCGACGCTCCGCTGCTCGGTGACGAGCTCGACCCCGGCGAAGGCGGCCGCGGCCGCGATGCGGTCGCTGATCGAGTCGGGCACGGCGAGGCCGCTCGCCGGGTTGACGATCGCGCGCCCCGTCATCGCGGCCAGGAGGGCGCAATCCCGGGCCTTCATCAGGCCGCCAACGCGGGCCTTCGGCTCACTGGCGATGGTGATGGTTGAGCGGTGCTTCCCGGCGCCGACACGCACCGACCAGGCAAGGCCCGTGCGGCGACGGAGGAGATCGCGATACGCGACCACGGCCGCATCGACGTCGGCGGCGAGGCCAGGCAGCCGGCGGACCTCGAGTTCGTCGAGCACAACCGGTGCCGGCGGCCTCACCCGAATCGCGTCGGCGAGGATGACCTGCAGCGCGAGGTCGATGCGCAGCACCGTGGTCGTGTTCGCCCCGTAGGTGGCGATGAGCCGCTGTCGCGGGGCTGGACCTCGGACCGCGGCGGATAGCGGCTCCGGGGAGATCGACGCCGGCACGCCTTCGACCGTCATAGTGACGGTCTCCTCGAGCGACGCGCCCGAGCGGAAAAGCTCGTCGAGCAGACGCCAGCGCGACGGCGACATCTTGGGTTGTGGACATTGGTAGGTCATGGCGTGGGCCTCGGCTCGGAGTCGGCGAGCATGGCTCTACGCCCGCGCAGCCATGTCGACCGACGAGACGATCCCGTCGAGGGCCGACCGCATGTCGTCGCTGCCCCGGCCGAACGCGTGTTCCAGCGCGCGAATGAACGAGTCCGAGCACCAGCCGTCGAGCGGAGCGCTGCCGGTCCCGTAGTGCGTGTTCGACTGCCGGTACAACTCGACATCGGCGTCGACGGTCGTGGTCCCTGCATGGCGGCATAGGGCCCAACCGGCTTCAAGTCGCTCGATGTAGCCTCCGTCGAAGACATCGCGTTCACCGATGTCGAGCAGGCCGAGCAGGTCCGCATCAAAGTGCAGCCCGTGAGCAATGCCCATGTCCAGCACAGCACCGTCCGCATCGCCTTTGCAGCTGGCGATCAGCTTGTAGCTCGGAACGGTGACCCGCACTCGAGCGATGGCGACCTCACCGTCTGCATCGACGCTCAGCACGGCGATGATCGTGCGCTTAGTCGGAGGTTGGTCGGTCTCGGTGACCGTCAGCTCATCGCGGGTGCTGCCCTCGACACGGGCGAGTAGGTCGGCGAGATCGAGGTAGCCGGCCGCGTGGGCGTAGGCATCGAGCGCGGCGGCCTCGGTGTCGGCGGTAAAGATGCCCATGTCGGTTTCGTTGGCGTGGATCTGGTAGCTGGTCATTGGCGGTGTTCCTTGTAGTTCGTCTGGTCGTCTGTCTACTCGCCCGCGGAGATGCGGAGCACTTGCTGGCCGGCGCGGTCGATCCAGACGCGGTCGCCGACGTCGACGGTGACGCCATCCGCGACGGGCACGAGCAGACAGCCGGCGTAGGCGTCAGCGTGCATGCCGGCGGCTTCGGCCTCTTCTTGCGAGCCGACGAACTCGACGGTCGCGCGGTTCGGGGTGACGTCGGAGATTAGGGCGTAGGTCGGGTTGGTCATGGGTCGGGTCCTTCTACTGGCGAAGCCCCGCGCGGACGTCTCCGGCGGGGCTGTGGTTGAGGCGCTCTCGAACTCAGCGCTTGGGGACATGGCCGAAGGCGGCGGCCTCGCGAGCAACCCGCTCCGCGACGCTCTCCCGACGTGAGCTCTTGCGGAGCCCAAGAGCGCTGCCGCTGCTGCGAGTCAGCCGAGCACTACGCTCGGTCGGCGTGTACGCCGGCTGCTGAACGGGGATGCAGGCGACAACGACGAAGAAGAAGTGCGTCGGGGTGTTCATGCTTCACCCGGTATAGTCCCGCGGGGACTATACGTCAAGAGGTTGTTTTCGCGCTCGTTTGGCCGGTCCGAGTGTCGCGCGGTCCGAGTGTGCTACATCCGCGCGCCGAGCTACTGCGCGAGCGGATGCCGAGCACGCTGAGGCCATCCCGGACTGCGCAGCGCTCGGACCGCGGCTCAGTACGGGCCTTCTGGTGCGCACTTATTGGATGGCCGATCTGTCGAGATGATCGTCGGGGCGCAGATGACCCGCAGCGTGTGGGTCTCGTTCGACCTCCGTTGCAAGAGGTCAGCAATCGACCCGCGTGGATCGGGAAGGTCGCCTGCCTTGTGCATGCGCCCAAGGCAGGCGAGGTCCGAGGCGAGCATCTCGCCACCATCTGGTCCGAGATCGACACCGAGCAGCCCGACAGCTCGGCAGATCTCGGCGTGCGATTCGCTGTCGAGACGATCGACTCGATGATGGATGTCGAGCCGTCCACTGCGTACAAGCGCTGCGTCCATCAGAGGCCCGTCGCCGTGCCGGTTGTCGGGTGCGGTGTTGCTCGTGCAGATCGTAATCACGCCGGCTCCGGTGAGCGCGTCGAGCAACTCGAGCAGGGAGACATCACCGATCCGATCGATGTCGTCCACGATCACCGCCCCGGGCGACAGCCGCACGAGCGCGTGGGTCATGTTTCGAGACACGTGCTCGGCCGAGAGCCGGAAGTATCCACCCGTGCATTCATGGGCGATCGAGCACGCGGCCGTTGTCTTCGCACTACCTTGCGGTCCGTAGAGCAGGACCGACGTGGCAACGTTGGCGACGACGTACTTGCGAATCCGGTCGGATAGCATGCGCTCCGAGTTCGTCAGCGCACGTGTGTTGGTTGGGCGGTCAGCCTCGACGCGGAGGTATCCCTCCGTGGTCTCGGTCAACACCGCGCACGGGAGTCGGCGAGCGAACTCTTGCTGAATTATCTCCCACAGATCGGCCTCACTTCCGCGGATCTCCGTGTGCCCGTCGACGGACGCTTGTCGCGTGCCATCGGACGAGTTCTCGCAGCACACCCATGTGTGCCCGACACGGTTCCACCTCGGCTTCATGTCGAACACCGAGTGCATCAGCCGCTTGACCTCCATGCTGTGGATCACCGTCGTCTCGTCGGAGACGGACGTCCAGATCTTGGCGTACCTGGCGATGACGCCAACCGCTGCGAGAACCTTTACAGCGCGGTTCTCGATCCCGAGCCCACGCAGACCTTCGAGGACTGTGCCCGATTCGACCTGCACCCAATCGAGCGCGCGGTGGATAGCGAGCCTCCGCTTGAACGGATCCATCACCGCAGCTCCTTGGCGAAGCGCTGCGTCACGAGCACGACGCCGAGCCCTCGCTTGCGCCCGCTGTCCATCAGCTGGATCACCGCGCCGCGGCTCGCCTGCTCAATCAGCAGGCGGGTCGCGTGGCTCTTGCCGCCGCCGCTGTTGCTGCACACGAAGAGGCGATCGCTCACCACCTTGAGCGGGTCGAGTTGTACCGGCGTCGCTCCGGGTGCGGTCAGGACGATTGGCGTGAAGGTCTGCGTCACGGCGCGCCGACCGAGCGTGGTGCTCGCCTATTCCCCTGGCGCGGCGACGCGCGATTCGACAAGCGCGAGGCGAACGGGCTCAGACCAGGCGCCACCCTCGACTATCACCGGCTCGCCGAGCATCGCTCGGAGGATCGTCGCACCGTGAGCTCGCCCGTCCGCCTCCAGCCAATCGGCGATCACATAGGCGTCGGAAACCGCGAGCCGGGTGTGGCCGATCAGCTCCATCCCGAACGCGATCCAGATGCGGAGCGAGTGCACCGAGCTCGCGCCGATCCGCGTCGAGGCCCTGACCGCTGCGAGCGGCTGCGCCTGGCACCATCGATCGACGTGCGACCTGCAGATGGGCAGCGCAGCGCAGGCCCATGCTCGGCAGGGTCGGGCGTTCGTGCTCGCCGTGCCGGGGATGGTGGTGCTGCACCTGGTCTTCGCGCGGGCCATGCTCAGCCCTTCGCATCCGGCTCGTAGTAGTGGACCACCATGCACCCGTCGTCGGAGACGCGGGTGCTCGGCTTGGGCAGCGTAGCGAGCAGCCGCTCAGACTCCGCGAGCACGCGCTGCGCGTCGCCAGCGTCCTGCGTGTGCCACTTGCAGCTGTTGGCCGCGCGCCACAGCAGGTGGTTGGCGTCGTGCAGCAGTGCCGCGAGTTGCAGTTCCACAGTGTTGTTGGGCATGTCCTGTCCACGGTCGATGGTGTCGCGCTCGGCGAACATGCTCAGCTCTTCTCCGCGAGCACGCGACCGTGTCCGAGCCGAGCTCGGCGACCGTTGGGGTCCGGCAGCTCGATGTCCGCCGCGGATTCGTAGCCGGCCGACCACGCATCGTTGTCGATCGTCGCGCCCGTTGACTTGGCGGTGTTGAACGGCGTCGCGCCGTAGGAGTCCGACAAGAACCGCGTCGACTCTTCGACCGCCTCGGTCAGCACCATCGCCGCGCTCATGCCCAGCTCGGCGCCTTCGTCCGCCGCCGCTTGGAGAGCTGCGTTGTCTTCCTTCGCCATCCTGTTGCGCAGCCCCGCGACGCAGCCCAGCCGCGCCGAGTTGAGCGCGGTCTTGCCCATGCCCTTGGCGATCTGCCGCGAGTTCTTGTCGACGGAGTTCAGCAGCACGCGATAGACGTAGATCGCTGCGTCGGCCATCGTGCCGCGGCCTATCATGACCAGGCGTTTCTCTCGGACGATCTCGTACTCCAGCGCGCTCCCTCGATAGCGATTCGCGTCGTGCTCGACTCCACGCGGTGATCCACCGCCAGCATGCGCCGCGCTCTTGATCTCCCAGGTCTTGAGCGGGTTCGCGTAGAGACCTTCGAGCACGAGCCACGGTCCATCCTCGTGTTCCTCGACCACGGCCGTGCCGCGATGCTCGAGGCTGGGCCAGGCGTCGCAGATGGCGAGATCGAGGTTGATCTCGGATGTGTGCACCGCGATGGCGTAGCGCTCGGTCGACCACGGCACGCAGCCGTGTGCCTTCGCTACAACCCACGCGAGGGACCATTTGTAGCGAGGCTGCTTCGCGCCACCGATCACGACATCGGAGGGTCGGGTGACGAGCGGATCTTCAGCTTGGAAGTCAGCCGACGACCGCAGCTCGAGATGGTATTTGCGGGCAAGAGCGTTCGCTCGCGCGAGCGCGTTCTCGGCCTCTTCGGTCGTGCCGGCGTTTTCGGCCAGCAGCTGCAGTTTCTCCAACTTCGCTACGACGTCCATTAGATCAGCTCCTCTTGTTCACCCAATCGAATCAGCTCTCGAATCTTGGCACGCGCTGCGAGCGATTGCTCGTCGACGCGAGCGCGTGCGGACCAGTCGATCAGCGGCGTGATCGCATCTTCGACGAGCTGCTGTAGCACGTGCGCTGGCAGGCCATCGAGTTCGTAGGCGAGCTCGCCGTACTCCTCGGTGTACGCCGCAGCGCGCGGATCGTCTTTCTTGTCGGCGCGCCCAACCTTCAGAGCGCGGCCGAGAAGCCCGTGCGCCTCTGCTTGCTGTGGCGTCAGGCCGAGCCGCTGCACGTGGACGTCCTCGCCGCTCAGCTCCGTCAGCATCTTGCGGATGTACTTCGGCATCGACACACCCGACGGGTCGAGATCGGACAGCACGAAGACGATCTGGCGCTGGTCCAGTCCGGCGTAGTGGATCTGCCGCTCGCTCCCGCGGAACAGAGAATCGTGCGACGTGAACCCGCCGCACGTCACCAGCGGCACGCCGAGCTTCGCACACACGGGCCACACGATGGCCTCGAGCGCGGCCTGCTCGAGCCAGACCTCAATGCGGAATTGCTGGCCGGCGTTGGCGTCGAACCGGAAGGACGCCGCGAGCTGGTCGAGCGCGGCGCGGATGCTCGTGTTGTAGCCCGGCAGCAGGGGCTCGCGCGTGCGGTCCTCGATCACGTTCCAGGCGATCCGGCCGGTGACTCGGCCATCGCGGATCGCCCCGAGTATCGACTTGTAGGCCTTCTGCCCGCTCTCGACGACACCATCGTTGACGGCCCTGTAGTAGACCTGGCGCACCGTGACGGGCCCGACCTCGGCGAAAGCTCGCTCGACGATCTTCGCTATGGTCGCGATGAACTCGGCGCGCTCGGGCGTGAAGCGCTTGTCCTCGATCGCTTTGTAGTAGGGGACGATCATCCTTCGGCACCCCCGCGAGAAATACCCGCGTCCTTGATCCCGAGGATGTTTCGAGCGCAGTCGCATCCGAACCAGAACCCGTGCTCGGTGCCCGCTTTGTTGGCGATCAGGACCGGCACGAACCGTCCCGATGGGATGCTCTTGCCGCATGCTTCGCAGTCCCGGTCGGCGAACCGACTCAAGCCGAACACCGTGCCCGCTGGCCACTTCACGAAGTAGACCTTGACCATCTTGGGCGCGCCGTCGGAACGAAAGACGAGCGCGAAGTTCTTGTCGCGTTCCTGCTCCCATCGCCAGTCGATCGGGGCCATACGGCGCGTGGCCAGGTCGAGATCGATCCCGATGTCCTGCAGCGTCGCGGTGACCTTGGGACTCAGCCCGATCTCAGTGTAGACGGGCAGCGGTCGGCTCGCGTCCAGGTCGGTGTAGATATCGCGCAGCACGACCATGAGCCGCAGCCACGCTCGGGTCACTTCGACGGAGATCTTCGGGGCGATGGCTTGCAGGTCGTCGTCCGTCGCCACGTCCAGCTCTTCGGCGCGTAGGCTCTGCCCGTGCTGGGCAGCGAAGTAGACCCGCCATAGCGCTTCCCTGCGCGCGTCGCCGTGCACCAGGCCAGGGCTTTTCATGTGCTTGCCGGCGGTAAGACCCTTATTGATGCCCTTGTCCGCACGCCGACGGCCGTGGCTCAACCACGTGCCCTGTTCGGCGCTCGCTCGGATGACCGCGATGCTGTCCGTGAACATGGTCAGCCGCGCCCCCGTGAAGTGGCCGGAGAGGATTGCAACGTCCGCGTCATCGAGAGTCGGAAGGGGCTCGGTCATGTGGCGGTGACCTGACGCGGGCGCCGCCTATTCCCGCAGCTCCTGTGCGCCGTGCCAGCTCTCGGGCACCTGTTGCTCGAATGTGAAGTTGGCCTGCATGATACCTTCGGCCATGCACCGACGGAACCGACCCGCAATCTCCCACCCCAGATCCGTCAGATCGAACAGCGGCGCAACCGGATCGTCTTTTATGAGCAACAGCACCCCGTCGTTGACCATCTGCATCATCGCATCCCAGGTCGTGTGCGTATGGGCGGAGCGGAGCGCTTGTTGATAACCACCGACGAGACGGCGCTCGAGGTAGTAGATCTCGCACCAGTGGATTTGGGTGTAGCTGTCGAACTTCGTGCTCACGCGCCACGGACAACACCCTGGATGCGGCTATTCCTGCGATCCGCTGGACGTGTCCTCCGCTGGTAGCTCGAGCTGTTTGCCATGGAGCTTCGGACGGACAAATCGCTTGCGCCCTGGGCCCGTGCAACCCGGAGTCTCGTGTTCTGCTCGGGTCCATACCCGCCCAGCTGCATCGATTACGTGCGTCCACTCCTCGTCGTCGGCTCGGCATGTGACCCAGCCGGCCGATGGTCCGCGGCGCACTCTCAAGGCCGCGCCCCGAGCGAGAGCTGCTTGACGGCATTGGGCCCAATGACCTCGGTGCCGTCGCACGACCGCCCCATCTTCGTCGCGTTGACGGAGTACCTGCTCACGCAGCTGCCGTCGATCGATGTCACGCCGTAGTCGCTACACAGCGCCGCCTTGCGCTCCCCGTTGACGCGGCCGACGTGCACCCGCACGCCGAGGTCGAGCCCGAGCTGTGCCCATTGATCAACCGTCTTCCACTTCCAGTTCGGCGTGCCCTTGCCAGCGGTGCCGCCGACGAAGATCCCGAAGCCGTGCTCGAGCAGGACATCGCGGACGCGAGCGACGGTCATCCCGTCCTGCACAGCGAGCAGCCAGCTGACGTTTGCCGCGATGCCGCTCCGGTGCTTCGACCACCACGCCAGCGACCTCGCCAGCGAGGCCTCGCCAGCGCCAACGATGTCGGGCAACACCGAGAACGTCGAGCCCGTCCCGAGCCGCTCGAGCAGCTGCATGAACGGTCGCTCTTGCCAGGCCTCGCAGGACACGTGGCAGGGCCACACGCCGTTGTCGAGCACGTAGGGCAAGCCCGGCACCGGCTCGGTGTACCCGCTCATGTCGTCGAGCTTGAAGCGCTTGAGTTCGCCGGGCTTGCTCACCACGCGCGCGCTGACCGGGGAGAGCAGCGAGCCGAAGTCGTGCTTGTAGCAGGCGGCCACGCTGCGGGCGTTGGTCGGCCGGCACACGTAGAGCCGGAGCGGGGCGGAGCACGGGCGCAGGGACAGGCGGCGCGGGAGATGGGCCTCGGTCAGCCGCTCGCCCTCGAAGCGGACCTCGAAGCCCAGGCGCACGAGCAGGCCCGCGCTGTGCTCGAGCCCGCCGGAGAACTCGGACGGCAGGAGCTCGCGACCCAGGACCCTGCGCGCCGCGGCACCGACCGCCGCCTTCGAGTCGAAGTGTGTCGCTCAGCGCCTCCGCGATGGTCATTGCTGGCCGCACCGTCTCGGGGTCGTAGCCGCAACCGTGGTGCCCAAGCGATCCGCAGCCAGGGCACCGCCGGTCGAGATCGAGCTGCAACTGCTCGCCGTCCGTCATTGCGCATACCCGGCTTCCTTGCACAGCGCGACCATCTTGGTCGCGGTGATCCCCAGCCGCGCGTGCATCTCCTTGACGAACCAGGTGTGCACCTTCGCTGCTCGCTGCTCGGGATAGCCAGCGATCCAAGCGTCCGCCCGCTCCCGAACTGCGACGAGCAGCGCCTCGCGGTGCTCGCCGGGCATCGCCTCCGGGTCCTCGCACCAGGCCGTGACGAGACCGTGCAGGCCGAAGTCGGAGATGGTCTCCGCAGCGCACTTCGGGCAGATTACCTCATCGTCTCCCGGTTCCCCGGCGTTGTGCGGGAGAGGAGCGACCCATTCGCCATGCCCACTAGCCCATCGGTCTGCGTGCGGTCGATAGAGCCCCGTCCGCTCGCCGTCGTCGACATCGTACGCGTCGACCACCATGAGGTCGCCCTTCTGCCGAACGAACTGCTCGTCGCAGAAGGAGCAGTGCTCGCCGTCATCGTCGGGCACCCGCTCGCCTGTGCGCTCGTCGTGGAAGGTGTCGCCCTCGACACCGCCCGCGAACGGATCGGGCGTCGGACCATGCACGCGGCGATAGCCCATGGCGAGCAGGGCTGCGTCGGTGAGCGGCGTTTTCTCGAGGTCGGACCCCTTCATGCCGTGCTCCCACCCGTCGACGACCGTCACGCCCTCGGCGATCCAAATCCGGCCCGGGACCGAGGCAGGCTCCGCGTACGCGGAGACGGACGGCAACCCGTCGCTGCCGCCAGATTTGTGGTGATACAGCGTCGACTCGCGCTCAATCCAGTCGCAGTCGTGCTCGTCGATCGGCTTGCGCGTGACGATCTTGCGTTTCTTGCAAGTCGTGCATCGCTTCGGATTCGCACGCTCGACTGGCTGCCGCTTGTAGCAGCTCGTGCAGATGTCGAACTCCGGGTCGCGGGTCCAGACCGAGAACGGGATCCAAGCGCCGCAGCTCTCCAGGTGGTAGACGACGCAGATCGGCTCGGGTCCTGAGTGGGGTCCCGGCTCCCACGCTGAACCCCAGACGATCGAGCCGTCTGGGTTTTTCACGAATCCGCTAGCTGGGATGTCTTGTTTGCTCATTTGTCGCCAATGCCGTTGAGGTATTTCATGCGCGCCAAGACTCGCCAGTGGTCGGGTACGGCTGCTCGAGCCAGTAGCGCCCGCCCGTCTCGTCGACCAGGAGGAATAGCCTGTCGGACCAAATCGACACGCTCGCGCGCCAGATCGAGCCATCCGAATCGAGCAGATCGTAGACCCAATATTGGCCGACCAGGTCGACCAGGTCGGCTAGAACGAAGATGGCATCGCGCGTCCCCTCGCAGCGACGTCCGTGCATGGTTGGATTCATGCGAACTCGCACCGGCTGCTCTGGGGTAGGGACCTCGACGACTCGTGTGGACACGCCGCCCGGACCGCGACGCGGCGACACCTATTCCCCGGTCGCTATCCGCCGAACAATTCGAGCTGCTCGTGGGCTCGGGGCCGAAGCTCGACAAGTCGCGCAGACACGCCATCGAGAGCGACGTCTCGATCACCACCAGGGAACCACTCCTCTGGGTGTCGATCCCAGTACCCGGCTGACGCGGGCTTGAACATCTTGATCTCGAGTCGCCGGCCCGCGTGCCCGAGCACCATGATCTCGGTCTCGCGTTCGAGCGATTGCGGCCGCTCGAGCACAACGGCTTCGAGCACGCGGGCGAGCGTGGCGACGACGACCCGCGACCCAGGCTCCGCCGAATGCCAGATCATCCAGTTGATTCGCCGCGATTCCCTCGTGTCGACTGCATAGAACAGGTCGCGCGCGCGTTCGCTGGGCAAGCCGTTCACTCCCCAGACGCCAGGATCCGCGTGAGCAGGGCCTCGACCTGCTCCTCGTTGCGGCGCCCGGCCTGCTCGATGTACGGCAGTCGCGGCATCGGCAGCGCGCGGAGCTCCGTCGCCGACACCTGGGTGGTCCCGCTGATCATGCGGATGTACTGGTCGTAGAGCTGCGAGTTGAGGATCGCCGCGAGCCCGCGGGCCTCGCCTACGCCGATGCCCTCCGGCTGCAGCTGGTCGCCGGTCCGGTGGATGTAGTTCAGGTGGTTCTCGAGCCCGATGCTCTTGTAGTCCCAGTCCTTGGCGATCAGCGGCGCGGCCGTGATCCGGCGCGCGTCCTCCTTCGCCGATACCCTCCGCACGAGCACGTAGTTCTTCAGCGGCGTCAGGTTGAGCGAAGGTGTGCGCACGCGCTCGGGCTTGCGGAAGCCGTCGACCGGCCAGGTCACCGCCCCGCGCTTGACGTGCTGCATCCACAGGAGCGGGACCCCGGGCCCAGTCTCGTTGACGCCCGCGAGCTCGGCGGTGCAGCGGAACGGCACGACCGGCCCCGTGCTCACCTTGAGCCCGAGGCTGGCGATCGTCGAGTCGAACCGGCAGATCTTCCGCCCGGCCTCGAACTGTTCGAAAGTGCTCGGCAGCGCGAGCGCCCCGTTGATGTTCAAGTCCTTGCGCTCGACCACGAAAGCCGCGTCGCCATACCCGAGCCTCGACTCCGGGTAGCCCGAGGGCAGATCATCGAGCCCGGCCGACGACGAGATCACCACCGCATCCTCGGCGGTGGCGCGGCGCTTCTCGTACACGACCACGATGCTCTCCTGCAGCACGTCGTCTCGACCAAAGGCCATCCGCCGCGAGTCGAAGGTGTGCACCGAGTCGAGCTGCATCATCTCGTGGAACTGCTCCCGGAATCGCCGGAAGTACCAGCCGGACAAGTAGCTGCGCGGGACCACGAAGCACAGCCGCCCGCCCTCGCGCAGCAGCCCGGCCGCCACGGTCATGAACCGCGCGTAGATGTTGGGCGCGTCGCCGCTGCGCCTGTCCTTGGGCGAGAGCTTGAAGTACGGCGGGTTCGCGATCGCGATGTCGAACGGCTCGCTGCCGAAGCACAGCTTCGAGAGGAAGTCGCCGCCCATCCACTGGGTGTCGATCCGCTTGCCGAACCTGGCCTTGGCGCTGGCGAGCGAGTCGGTCAGCTGCGAGCAGGCGTCGCGCTCGTGCTCGACGCTCACGAGTTCGACGCGCGCGACCTTGCGCCGCTCGAGCAGCTCATCCGCCAGCCCGAGCCCGAGCGAACCGGTGCCGGCGCCGGGGTCCAGGATCCGCACGCAGCGATCCACGGGCCCCGCTGCTGCGGCCTGCGCCATGAATGCGACGAGTTTCGCGGGCGTGAAGTACTGCCCCCACTGCTTGCGATGCTCGGGGCTGATCGACTGCCGGAGCCTCTCGCCGCGCTCGAGCGAGGCTCCGAGATCGGTCATGAACCTGACCCCGACTTGATGTTCCGTTCGGCGGTCCTGTAGCCACGAGACCACTCACGGTGCTCAGTGGTGCCGCGCGTATAAGGGTTCGATTTCACCGACCTAGCAGCCTGCTGAGCAGCTCGGCCTTCCCGAAAAGCCTCGGGACTTCGATCGCGGCGTCGATGTGGATTTTGTGGACCGTTGCCCATCTACTCTGACAGCTCCTCTGCAGCCTCGCGCAGACCGTCGAGCACGCTCGCGGCGCGCAGCATCTCGGCGGCCGAGATGGCGCGCTCGCCCTCGTCGCTGTCCAGATCCGCGTCGTCGACCACGTCGGCCGCGTCTCGCAGGGCTTCAGGAAGCGAGGCAAGACCGATCACGACGCGACCCATGAACTCGATGTCGAGGGCGCCCCAGTCGATGCAGGTGACGACGGTGGTGTAGGCGTCGCCAAGTGGACCGCCGAAGTTGGCGTTGGCGAGGGAGTTGAACATGGTGCGGATCGGGTGGCGGATCGGGTGGTGGCTGGTCATTCGACGTCTACCGCATCCGGCTCGCCTACATTCCCCCAAACGCTCCCGAGCGGCGGCTTGTCCGGGTTGTGCCCGCGCTTGCGCAGGTAGGCGGCCGCGAGCTTGCGCATCGCGTCGGGGTCCGTCTTGACCTCGAGCAGCCGCTCGCCCTTCGGATCAAGCACGCCGTCGGACTGCCAGCGCTTCACGCCAAGCGCGTCGAGGATCACCGGGTCGGAGCCCTCGTCGGCGAGCATCCAATATTCCATGGTCGGCGCGGCCTGGCCGTCGCGATGGATTCGCCCAGTCAGCTGCTGGTGCACGTGCGGGGACCAGTCGAGCTCGCCGTGCACCACCCGGTGGCAGACGTCCTGCAGCCCGTCGATCCCCTGACCCGAGCGCAGGCTCATGATCAACAGCTTGCTCTCGCCCGAGATCAGCGCCTGCGCAGCCGCGTCCTTTTCCTTGCTGCCCTCGTGCCCGGTGTAGAAGGCCGGCTTCCAGCGCGCGAGCTTCTGGCGCCAGATGTCGTAGACGTCGTGGTGCCAGCCGGACAGCAGCACCGGCTCGCCCGTGGTCTCGAGCAGCTCGTCGACGAAGGCCGCGACCGCGGGTGCCTTGGAGACGCCCGTCCAGCGACGCAGCTTGTAGTCGATCTCGCCGCGCGCCAGGAACCTGTCCTTGGGCGCGCCGTAGAGCGCCTGCCAAGCGAGGTCCTCGAGCTCGCCGCCGAGCCTCCCATCGAGCGGCACGTCGACCACGCTGCGGATGATCGGAGGAAGCTCGCGGCCGACGTCGACGCGGGAGCGCCGGAGCATCAATCCTTGCTCGCGCAGCCACGCTCCGAAGGCCACGGGATCCACGATGCGCAGCTTCTCGTCGGTGCCCGCACACCACTCGCGGGTGAACTCGGCCCGCTCCCCAAGCGCACCGGGACAGATCACGCCAAGCACGTTGTAGAACTCCCCGCCGTAGTTGAAGATCGGCGTCGCGCTCAGGGCCATGCAGCGCAGCGCCTTAGTGCGCAGCTCGAGCGCGCCGATGTACTTGCGCGTGCCGGCGTGGCGCAGCTCGTGGGCCTCATCGAAGACAACCGCGCACGCCTCGAGTTCGGAGCCCCAAGCGGTGAGCCGCGAGTAGGCCATCACGATCACGTCCGCCCGCGCGCGCTTGGCCGCGCGGCGCTTGCTCTCCCCGCTCGGGCTGGACCGGACCACGTACACTTTCGCGCTCGGCAGGAACTCGGCGAGCTTGCGTTCCCACTGCTCGAGCACGTTGAGCGGGACCACGACCACCGCCGGCAGGTTGCCCTTGCGCGCGAGCAGGGCGATCGCCGTCACGGTCTTGCCCAGCCCGAGCTCGTCGGCGCACAGGAGCCCGCCCATCGTGTCGCACAGCTCGGCCGCCAGGTCCTGGTAGTCGCGCGCGGGCTTGGCCATCGCCAGCTGCGGTCGCGCGTAGGTGCCGGTCAGGGCGAGTTGAATCCGCGCCAGCGCGTCGCGGTGAGCTTGAGCGAGCCGCTGCAGCTTGGCCGCAGTCTTCGGGCCCGCGTCCATCGGAAAGCGGCTGACGAACCACTCCAGCTCGGCGCTCACGGCCGGGGTCGCGCTCAGCCGCAGCCGCTTGCTGGCGACGTCGACGCGCGGAAACCAACGCTTGACCATGATCGAGACGTGCGGCGTCACGTCATCGAGCACCCACGAGTTGCCCTCGTGGACCAGGCTGCCGTAGGTCACAGACGCGGGAGGAACACCACGAACAGCGGCTTGCCGTTGATCTGCGCCGGAATCGAGCGCTGCTTCGCCGACGCGGTCACCAACACCAGATCCTCGATCGCCGGATCCTCCGCGTACATCGTCAGCTGCCGTAGCACCCGCTCCGCCGTCCCCTGCACCTTGAGCTCGATCGCTGTCGAGCCCGCCCGCAGATCCACCCGGCCCCGCTTCAACGCGACCTCGGTCTCGGGGATCAGGTTCGCCCCCCGGAGGGCCGCTCGTACGTCCTCGACTAAGATAGACTCGGGCCCCGGGCGCGGGACGAGCTGGCTGAGAATCTCGAGAACGTCGGCGCTTCGGCTTGTCATTGGTCACCCGATGGCTCCCCGCCGGGCGGCTCGACGGTACCACCGAGTGCGTCAGCAACGAGTTTGGTTGTTTTCTCGAACTCCGCGCGGAAGCCAACAAGCGGCGCGCCCAACTCGACCACAACATCCGACCCGACCCGACCGGCGCATTCTTCAATCTCTTCGAGTTTCACGCGGATCCGCAACAGGTCGGCGCGTGGGATGTTGTCGAGATCGGCGCGGACGATGTTGAATTCGCGGGCAATCTCGTTGGCCAGCAACCTGGTGATGTCGCCATCGCCCAGGCGCACGACGACCTCGCCGCTCGGCTCGGGCTGGACGAGCTGGGCGCGCCACTCGTCGGCTTGACGATCAGCTCGCGCGTGCGCGGCCGCCCGCTGTTCGGCGAGCTGGGCCCGCAGCTGCTCGACCTCGCGCTGGAGCAGCGCCGCCTCGAACTCTGGCTCTGGCTTGCGCGGCATGGTCGCGGCTACGGCGATCTCCGCGACGGTCCGGCGGAGCCCGTCGCGGTTGTCCGCGATCCCGCGAGCGCCGTAGCCCGCTCGTAGGATGACCTCGAGCATCGCGTTCGCACCCTCCATGCGGGCCCACTCGATCCGGTCGTCGTGGCCCTCGGGCTCGGGCTCGAGCAGGACCGCGAGCATCCGCTGGATCACGTCCTCGGCATCGCTGTCGGCAATGCTGTCGCTCGCCGCGATCGCGCGGGCGATCACACCCTTGTGAACTTCGAGCTGTTCGTCGCGATCTTCGAGGAGCGCGCGCGCCACTTCATCCGCGTGCTCGTAGGGGCACTCGTTCAGCGCTTCGCCGTCCCAGCCGAGCCGGCGAAGGACGAGATCAAGTTGTTCGCGGAGCACTTCGGCAATGGAGTCTTCGGCCATGGAACACGGCAACGCGACCGCCGCGTCGCTATTCCCGCGCAGCTCGAGCGCAAGCGCCTCCAATGCACGACCGACCGCCTTTGCGGTTTTGCCGTCCGGCCACCGATCGAGCTGATCCGAGACCGACTGGCAGGCCGCCAGCACCGTGGTGTGGTGCCGCCCGACGAGCCGGCCGATCACAGGGAAGCTCAGGCGGGTCTGGGTGCGTATCAGGTAGAACGCGACCAGGCGAGGCGCCGCAATGGTGCTGATCCGAGACCGGCCGAGGAGCGCATCGACGGTGATGTCGTTGGCGCGCGCGACCGCGGCGAGGATGTTCACCGGCTTGGTGTCGCTCATAGCCAGTCCTGATCATCAGGCTCATCTCGCCCAGGGATGTTGATGCCGCAGTCCTCAAGCGAGAGCCACAGCCCGCGCATCGCCTTGTCGGCTTCTCGTAGGTTCTTGTCGAGCTCAAGCGCGATGACGTCCAGGTCCACGATCGGCTCCGGTTCATAGGCTGGCGGTGCTGCGGCTTGGATCGGCTCCGACGGCTCGGCGCCTTGGGTGATCGTGATCGTGCATGTCCTGACCCCGGTCCCGCTGGATGCGAAGGCCCCAGGCTGGTGATCGATGACCTTCGCTCCGATGCGGGAGAGCCAGCCCCGGAGCGCCTTGAGTCGCTTCTTTGAGCTGCTCTCCCATGTCCCGCGCGGCGCCACGCAGGCGAGCACGCCACCGGGCGCGAGCAGACTGAACGCTCGCCGCAGATGCGTCTCCCAGGCGACGGGATCGCCGTCGACCGAGAAAGGCGGGTTCATGATGATCACGTTGAACAGCTGCCCGCCGAAGTCGACGGCGAGGAAGTCCGCCTCGGCCACGACCGCACACGCGCCATCGAGCATCGCGGCGTTCAGGGGGTCGAGTTCGACCGCGGTGATCCGGGCTTGCGGCCAGCGAGCGTGTGCGGCAGCAACGAGGGCGCCAGACCCGGCCGAGGGCTCGAGGATGAACATGGGATCGGCCGCAACCTCAAGCCCTCGAACGATCTCGGCGGCGAGCTCAGCCGGCGTCGGGAAGTAGGCGAGCGGGTTCTTGGCCGGCATCCGCCCGCTGGCGATCACGGTGTTGATCGCTGCCGTTGGATCGTACGGAAACACGTGGCCCTTGCGCCGCTTCCACGCGCCGCGCAGTCGAGTGAGCACGTCGTTGAGTTCGTCGTAGACCGCGGGCTCGGCCTTGGGCAGCGGCCGCACGGTGTTGCTCTCGATAACCGCCGAGCGGAGCAGCGCGAGCACGGGCGGACTGACGCGCGGGCCCAGGTCGATGGGTGCTGGTTCGACCGCGGGCTGCGCGAGCTCGGGCATCTGCTGTTGGAACAGATCGACCTGCGCGCTCGCCTTGCTCATGGCTGACCACCGGTCCCCAGAAAACCGACGAGTGAGCCGACCAGGCCGAACGCGAAAATCAGCGCGACCCAGACATCGCCAACGTAGGCGGCCACGAACAGCGCCACCACACAGAGCATGCAGAGCACCGCGAAGATCACGAGCAACGGTAAAGGCGGCGGCGATTCCAGCATGGACCTGGCTACTCGCCTTCGTCGGATGGCATTCCCGCCGCGTCTTCGCTTCCGATTTCTTGACCGGAAAAGTCGCCGGGCTGTTCGGGCCTGTGGAAGCCCGCTGGCAGCTGGGGCTAGGTTGCCAAGTGCGAAGGGTCCCCACGCCCGGTAGCCGCCAAGATCACGGCCATGGCCAGGTCGATCGGCACGGCGTTTCCGAGCAGCTTGGCGGAGTCGCGGGCGTTGGTGTCGAGCAGCTTGTAGGAGTCGGGGAATCCTTGGCTGCGCTTGACTTCGTTCTTGGTCCACAACCGGTATTCCCCGTCGCGCGTCCACCAAAGCTGGCCCGCCTGGCCGGTGACCGTGTTGACGGGCTCGGACGCCGGGATTCCCCAATATCCATAGTTGGTGTGCTGACCGATCCCGAGCGCGCCGTTGAGCCGCTGGTTGGACTGGCGCGCCTTTTCCTTGGCGGACAGGTAGCCCTTCTCTCGAGCTTTTGCAGAGGGCTCGCGGTCGGGCATGTCCTCGATGTTGATCCACCCGCGTTCGCCGGCGTCGAAGATCGTACCCACCCCGGGCTCGAGCACGTCGGGGTTGATCATCTGCACGGGCGGCCCGCCCAAGACGCCGATGAAGAACCACCGCCATCGACGTTGGGGCAGCCCGAACTTGGACGCGCACAGGAACTGCTGCGTCACCGCGTAGCCGAGCTTGCGCAGGGCGGCGAGCCAGCGTTGAAAATCTTTCCAGCGGATGAACCCGCGCACGTTCTCGACAATCAGGTACTTCGGCCGGCAGACCTGCGCGCACTTCCAAACCGCCCATGCGGTCACGCGCATCTGGGCGTGGCTGTCGAACACCTTCCTGCTGGTCGCGCGGCCGATCTGCCCGGCGTCGCTGTGGCCCTGGCAAGCGCAGCCGGCAGTGAGGATGTCGAACGGGTCGAGCTCGGCGAACTTGAATCCCAGCAGGTTGCGCTGCAGGTGCTCGGTGTCCCGGTGGTTCGCGGCGTGCACCCGGATCGCCCGGGGCCAGTGGTTCACCGCGAGGGTGACGTCGATGCCCGCGCGCTCCATCGCCAGCGTGAAGCCGCCCAGGCCGCAGAACATGTCATTGCCCTTCAGGCCGGTGCTGACGGCCTCGGCATGCTGGCGCATCAGCATCGCGGGCGCCTCCGCCTTGCGCCGCGAGGTCGGGCTGCGCGCTCACGAGCGTGCGCCCAGCCGATGCTCGACACCAGCCAGGCCATCATGATGACCACCACGATATTCACGAGTACATCTCCATGGCTTCGACGATCACCGCGCGTAGCGGCAGAACGAACCTGACGTTGGCCTCGAACGCCTTGCGGGCGCGTGGCCCCATCGGTGACCCGGCCTGGCCATGGTGGCGTTCATCGGGGTCGCGACCGACCAGCGCGAGCGCGAGCCCAGACGTCTGTTCGTGCCGCGTCTCGCCGGGGCCGTGCTCGAGCGTCCACGCGTGTCCCTCCGCGATGCGCTCGGCAAGCTCTCGGACCCCAACCGGCCAGTGGTCTGGGTGCAGCTCGGACGCAATGGCGATCAGTCGCTCGAGCACGAGCTGATTGTGCGCATCGCAGGACCGTTCATCGGAGCGCGTTGTGGGAGCCGGCTCGGGGTCGCGCCAGAGGTAGATCTGCTCGGTCATGGCTTTGCTCGAATGATCGGGAGTGGTGGAACGCTCGCCAGCAGCGTCAACTCGTGGAACTCGACCGGCTCGTAGAGCCGCCAACCGGCCTCGTGGAACAGCCAGATCCCGCCGACCCGGGTGTCGGCCACGATCATCCGCGAGCATTGCCAGCACGACGGACCGCCCGACACCACAAGCTTGCCGGCGACGGTCTTCACGTGGACCAAAAAGACAGCCGCAGCGAACCGAGGCCCAAAGAACTCCTGCATGAGTACGGCCTGCTCGGCGTGAATGCAGACCTTCGGGCACGCGGACCTGCACGCGTCGCTGCCATCGCAGGCGAACCCGCGCGGTGGCGAGTTGTGACCTCGAGCCACGACGTGCGGGTTCGGCAGCTTGCGATACGCCGACACGCCGCGCCTGCTCTTGCCGCACGAGCCGTCGTTGGCCGACGCGATGGCTGCGTCGATGGCGATCTGTGGCGGTGCGCTCATGCTCATTGGCTGTCGTTCTTCTGCGTGATGGGCTGGTGAACGACCTCCATCCAAGGCGAATCATCATCCTGCCCGCAGGCCACCGGCCGCAGCTCCGGCCACTCTCGCCACAGGTCGGCGATCGTCTCGTACCAGAGCCCGAACCCGCGGGAGTCCTTCTCCCAATCGAGCATCCACACGCCGCGCTCCGTGATGCGCACGCGCGTGCGGCCGTAATGGCGACGGCGCTTGTTCGACGTGAGCGCCTCGATGCTATCGACCGCGGCCTGCCAGCGACGCCTCAGGCGATCGAAGCTGTCGCGCAGGTGCTCCGTTGTCGCTTTCTCGCGCGCGAGTTCGCGTCGCACAGCAGCGAGCGCTGCAGCGTTGTCCGCGATGTCTTCGGCGAGCTGATCGGCGAGCTCTTGCTGTCGAACTCGGGCCGCCTCGATCTCGCCGTGCTCCACGTCTCGACCGCAGTGCAACGGAGAGACCGAGACCTCGATCCCCGGATGACCAACATCAACGCGCAGGCGGCAGAACCCGCCGTAACCAACTCCGTACTTGAGAATGCGTTCGTTCATGACTTCTCGCTCCAGCCGAGCTCGCGTGCGTGCTTGAACACGTCGTCGTCGGTCCAGTCGGTGCGATCGAGTTCGCGGTGGCCGTACCCGGCGCGGTTCAGATTGATGTGCCGCAGCGCGCTTTCGACACGCTTCCCCTGCCGTTGCGTCGAGCTGACCTCGTTCGGTGCACGCGGGTCGAACCAGCGTTCCTCCGTCGCGTGCCCGATCGCGATGACCATGCCGTCGTCCAACATGAGGCGCAGATCCGGCCCCGGCTCGGTTGTGCGCAGTAGCTCGTGGATCCACTCACCGTATTCGGCCGGCGGCATCGACCGGCCATACGACACTTCGGCATCTGTCGAGGCGAACCGAGCGATGACCTTCATCTGCGTCCCGTCGCGCTGGCCTTGGATGTTTTTGATACAGCAGTTGTTGATGATGACAGTCATCGCTCGTCGACCTCGACATTGGGCATTCAACACATTCAGCACTACTTGGGTATCACTGACCTGACGGCACCGCGCCGTCGAGCAGCTCGATGAACGCGGCCTCGATCGCCCCCGTTGGAGGAACGGCCACCGAGTAGTAGGTCACGCTGCATCCGAATTGCGGCAGCTCGCAGCTCAAGCGGGCGAGTTCGACATACGCCCAGCCGAACGTCAGCTTGAACGTACCTGCAACAGGGTCGAGCGCTGGCTGACTGTTGACCAGCACCTGCGCGGCTTCGTCGAGCTCGCCGGCCAGCAGAAAGCCGCAGCCGTGTTCGTCGGCGCGGGTTTTGTAGATGGCGAACAGATCCTCGTGCGTCGTCGGCCGGGCCGTGTCGGTCAGCACCGCGTGCGTAGTCAGCACCGCGATCCTCGTGCTCTCGGGCGGCTCTTCGAGCACGAGGTCGGTGACGAACATGTCGATGCTGCCGACGAGCGTGCCCTCCGACGACGGCTGCGGCGGCCAATGCTGACGCAGGCTCACGGTCAGCTTGGGACCGTGAGTGAAGTACTTGTCGCCGAAGCGGAGCAGTCCTTGCTCGTCGATGTTCTCGCGGGCGAATGCTGCTGCGTCGGCGAGCTGGTCGCGGATGAATACGAAGACCGTGTGGTCCCTATCGTTGGTGATGTGCACGTGTGCCATGTCGCCCATGACTGCGACGGGCGCTAGCTATTCCTGGGAGGCACGGTCAGCTCGCGACCATCCGCGAGTGCGTCTTGGCGGATGTTGCGGGCGAGCCTCCGCAACATCCGCTGCATCGACTTCACGACCGGGGCGCCTTGCTGGTAGACCACGCCGATCGTCTGGGCCGGATGCTTGTGGACCTCGACGCAGACGTTGGTCAACATGACTTTGACCCTCGGCTCGTCCGTGAGGGCTGCGAGCTTGATGGTCTCGGCGACGAGACCGGCGTAGGCGATGTCGCCCGCGACATCGGGCTCGCCTACGGTGGGCTCGGTGATGACGTAGAGAATGCCGTCTTTGTCGGCGGTGGATTCGGTTGATGTCCTGACCTGGGGCATGGGCGCTCGAAGCGTCGAACGGGCGGAGCTATTCCCGCACGTGGCCGCCCATCGCCACAGCAATCTTGGGGCCTAGCAGTCCGTGAAGCCCACGCCAAGCCTCGAGCACTACCTCGCCATGGCAGTGACGCGGCCAGCATGTGCAGGCGAGGTAGTGCTCGGCCGTGATCGACTCGAGCGCCGCGCGGACGCGACGATCGAAGTTGCGCCCGCCCGGCTTGATCCTCGACCACAACCACTTCTTGTACTGCATCAGAGCAGGGCCAGCGGCCGCTGCTCGGGTCTCGCCGTCGCGCAGCTCGAGCGGCCAGGGATTGCCGAGCGGCTCCGGGCGGGCGATCACCAGCAGTGGTGGCGCCGGCTCCCCGTGCTCGTGCGGAGGACTGCCGTGGTGGCTGTTCCAGATACGCGGCTCTTCAACGTCGGGGATCCACTCGATCGGCAGCCACCGCTCGCCGAGCGCGGCGCTGCAGCAGTCCCTTGTGCCGACGCCACCCTTGAGCGCGACCAGGAAGTTGGCCGGCGGCTTCACGAAGCGATGGCCCGACAGCGTGAGCTCGAGCTGCTCGCCTCGCCAGTCGCCGTCGAGCATCCCCCTGTTGCGCTTGGGCCCGCAGCTCGGCCAGGCTCCGAAGTCCTCGGCTGGCCAATCCTCGACGAGCAAACCGGTGCGGGCTCGGATGAACTCGGCGACGGCGATGTCCGTGCCGCGACACTTGCCGTTGCGCACCGTGGTCGCGCCGCGCTTGGTCAGTCGAGCGATGACCTCGACCAGCTCAGCCAGCGTCGGGATCCGGTCCCTACCGCCGGTGATCACCGCGATCGTCACTGGACCTGGCCGGCAAGCTCATCCACCACGAGGATGTACAGCTGCGTGATCGTCATGGCTTGGGCTCCGCGAGCCGGCGACAGGCATGCACAACGAGCCGGCGGCGGTGCGTCTGCGTCGGATGTAGCCACGACTCAACCCGCCAGCCGTCGTGCTCGAGCTCGCGGAGCTGCGTGTCGATGTAGGCCTCAACCAAGATGCCCGGCCCGACCGTCTGCTCGGACACGAACCACTCGAACTCGACCGGCTTCGGCACCCACTTCAGCACCGCGAGCACGGCTGCGAGTTCGTCGGACGTGAGGTGGATGTGCTGCGTCAGCGCGGCTGTGGTTGAGACAGCGTCGACGAGCTCGGCGAAGTTGTCCGGCAACCGGCCCGTTCGACCGAACAGCAGCACCCTCCACCAGCCGCCCATGTCGCGCAGCACGTACGCAGCTTGGATGGCCTTCAGCCGGCCGAAGAACCCGAGAGGCTTGTCGGTGAAAACCTGCATCGCGCCAGCTACCGCACCGAGCACCCGGTCATTCCCGTCAGTGCATGTAACCGCGTCCGCTGCAGGCTGAGCATGGCGGGTGGCGAAGCTCCGCGCGCAGCGACGGCGAGATGTCGCAGTCCTGGCATCGGCGACGGGACGCTCGAACGAAGAACGTGGCGGACGTCCGCCAGGGCCTGACCGTCCAATGCGAGACCCTCCAGCCCGTGCCGAACAGGCTTGCGACTCGCGTGGCGATGAACGCCGGGAGCATGCCAGGCGCCGCGAGGTCGACCTCGAACTGATGCCAGTCGAACTGGAGAGGCTTTGCGGGCATCGGTCCGGTCCTGCCAAACGCGAGGACGCGCCACCATCCAGCGGTGTCGCCGAGCTTCTTTGCTGCGAGAACCAGATCGAGTCGTTGTCGGAGGCCAAGCGGTCGAGCGAGGAGTACCTGCACGACGTTGCGTACCACACCGGCGAGCGCGACATTCCCGGAACAATCCGGCGCTGTGCCGGTATCGTGCGTCCATGGAAAAGATCTCACGGTCACGAACGTTGCTCATTACTAGCGATCGCACACGCGACGAGGCGCTCGTCCCTCGGGGCATCGAGTGGACCGGCCGCACCAACAACGTGCTCGCCGGCTGCACCCCGCAGTCGCCCGGCTGCCGCAACTGCTACGCGGAGACCTCGTGCCATCGGTTTCACGAGCACTACTCCCTGACCAAACCCGGCCTCGTGCAGATCCGATCGCCGCGACAGAAGCACGAGGGCTTGACCTACGTGAAGACGGGCAAGGACGGCAAGTCGCTGGGCCAAGGCGCGCGCTGGACTGGCGAGATCCGCTGCCTTCCGCACAAGCTGCTCGACCCGCTCTCGTGGGCGCGCGGTGGGTACATCTTCGCAAACTCGGTGTCGGACCTTTTTCACTCGCACCTCGTCGAATGCGAGTTCGGGCGTCACTTCATCGCCGCCTACTTCGGGCTGATGATCGTCACCCCGCAGCACACCTACCAGCTGCTGACGAAGCAGCCCGACATGGCGGTCAAGTGGTACGCCTGGGTGGCCGCCGAGGCCGAGCTCGCGGGCGTCAGCATCGCCGAGTTCTGCGTGGGCGAGCTCCACAAGGAGTTGGCTCGGGCGGCGGCCGAATCCGAACCGGCGTGGGCTGAAAAGTTCACCGCCGCCGCGGTCGATGTTGGGGTCCGCTGGAGGTTCGCCGAGGGCGAGGAGATCAAGCCGATCGACCTGATCTCGCCGACGGGCAAGATCTCGCGCTGGATTCCGACCAAGCGCGCGGTCGCCAAGCTCCGACGCCACCACGCGCACGAGATCGATCGCACCGCCTGGCCGCAGAAAAACATCCACGTTGGCGTGAGCGTCGAGGATCGCAAGCGCACCAGCCGGGTCGACCTGCTCCGCCAGATCCCCGCCGTGCTCCGGTTCCTCTCCCTCGAGCCGCTGCTCGAGGACATCGCCGATCTGCTCAACCTCGAGGGCATCGGCTGGGTGCTCGTGGGCGGAGAGAGCGGGCAGCACGCTCGACCGTGCGCACTCGAATGGCTCGAGCGGATCATCGCGACTTGCCGCGCGCAGGACGTGGCCGTGTTCGTCAAGCAGCTCGGCGCCTACGTGGTGTCGGAGCAGCGAGCGGCGGACACGGTCGAGGATGCCGTCGACCTGTTCGGCGAGGGCGCGCGAGCGAGGTGGCCCGCGTCGCGCTGGCTCTGGCGCGCTGGGCTCAAGGATGCCAAGGGCGGGGACTGGCACGAGTGGCCAGACAACCTCCGCATCCGAGAGATGCCCAAGGGGCTCCCGGGCATCTGGGCTACGCAGCCCGTGCCGGCGGTCGTCGACAACGAGGAGATGCCGTTCTGATGACCAACACAAGGCGCCCTCCGCGACGCGAAGGGCTGGCGATGAACCACGATGTGCAACACCGTGATTTCTTGGACTCGCTTGCGATCTCGAAGGGCACGGTTCGACTCGTGCTCACATCGCCTCCGTACCCCGACGCGCGCACGGTCGAGCAGTACGGCGGAGCGCGCTTCGACACGTCGCATGAAGGATACGGGCGGCTCGGTGATGCTGTGTTCGAGGCACTCATGCCCGGCGGGGTGTGTGCCCTCAACCTTGACGGCCCGATCCGCGTGTGGCGTCCAGAACTCGGCGAGTCCGAGCGAAGCCTGATTTCGTTCAAGGTGGCGATTGACTGGGCCGAGCGTCTCGGCTTTCGCTACATCGAGCGGTGCGTATATTCGCGCGAGGGTGTCCCTGGCGACCACGGTCCCCGATGGCGTAGCGGCGGCGAACTCGTGCATCTGTTCGCCAAGCCAGGCGGCGAGGTCTACTTCGACAAATGGGGATACACCCTGCCAGCCAAGTTCGCTGGCCAGCAGTGCTCGACCGGCGGTGCCCGGAGGCTGGGCGGCGCGACAACTCGGGGTTCTTGGACGCAAGCCGACCGCCGGATGCTGTCGACGGTGATCTCGTGTTCCGTCGGCAACAACCAGACCGACCGAGACCACGAAGCACCGTTTGCGCGGGCCCTCGCTGACGCATATGTGCTTTGCTACTCTGCGCCTGGCGACCTCGTGTGCGACCCGTTCGTCGGCAGTGGCACCGTGGCTTTCTCGTGCGACCGCCACGGGCGGCGGTTCGTGGGCGGCGACACCGGGACGCGGGAGCGCGACGGGAAACGGTGGGCCGATGTCGTCAACGATGGGCTTCGGCAAACCAATCTGTTTGAGCACGGCGGGGGTGGCTCGCCGTGAAGCGCCGTTCCAAGAAGCGGCAGGCGCAGCTCGACGCGTTGCCGGCCATCGCCACGATCAGCACCGACCGCACGCCGATCCGCCCCACCGACGAGAGCTACCGCGAGTTCATCCGGCGCTTGCCCTGCGTCGTCTGCATCAAGCCCACGCTCGGCGGCGACCCCTGCCACCTTCGCACCAGCCGTGTGTCGGGCGACTGGCTCGAGGCCGACGGCGAGCTGGTCGGCAACATCTTCCCCGCGTGCCGGCTGCACCACGGCGCGCAGCACAGCGAGGGGATCCACTCGTTCCCGAGCGCGCGCGGGCTCGACCTCGACGCGGTGTGCTTGCTGATCGGCAGGGCGTACCAGCTCGGGTGGTCGGCCGACGGCCTCGGGGCGGCGGCGCTGCGAGTGCGCGGCTACGTGGGCGTCGACGTCGAGGCCGTGCTGAGCGGCGAGCTCCCCTGCTAGGCGAAGCCCTCGCCCTACGTCTCATGCCAAGCTAGCGAGCAGGTGACACTGGATGTTTGCGAAACCATCTCCACTTCGACCGCAAGCACGTCCCCAGCCTCGCACCTGATTCCGTATTTAGCCAGGTCGATGTCCCGAGATGTTGAGCCGCCGACGAGCAGCGTCGCAAGTATGGTGCCACCCGTTCGCGTCACACCTGGCGCGACCGAGTAGTCGACGGAGCTCACCGCTGAAACACGCGTCCAGTCCTGCACACCTGCAAGTGCCGTCGGGTTATGCACGACGCGGATGTACGCAAGGCGATTGCCAGTCTCCACGCCACCGACGAAGTGGATCGGCGTCAGCTCGCGAGAGTTGAAGGTCCCTCCGAACTCGCCGCGGCACCGAAGGGCGAGCATCACCGTTGGCGTTGTTGTCGCATCGAGCACCGCCTCTTTGCTGAAGGGGTCGCGTATGTTCACGATCTCGCCTTCAAGGAAGGCGGCCGCCGAGACACCCCGCATCGTGAGCGGGGCAACCGACCCAAGCGATGCGATTGTCCAGCCTACATGCAGGTTAGGCGATTTCATGGACGGAGTGATTGCCGTGTTCGGCCACTTGAAAATATGCGCCGTCCACCACGTGCCGTCGGTGCTCATGATCCGGTATTCAATCGGACCCGCTCCAAGATATGTCATGATGATCTCGAAGACGTTTAGCTTTGTATGGTCGAGCGTAATGCCGCTTGGCCCTGACCCGTCGAATGTGTCGACGTTCCAGTCGGCCTGTGGCACGAATGCGCCCGACGCCTCACTCATGACATTTGCCATGCCCTCCGTTACGGAACCGAAGGTCCCCGCCGCCGCGCCAGTGCTCGACATCGTGAACACACCGGCCGTCACGACTGGGGTGTCTTGTAAAAAATAGACCGTGGCCCCGTTCGCTTGCGGCATGAATGCGTCCCAGCCCGTGTAGCCGAGTTGGTCCGCGATGAACTCGGCGGTTGCCGTCGGGCTCAGGGCTCCGCCGGTTGCCGGTAGAACGAAATCCGCGCCGTTCAACGTGATCGTGATCGTCTCCACTCCGGCGGCCCCGGCAGTAACGGTGAGCAGCTCGATAGCGATGCTACCCGCAATCTGGTGAAGAACGCCAAAGGTTGTACCCTGATAGCCAAAGGCCAAGCTTTCGGTCTGCGAGAACCCGCCGGCAAGTTGGAGCGAGGCCGCGATCGGGACGTCGAATAGTGCCGTGAATAGGAGTTGGACCGAGACGCCCGCCCGGTAGCGAACCAACCTGCTCGAGAGCAGCGCTGCGTAGTCACCAGGGTTAGCCCCCGTGGAGACGACGAACATCACGTCCTCCGTACTGACTGTCCCGGTCCCGCTTTCGAACACCTCCATATCCGTTGGCACCAATCCGTAGTCTGCGAGGACCTGGACCCTCGGCTCGGCGTGGCTCGTGCGCAGCCGGCCGAACCCGTCGAGCGGGCCAGCCACCTCCGCATCAATGGGGTTGCTGGATGTCGTGTGGGTGGGTCCGCCGGTCTCGCGCATCTGTTGCTCACAGCGGCCTCGCCCCATGAAGCAGGTAGATCCACAGCGCCGGCAGAGCACCGACGTTGGTCAGGTTCTTGATGTTGAGGCGACCGATCGTGCCGGGGATCACGTCGGTCGAGATGATGCGGATGCGCGAGCTCAGCTCCGAGCCAGTAGCCTCCACGAGGCTCGCCTCTCGTCGCACTTGGGTGCCGACCTCCACGCCGAGCCAGGCGTCGACCGTGAGCGTGCCAACATCGACGTCGAGGGCGGCGCCGCCAGTCCCGTCCTTGCCGACCAAGGCGAACTGCACGGTCGGGCTGGTGAACCTAAGCCGGCGCGCATTGTCGGGCGGCGTGTTCGCGGGGTCCGTCCAGTCGGTGTCGAAAGTCCACCCCGACAAGCTCAGCTTCCGAATCAGGATCTCGCCCGCCATGCGCGGATGGTACACCCAACAGCGCGCGAGCGCTTGCACACCGCGCCAATGGGCTCTATATCGCACACGTGGACGATGCGATCAGCGCAGCCGCCCTCGCCTGCGGGGTCGGGCCCTCGGCGGTCCGGGCAGCGCTCGGCTCCGGGCGGGTGCGCGAGGTCGCGGACCTGCTCGGGCTCCCGCATGCCGAGCTCAAGCAGCGGGTCGCGGATCTCGTGGCCAGCGGTGTTGAGCGAGATCGCGCCATCGCTATGCTGGTGCTCGCGGCGTGAGACATCATGTCTCACGCGTCGCGCCGCGTGTTCGTCGCGTGCGACATGATGTCTCACGCGTGCCCGGCGGTGGTACCATCCACTCGTGCAGCTCGAGCTCACGGACACACGACCGGCTGCGATCTTGCGCCTCGTCGGATCCGGCATGACGGCCAGGGATGCGGCAGCCAAGATCGGGATCAACCGCAAGACCGTCGAGCGATGGCGGCAGCGGCTGGTCGGGTTCGGCGACGCCTACAACCTGGCCGCGGAGCTGAGCCGCGACAGCACCCCCGAGGGGCGCGATGCGCTCGACCTTCTCGTGCAGACGTGGACTCCAGGGGGGCTAGTCGACCAAGTCCCCCACGTGAACCCGGCTTGGGTCGAGCTGCGTGAGGCTGCCGCATACCTCAGCTCAGCGGGACAGTCCGCTCCGGCTGAGCCGCCTTCTGCTGTGGCCGACCCGACCCAAGCTCGCGAGCCAGATCACGTAATCGAGCCATTGGCCGAGCGTGAGCACGAACGTGCGGACCGGACCGAGTGCGTCGATCCCGATGTTCTCGATGCGCGCGGCAAGGAGATTGCCGCCCACGCTCGCCGAGCCGAGCCCTCGCCCTACACGACGGTCAGGCCTCCGACGCGCGACGAATTCCACGCCATGGCGGCAGCGTTGATGATGGACGAGCGAGCGCCAGAGCGCCTGCGGGTAACGGCGGTTGCGGCGCTCAGCTCGGGGCTGAATGGCGGGCCCGTCAGGGCCCGCCATTCAGACATCGAGGAAGTCACGACCGCAGCGGCTCGCGAGCGCGGGCGAGACCCCGGCGTGCCGGCGAGCGTGTGGGAGGAGGCCAGGAAGAACTTCCTGGGTCCGGCCCCCGAGCCGGAGGCCACGCGCAGCGGGGACGTCGTCGAGTTCGACCGGGCACCGGGCTAGATGTCCTGCGCGGCCTCGAATGCGCAGACACTGCACTGCATGTGCAAGCGGTCATCGCCATGCAGTTCCTCCGCGTACGGGTCAGGCGCGAGCTCATGCGGCCCTGGCCCCAGGTCGCCGCCGCACGAGCAGCACACGCCGCGCCTGGTGTTACAGGTCGGGCACCGAGGGACCCGAGCGACGGCGAGCCAACGCACAAGCATCGCGGCCTCGCCGGTCCCGTCGAGCACGCCCTCGCCGTCCGACCAACGGAGCGCCCACGCAAGCGCGAGCCCGCTGGGGTGTCCTGATGCGAGCAGCCAATCAGCGCGGACGTACTCCTCGGCGCGGGAGGCCGGGTCCGTGGTGGCGTCGAGCAGCCGGCGAGGGACGGGAACGAACTTGCGGCCGGAGCCGTGGCACGCGGGGCATGTCCCGGTCACCGTCGAACGCCAGCCGCCTATCGTCGACTCTACGACCACGCCGTTGCGGTATTGCTCAGTCTGACCGGTTCGGTCCCAGCGCAACAGCGAACCCTCGGACCAGGGCGCCCCGGCAAGCGCGAGGGCACTCCCGCCGCCCTCGGGGTCGCGGTCCAGCAATTGCGCCCAGCTCAGCCACTGAGCCCGAAGCCCTGTCCCCTGCTCCCACCATGACCAGCGCCTGCGCCCTCGACACGTGCGGCACGGCCCCACGTCTGCAGGCGGGGGCTCGCTCTCGACGAGGATGGCCCACGCGAGTGCGACGGCGGGCGAGACCCTGAACAGCGGAGCGTTTCGCTGAGCCTCGGCCCACACCTGCACGAATGGGCCACGCAGTTCCGGGTGCGCGTCGGCCTGAAACGCGAACATCTCCACACACCACGGGCCACGGCCGTGCCACTTGGCCTTCACTGCGTCGTCTGGCCGGCGCAGCCACCCACGCGCCTCGGCCCACGCCTTCACTTCGGCAAGCATCTCGGCTTCGGTGGCGACGCTCACGACCAAGCATCCTCGCGCTCAAGCCGATCCTCGAAGGCGGCCAGCTTGTCGCGCACGTAGACGACGGGCCGCATGGTGATCTCGATGTTCTTGTTGCCTGGCTCTGCGTTGCGACCGAGCCAGGCTTGGCGCTCAGCGTGGCCAGTGTTCCACCGCTGCGGGAACACGACGGCACGACCGCCGGTGCGGACACCTTGCTGGTTCGCCACGAAGGACTCGCAGTTCTTGTCGGCGTCATCGATCAGCACCGCGCCCGGGTACGCGCACGCGTACTTCGCAGGTCCGATCAGGTAGTCGCGGAAGCTCGAACCGAAGACCGACTGCAGCCACTTGGTCTTGCCAGCTGCCGCTGCGGGATCCTTCGACGGCGAGGTCAAGATCGTCGTCGGGGCCGTGCGCACGCACAGCGACATGAGGTCGAGGCACCAGGGAAGCGGCTCCAGCTCCGCCCAGAATGCGGCTCCAGCCTCGTTGATTGGGCGCCACATCTCGTTGCCGCTGATGCCGAGCACCTCTGCCAGATCGTAGACGCCGGCCGGCCACGCCGCGAGGATCGAGCTCGGGTCGTGGTCGTGCAGCCGGATCGCGGCGCTGGCCCAGTCAGCGAGCACGCCATCGAGGTCGAGGAAGATGCGAGGAATTCGGGTCATCGCTACCACGAACCGCGACCGCTGCGGCGCATTCCTGTGCGTGGTAGCGTGTCGGTGTGGCCTCCGAATTCTTCCTCGAGACCCAGTCATTGGTCACGCCGCGCCTGCGGATCGGCTACCGAGTGAGCGTCGGCGCTCGCTGTCTGGCCAAGCGCTCGGGCCCTGGCTTGATCGGGATCGAGATCCGGCGTGGCGACGGCGGGGGTGTCGCGACCTACCCGGCCGCCGTCGACTTTCTCGTCTACGGACCAGTAGCCGCTGCCGAGGAGATCACGCTTGAGCTCGGGGCGATCGACATGGTCGGCGCAGGCTCCTATCTACGCACCTACCAGCTGCGCGTGATGGCGATCGGCGGAGTGGATGACGTCTCCGTGCGCGACGCGAATCTAGCGACCTCGCCGTACTCTGAGCCCGGCCTCGCTCCACCGTAGAAACGCTCAGCCCTCGCGTTCTCCGGTCACGATCAGGATCTGGATGCCCGCGACGAAGCACTCGTACTCGAGCAAGTCGGTTCGCAGCTCGAACTTGTAGCCGTAAGCCAACTTCGCGGACTCGGGGCCAGGCCACACCGCTATGAAGTCCGCCGGCATGTAGCTGTCGACCTCATCCGGGTTGACCCTTCGTGCGATCTCCAGCACGCGATCGACATCGGCTTCGCTACGGACCCAGATCCGGCCGTAGCTTTTTCGGACGAGCGTCGGTCCGTAACGGCCGTTTTCGCCACGCAGCCAAGACGGATAGATGGTTGCGTCTGGTGCCATTCCGACGCAACCGCCCGCGCGCGCGGGCCATTCCCGACGCGATCAAATGAACGTGTAGATCGCGTGGAAGCCCGCCTGCAGCTGGCCGTTGATCAGGTCCTGTAGCGCCTGATCCTGCGCAGCTCCGAGGCTGGTCGCGGTCACGTGCATGGTGACCGTCCACAGACCGCCGGCGAGGTAGTCGTCGGCCACGCTCACCGTAGTGAAGGGGTCGGCGGCCGCAGTCACAACCGCATCAAGGTACCCAGCATCGACGCACACGCCAGTGTAGTAGGCGGTGTTCACCCCACCTTCTCCCCGCATCTTGGCGAGCACGGTTGCGCGGCGCTCCTCGAGCGTCTGCCCTTCGATCGGCACAATCCCGCGCTCGCGTTCGCGCTCGGGCAGCATGATATCGGCCGTCCGCGGATCGTACTGGCGCTCGAGCATCTCCCGAGCTCGACGGAGCCGCGAGAAAAACCGCGCGATCGCTCGGGCCACGGCTGGCAGCCAGCCGACCGTGCGGTGCCAGTACTCGCCAAATGGAAACTGGTCCATCACCACGGGCGTCTCGCTCACGGACGTCACGTCCAGGAACGCCAGCTCACCGTCGGCGTTGACTTCTTGCGCGCCGTAAATGTCGAGGAACGCCATGGCTCACACGTCCCTGACCGTGATCACGATCGCCCCGATGATGAACCGGGCTTCCTGCCCGACGCCGGAAAACACGACAGGCGTTGGCGCGCCGATGAAGTCCGTGATCGGGCCAAAGCGGCGCAGAGTTCCGCCAACGGGAAGGTTGAAGATCGCCCAATAATCGGCGCTGCCAGCCTGCGTAATCGTGGGGAACTCGATCGGGGATGCGTTCGCGCGGGCGGACCGCCCAACGCTAGGGACCGACGTCGTCCAATCTTGGTGGCCCACGCGGGCGTAGCCCGTCAGCGTGAGCTCGACGCCCGCCTCCGCTGGGCTGCCGAGGTAGAGCGCGACGTATCGATCCGTGCCAGCCGGCAGGACTCCCGCGAGCATGTCTGCCCGGCCGTCTTCAGGATCCAAGGTTCATCTCCACGCGCTCTACACCGTTGGTGCTCATGGTGGCTCCGCCCAAGTAGGTGTACCAGGAACGAGCAGAGAAGTCGCCCCGACCAACGTGTCGTAGGGCCCGTAGCCGCCGATGCCGTCTGCCACAAAAAGGCGGTGATGCTGCTCGCCGGCTGCTCGATCGATCGCCTTCACCAGGTCGTCGTAGTAGGCGAGCCCCCCGGGCTCGACGGCAGCGAGCGCGAGCGCGAGCGACTCCGTGACCGCGTTGCGGATGTCGACTGTGTCCGGCGTCAGCACGATGTAGGGGTCGAGGTCTTGCAACACGGGGCCTTCGACGAACACGCCGTGCAGGCCGGCTGGCTTGAGCGCGGTCAAGGACGCCTCGACCGTGGCGATCAGCGCGAGACTTGGGACCGGCGAGTCTCCGGGATCTGTGGGGTCCCACTCCTGTGCGATGACCACGAGCACCGTGCCGATCCCAAAGGCGGCGTCGAAGGCCCACGCCTGCGCCACGCCGGACACGGCGGTTGACCAGACGACGTAGTCGGTCTCGCTGCCACCGCGTGGGGTCGATTGGATCTTGACTAGCGCCCGCTCACCGACCGAGTCGGCGTCCTCGGCATCGAACCCATCGAGGATGCCGTCCTCGCCAAACGTGCCGAGCACGGTCGCGGAAGCATCGAGGCCGACGGGCGGACTCACGAACGTCAGCACGGTGCCCGTCAGCGTGTTGCCAGCCTCTCCAGCCTCGGATGCGGCGACCGTGATGTTGACCTCGCCGCTTGTAATTGCGCCGATGACCGCTGGCGCTTGGACCAGAAACTCTGCGCCGTCGTCTCGGGTGACCACCTGCAGCGCCGGGATCACGGTGCCGTCGACGCCCGTGGCCCTGGCGGGTCCCGTCGCTGCAGTCGCAGCGTTCGGGTTGACGCCGTAGATCGATCCCCACAGCAGCTTGAACGCTGCATCTGCGAGGTCCACGAACATCTGCCGCGCCTGCCATTGGAGGATCCGCAAGTACATGTAGCCGAAGGCCGCGAGGGCAAAGGCGAGCGCTTCGCGGAGACGGCTCCCGAGCGTGCCGTTGACCTCGACTTCAACATCATCGCGGGCGAGTTGACGTAGCTGCTTTAGCGTTGGGACCTGGAACATATCAGCTGCCCCCCTGAGGCAGAACGACTGCGCCTTCGGCCACGTTGCCGTCGGAGCGCAGGATCACCCACCGCATCGTCAGCTCGTTAACGGAGGTCTGCGTGACCATGACGTCGACGCTCGCGGCATGAAGCGGAACAAACGCGGCGCGCAAAGCTGACTCGTAGCGCTCCTCGAGCAGCAAGCGCGTGCTGGCTACGAGCGGTTGGGCGAAGCCTAGCCACCCCCGCGAGCTCGCCCCCTCAGGTCGGCGACACAGCCATTGCTGGTGCCGGCGGGTATCCCCGGGCCGGACCGCGGAGCGCTCGGGCGCGTCCGTGAAGCAGACCGCCAGCACCTCCTCGGTCAACGCGTCGGTCTGCTGTCCAGCGAGCTCATAGACGGGCTTGGGGTTGGAGCTAGTCATACGACTGGGTCGAGGTAACGGATCGTCGTGCCGGGCAGCAGCCGCAGCATCTCAGGCCCCATGGAGTTTAGGTCAATTACGCTGTCCACCGCGCGCTGCAGCACGTCGTCGTTGACGGCATCGAGATCGTCGTACAGCACGGGGATCAGCGAGAACACGTCCGTGGTCGTCTGCACGGTGTGCGTGAGCAGGCGCGGCAGGGCGGCGGCTGTCTCCGCGAGGAACGCCCGCGTGGCCTGCCGCATCACGCGGGCGTGCTGGTACACGTCGCGATCGAGATTGTCCAAGGCGAACAGCGCTTCGAAGGCTGGCTCGAGCGCGTCGGCCACGGCCAGCACGCTGTTGACGGTGGCGAACGAGGTCGACGTGATCGCTAGGCAGACAGCCACGGTGACCGACGACAGGACCAGCGACGTGGCCGCAGCTACTTCGTCGACCTCTTCGAGATCCTCTTCGCTCGGCTCCGAGACTTGGTCGGCTTGCAGCGTGGACGCACCGTCGTTGAAGGTGACCCCGTCGTTGAGCGCGTCGATGAACGTGTCGGAGGCCTTGTCGCTCGCCGGATCCTGGACCGCCGCGGAGCCCAAGTCCGTGTCGCCCTGCGATGCGAGCGAGGGCACGAGCGACAACAGCGAGAGCGCCGCGCCCATGAGCTGCATGGCCAGCGTCTGCGGCGTCAGCAACAGCTGCTCGAGCTGATTCTCCAGCGCGAGGATCGTGCCGACCACGGCGTTGACGGGCTCGAACGCGGCCGCGATCTTCCCCTGCGTCTCGTTGAGCCAGTCGATGCCGGACTGCAGGGTCTCGAGCTGGCCGCCGTAGGGGCCGTTCAGGGTCTGTCGGCGGCCGAAGACCCTGAACGG